TGAAAATACTCTGGGGGCCTCTAAGGAGCTCACCGCGGAGAAGCGCCTGTTATTTGACGAGTGGTTAAAAAGCCTGGATGGCACCGATAGGGCCATCGCCAAGATGCTCCAAGACGGTCTAACACAGGAGGAAATCGGAGAGGCCCTTTCCATGAGTCATCAGGCCATTAGCAAGCGCCTAATACGCCTCAGAATCGATACCCAGAGGCCCTTCTAGCACGCTTGCGGTGCACTCCAAAAATAAATCCCTCCAAGTGGTTGCAAAAACACGATTTGGCACGTACTTGTTTTGCATCTGCGTCACGCGTAGCGGACGCTTTTTCACTCCAGGACTTATTTGACAAAAATCCCTGACATCTCTCGGTCTCTAAAAATCGACGGTTGGATGAACCCCACCGAGCTCACTTGGCTGGCCAATCAGGCCCGCACGCACAGCCGTATCGTGGAAGTAGGCTCCTGGATGGGGCGTTCTACAACTGCGCTGGCCGTGAACACACCCGGAATGGTCTGGGCCATCGACACTTGGGAGGGCTCCGAGGAGTTAAAGCCCCTGCTGGCCGACAAGCCCTCAAACTGGCTATTTGAGACCTTTAAGGCCAATCTGGGGTCCTATTGTGACGTGGTTGTGCCTATGCGTATGACCTCGTTGGAGGGTGCAAAGACCCTGTCCGATAGGAAATTCGACATGATTTTCATAGACGCCTCTCATGACTACGAGAGCGTGCGAGCCGACATAGAGGCCTGGAGGCCCTTGTGTGCATCCGGCGGGCTGTTCTGTGGTCATGACTACGCCACGGCTTGGCCCGGTGTCATGCAGGCCGTAGATGAGTTTTTCCCTAGTATTGTTAAGGCCAAGGACCTCTCCAGGCTCTACGGTCCCAACGACTGGAATAGCAACAGCATTTGGCATACCATCTTGTCCTAGTTCCCTCCCGCAGTGAATCCCTAACACGGTTAAAGGACTCTTTTGACGCACCCTAAATCTGACCATCACGGTTTCCGTGTCTTTTATTGCCTGCTGGGCCCTCAGGGCCTCAACCGACGCGGCGGAGGGGTGTAGGTGCAAGAGTCCGCGAATGCCTATTAAGGACCCAGAGAAGCGTAAAGCCTATCACAAGAGAAGGGAGTTATATACTTGACTTCCTCAAGAAAAGAAAGGACTTAAACCAATGGATTGCGGACTATTCTTTGCAGGACTTATCATCATCATCATTTTTGTAGGTTTAGCCGCTGTGTTTTCTAGCGGAGAGCCGAAAGATATTTGAAGTTAGGAAGTTAAGTATATAATTCCCCAAGAGAAAGAGTCGAGAATTTTACGTGGCTAACAAGGCGGAGTGCAATAAACGTACCTCAAAGCGTTACTGGGAAAACAAGGCCTATCACAATGCCTACACGCGCCAAAAAGACCGTGAGCAAAAGCACGAAGTCTTGTTGCACTACAGCAGTGGGTCGTTTCCTGTGTGCGCCTGCTGCAAAGAGACTCACGAAGAGTTTCTTTCTATTGACCACATAGCCGGAAACGGCAACAAGCACCGTAAGGAAGACCCAAGCGCAGTAAAAATCTATCGTTGGCTCAAAAATCACAACTTTCCCGAGGGCTTCAGGGTTTTATGTATGAATTGTAACCACTCCCTTGGACATTTTGGCTATTGCCCGCACAACCCAAAGGAGAACAATGGAGCTAAGGAACACGAAAGACTTAATCAAGCCCGAGAGTTACAATTGGAAGGTGCTTTTGGTGGCTGATCCCGGAATTGGGAAATCCACTTGGGCTGCCACCGCGCCGGACGTTGGGATAGCAGCTTGTGAACCCGGAGAGGGTTCGGGCACGTTGAGTATTGTTAAAGCCGGAGTGGACTTTGTGGAACCCAAGAGCTTTGCTGACTTCCGGAGTATTTGTTACGACACCTTCGCGCCCTTTCAAAAAAAGCGTACAATCGCTTTGGATAGTTTGTCGTACATGGTAAAATCTTTTATCAAAGAGCACGTGCTTACATCTTTTCCTGCGAAGAATCCACGTGAGGCGATGCGACGCCAAGCCGGAATCCCTAGCGGTTTTGATTTTGGAGAAATAAGCGAGGTTACCAGAAATCTTCTTAATGCGCTGCTTGGGCAAAAGAAGCATATAGTTGTAACAGCATTGGCCAAGTACGAGAAAGATGACAATGGTGTTATCACGCGTATAAAACCAGATTTGCCAGGGGCTCTAGGAGACGCCGCAGCAGCCATGTTCGACAGTTGTATGTATCTAAAAGTACGCAAGCTTCTAAAAGACCCTCGCGACCCTAAGAGTGCGTACATGCAACGGTACTTGATAACGCAAGCCGACTCCGTCCATTTAGCCAAAGACAGAAATAACAGTGGAAAGCCTTTCTTGAGTCAGGAAGAAATTTTCGACAAGGAAACCGGCCAGGGCTCCTTTCCAGACCTTCTAAACAAGATTCTCGCAGGTCATCAAGCCGCGTCTGCGAGTGCAGTTCCCACAGCGGCCACTTCAAGTACTTCAATCTCAATCTAACACACAAAGGAAATGAATGCCACAAATGACAGAAACTGAAACGAACGGCAACGGCAGTACAACGCTCAGCTGGGCCAACCTGAATTTGAACGTGGTTGACACGCAGCCCACGGAGCGCACGGAAGTTCCCGCGGGAAATTATGCCTTTCGATTGGTTGGCGCCAAGCCTAGTCCATATCAGGTCGGCACCACGGACATCGATTTGGTAATCACAGAGGGCCCGCAGTCCAAGCGACATGTTTTCGCCTCTTTGCCCACGCCTGACAAGGGCAAGTGGGTCGTGCAGGCCGCCAGTTTGCTCATCAAGGCCCTCGGTGGAACGCACCAGCCCGGTGAGGAACTTGTAGATACCTTGAACCGCCTAGCCAGCAACGGTGCTGGTAAGTTCACGGCGGACGTTAGCGAAAACCGCTACATCAAGGATGGCGAGGAAAAAGTTGGTCGACCTCGCCTGCAATATTTTTCAATTCAGCCAGCGGCCTAGTACAGGTCCAGCACGGTAGCGCGGCGTAGTCCCAGACGAAGCCGCGTACTTTAAGACAGGAAAGAGTATCTTGCGGGCTGGCAGCCGAGTTCCGCATCTAATTTCTACCTGCCGAACACAGCGGTTGCCAAGGTTCGCGCCGTCCTACTTCATCTGCTTTCGGGACGGCTCGTAAGCAGAGGCGCGAAGTATCCTAGCGCCTTATAAATAAGATACTAGGCTCGGGACTGTGCCTTGCCTAAACAGTCCCAAAATTTTTAGCGCCGTGGCGTGAATAGCGCGCATCCACTGGAGTGAAGTGGGAAATAGTAGACGCGGTAATTATAGTCTCTCACGTGCTCGGAACAACGACCCGAGGACTACCGCTGTCCAACCCTTTTCAAAGCCGTGAGGCAGGGATACAGGGCAGCATGCGAGGTGACAAACGCGAAATCCTCGCCGGCGCAATTTTTAGAAGCACACAGGAGACAGCTTGAGCGAAGAAAAAAACGAACGTCAGCAAACTGAAGAGCTGGCCAATAGGGTAGCCAACCTTGTAACAGGCGAGGCCGTATTCGAGCACGTCTCGAAGGTCCAGCATGAATTGATGCAGGATATCCGCCGGAGCGTGCTGAGGGGCGCCACGGAATCTCTGCTGATGTATCGTGGATTGGTTGCCCGTGCAAGGGATGCCGAGTGGTCCCGGGTGATGGCCGGAATCTGGCTCCCACAGGGCATGGAGGACGCCCAGGTTCCAACGGACCCTTGGCAGTTGCAGGCCGTCATACTGGCTTGGCAGTCGGATCGCGAGCGCCAGCTGGCACAGGAGAAGTACCGCGAGGGCATCCAGGCCACCTATACCGGGGCCTACGTCTCGGGGACTAAATTTGGCTGGGGTTCTTCTAATATGGGCAAACCTCTGGACGAGGCCATCCGAGTTGCTGAGAAACAACGTCCGATTTTGTAACAGGTTTCGTGGCATGTCGTATTGCACAGTTACTTCGGTTCGACCCCAAACCCCCTCCGGGGGGTAGCGCAGGGTATGCGCACAGGGCTCAAAAGGCCCTGTAGACTGTGTGAGCTCGTTACTGCCACGAGAATTTGAGTTCCCCTAGACCCTCCAAGCCCTCGGGCCGAGGGGACATTCTAGGGGCGCCCGGGCGCAATCTTGCCGGCAATGCTAGCTTATACCGGCTGAGGAACCTGCGATAAGAGGACCAGAAGGTCGTACACCCCGTCGGTCCACTTTTTAGAAACAGGAGTTTGATTGCCTAAGACCGTTAGTGAAACTCCAGGCTGTGCCGGATGTCCCATGGCGCGGCTCTTCCCGAATTCCAACTTTGTTCCGGCCCATTTGGTTGCTGGTAGCCGCCTGTGTGTGGGCGAGGCGCCCGGTGAACTTGAGGCCGAGCGCTCCGAGCCCTTCGTGGGCACGAGCGGTGGCTGGCTGTTCGGAAAAGAGGGTGAAAATGGCAAGCGTTCAGGAGGTTTATACCGCGCTGCTGGAGTCGAAGGCGCAACCGTTTCGAAGTGCAACGTATTGGGTTGTAGGCCCCCTGGTAATATTTTTCCTACTGATCCTGATGCACGAGATTACATATCGAAGGAAGAGGCGGAAGCCGCACTAAAACAATGCTGGAACAACCATGTTAAGCCCGTTCTCACTGGTCGTAATTGGACTCGGATTGATTGCTTTGGCGATAAGAGCCTTATTGCGCTCACCGGAAAAACTGGAATCATGCGATGGCGCGGTTCTCCCCTCGCAGTTCCCGCGTGCGGTCCGGAGCCCCTTACAGTCCCGACGTTGCACCCGGCCTATATCGCCCGCGACCAAAGCTACATCCCAGCGGTTGTCAAAGACCTCTCGAAAACGCTAGACCTCGCTCCGGAACACTACAACACCACTCCAACTTTGGAGGACGTGAGGGCCTTTCAGTTCAGGGAATTCGCGACGGACATAGAAACGGTCCGTACCACCGGCGAAATTACCATGGTGGGTCTGTGCGGCCAAAAGTACACCGGATTAAGTGTGCCCCCAAAGGGCGTCTATCTAACTGAGCTCAAGCGTATTTTTGCCAACGCCACGGACATTGTAACTTGGAATGGTGAGCAGTTCGATTTGCCCCGTCTCAAGGCCATCGGCATAGAGCCTCCCAAGGACTTCCATTCGTGGGATGGCATGCTTATGGAACATTTGTGCTTCCCTGATATGCCTCATGGCTTGGGCTTCGTTGGAAGCTTCCTGCTTAATAAGACCGCTTGGAAGCATCTATCCGGCGACGATGAAACCCTCTACAACATAAGGGACTGTGACGCGACCTTTCAAATTTACCAGCAACTGCGGCCAATGCTCCGGAATGAGGGACTCTTGGATTTGTACCAGAATGTCCAAGTGCCCTTGGCCCGTATCTGCCATCTGCTGCACGAAACCGGATTCCGAATCGATCCCGCCCGTCTCAAAACTGTTCGGGCAGACTTGGAGCACAAGTCAAAAGAGCTGGAGAACGAACTTCCAGCGGAATTACAGACCCAGGAGGTCCCGATACGCAAACGCGTTTTGGCGCCTCCTGGAACTCTGTCCGAGCGCACAAAAAAGCCCCTCAAATATGTGATGACGGACTCCACCGAGAGTGTTACGCCTTGGAAGAGCTCTGAGGTTCTGAAGGATTACTTATATGCGAAAGCGAAGCTCCCAGTACAAACGCATGCGAAGACGAATGAACCGACTGTTGACAAGGTCGCCCTTCCCAAGCTCATCCGGGCGGCTTCCCGAAAAGCCTACGAACAGGAAGTCGGACTCGACAAAGCCCTCGAAGTCCTCAAGGCCCTGCGAGTCCTGCAACAGCTAAGACAGATTGCCAGCTTGCTAAGCACTTTCGTGAAGGAGAGCTGGGAGGACAGCGGTGTCGAGCGCATTCATGCCTCATTTAATGTTCATGGAACTGCCTCGGGGCGACTATCGAGTAGCGGACCCAATCTTCAAAATCTTCCTGCAAGTGCTCGCTATATTTACGTTCCCAGTCACAACGATTGGGTTATCGTAAGTTCGGACTTTGCTTCCCTGGAGAACCGCCTAACGGCGTTGTTGTCTAATGACTACGAACGCCTAGATAGGTTGGCACAACCTGGTTATTCCGAGCATAAATACAATGCCAGCACCCTATTTGATATTCCCTACGATGAAGTCGTAAAAGATTCCGCAGGAGACAGTCCATACACAAAGGCCAAGAAGGTCACCCACGGCTTGAACTACGCTGAGGGGGCTATGAAGATAGCCAAGATTAACGACTTGCCCTACGCCGAGGTAAAAGTTCTGGTGGACAAATGGAAGGCTGCCAATCCCAAAACCATCGCTTGGCAGAACGAAACCGCAGCCCGAGCCAAAGCCGACGGCTATCTAACAAATCCCTTCGGGCGCAAGCGTTTTTTCTACACTTCCAGCGCCCATACTGAGTCGATTTCTTTCCTCCCTCAAAGTTGCGGCGCCGAGATTCTTATCCGTTGCATGATTGCCCTGATGTACGACAGAATCGGTTGGCCTGAATCTGAGGTTCAAAAGGTGGTTCAGGTTTATCATCCTCTACCGCATCCGGCTCGTCTGTTGGTAACTGTGCACGATAGTTTTGTTTTGGAGACCCCCCTGAATATGGTGGATGAGGTAAAGACCGTTTTAGAGAAGGTTCTTACGCAGCCTTGGAAAGAGTTTGGAGGCTACAGTTTTCCTGTTGAAACAGGTGTGGGGGGAAGTTGGGGCGAGGCGAAATGAGAAAAACCGTAGTCAGATGTGATAGATGTGCTAAAGACATACCTGAGTTTTGTGAACAATGTCGTTTAAGTCTGGAGGGACTGTCTCTTGATGTGGACAAAGAGCTGTGTCAAGACTGTTCCAAGGCTCTTCTAAGGTTTTTAAGGAAAACAATTGAATAAATACGGTGAAGTCTTGTATAACGTGCTCACTGATGAACCCTGCATAGTGCTGCGGGAATTCAGGTACCTAACCTTGGTGCACAGGCCCATAATGGGCCAGGATGGAATTCGCTATAGGTTGGGTATCTTTCCAAGTTGTGAGCTTGAAACTCTCCAAGAACAAACTCAGCGCACTCTCGCAACAATAAAGGCCCGGAACGCCATCGCTGCAGAGGAGATGGACGTGGCCGATGGGCCTCTGGCCATGCCGGCGGGCCTGAGTTTCAAGAAGATGAACTAGATGCACGACATCAAGGACATGCGGTTAAGGCCCGAGCGCTATCGCGAGAACCAACTGGCACGGGGTCTGAATTCGGACATTGTTACTCAAATCCTGGACGTTGATATTCAGCGCCGGGAAGCCGAAACCGAAGTACAAAATCTCCGGGCCATTAAAAAACTGGAATCCGAGATTTACTACTTGGACGCCCAGATACGGTCCAATACGTTACGGATAGCCCAACTGGAGGAACAGCTCTGTGAAATGGTCGGGCAATAACAACTACGCCACCCCGGATTACCTGTTCCAAGCCCTCAACACGGAGTTCGATTTCGACTTGGACCCCTGTCCCCTGAACTCCCAATTCGATCCCGAGAAGGACTCGGATGGTCTGAAGTTGGATTGGACCGACAAAAGAGTCTTTGTAAATCCGCCTTGGTCCGATATTGGGCCTTGGGTCCTAAAAGGCCTATCAAGCGGGGCTCGCGTGGTGGTCTACGTGGTTCCGGCCCGCACGGACACGGAATGGTTCCACGTGCTAAAGCAACATGGTGCGGAGTTGCGCCTATTCAGAAAGCGTGTGCACTTTATTCGAGAGGGCCTGAGTGCCAATCCCACAGACGGAACGCTTGTAGCAATCATTTATCCCAAAAGAGAGGCTTAGTGCCAACTGCGGCTTGGTTACGAGAACGTTACAAGCGAAACAAAGCCGCTGGAATATGCCCGACCTGTATAAGAAATAAGGTTCCTGCGGGTAGGGTGACATGTAAAGATTGTGAAGAGAAAAATAAAAAACATAAACAGAGGTTCTTCGGAAGGCACAGAGTGGCCGATAAGAAATACTACAACAAACTTCGAGATGCTGCTTTTGATAAGCTAGGAAATAGGTGCGCGAATCCCAACTGTAGATGGCTAAACGAGGATGGTACATTTGGATGCACTGATAAGGACATGCTGCAAATCGATCATGTCGACGGCGGAGGTGTACAAGAACATAAAGCTCTAAAGTATAACCATTCTCGTTTCCATAAGAAAGTTATTGCCGACACAACCGGAAAATACCAGCTGCTGTGCGCAAACTGTAATTGGAAGAAACGCAAAACAAAAGATGAGCAACCGCGTAATTTACAGAAACCCTCTAACTTGGGCATGGAGGTCTTGAGTGGCCCTGTCTCTGGCGGACTTCTTGAAACTGGAGTATAAACCCGGGGCGCACGTGATAGGCAGAGGGGTACTCCCCTGCGGCGGGAAACTTTTTATGGCCGGGAGTCCAAAAACCAACAAGTCCTTTATTATGTTGAATATAATGCTTGACATCGCCCGCGGCAGACGATTGTTCGACGCCTCCTATGCTTCCGGCGTACCTGTACTGCCCGTTCCGCAACCTAGAAGGGTTTTGTATCTGGAAATGGAGATGGGCGAACAGGGTCTATTGGAGCGACTAAGAGGCAAAGAAGGCTTGCCGGGGCTGACGGCAGGTGTGGAACCCGAAGGACTCCCGTTCTTTATTCAATCCAGAGATACGGCCATGCGTCTGGATACAGCAGAAGGACGAGATTACATAAACTGCTTGATTAAGGATATCAAACCCGAGGTGATCGTGTTCGATCCCTTTGCTAAGTTCAACCTAAGCAATGAAAATGATAGCCAGGAAATGGGCGCACTCATGCGAGTAGCGGATCATATAATCGAGGACCACAAAACCGCCGTGATGTTCATTCACCACATTGGTAAACAAGACCCTGATCCGGCCAAGCAGAAGCGTGGTGGTGACCGCATGCGCGGTAGCAGTGCGCTTTATGGAGATTTGGACACGCTCCTGGAGGTTACTAGGCTTAGTAGCGAACACACACCCGAACCCGTTCTGAAACTATCCTTTGAACTGCGGCGGGGGGAGCCTATTGAGGATTTGTTCGTACGCCGCTTGCGTAACGGAACGATACAGTGGTTGGGAGAGTCCTTTACGTTTGGAGGGCCTACCGAAAAAGCCACTGGATGGCCGAAAGGAAAGTACAAAGACCTATGAACGTAAAATTCTACGATTTACTCATCCGGGATGCCACGGCCACTGCACTGGCGCCCTTCAGCAAGGACTACCACATCACATATGCTGCGCCCTTTGAGGGTCTTGTGAGGGTCTACGCCATCAGAAAAACCCCCGAGGCTACCGACACAGTAGAAATTTTTGTCAGGCCCACGGATGGCAAACTTTTGTTTGTCTGCAGTGATGAGGGCACTCGATGAAACTCAAAATCGGGGATTGCGTAGAGGTCATCTGGGAAGATGCTTGTGGCGGTCGGGGCTGGTGTGCACCCTATGAGGAGGGCGTGGAGGTTGTGAGTGCCGGTATATTGGTTCGAAACACAAAACGGGGAATCTGTTTGGCCTCGGGCATCGACAATGAGGATAAAGAACTGGAGAAGGTCTTGTTGCCGAGTTTCATTCCACGCGGAATGGTAAAACGCGTTCGGAAGCTCCGTTGAACAACGCCTATCTTAAGCGAACTTACGGCATAACACTGGAGGAGTGGACGGCCATCGGCGACTTTCAGAACTGGTTGTGTGCGGCTTGTAAGCGGCCCCTTCGCCGCGGCTCAAAACAGGGCCTCCGCGTGGAAACCGACCACGACCACAGGATAAAAGACAAAAGGCGCTCAGTACGGGGCCTGCTCTGTGGCGGCCGGCACTATGGCTGTAACCGCCGACTGGGTCGTGTGGACAACATTTCTTGGCTTCAGAATATGGTTGAGTATCTAAAAAATCCCCCTGCGCAGCAGGTCCTAAAGGAAATAGATGGCAAACAAAAGTAACGAAGTTCGAGTGCTCACGTTCGATATAGAAACGCTCGGGGTAGGCGCCCTGCACGCCGATCAGGGCATGATTGTCACCTTGTGCTATAAATGGGCTGACGATCCCAAAGTTTATGACATCACGGTTTCAGAAAAGGAACTGTTGGCCCTAGACGACCGGAGCGTGCTGGAACGCGCCGCCGCTGTGTTCGAGAAGGCCGACATATTGGTGGGGCACTTTGCCGCGGTTTTCGATCGCCGTTTTATAAACGGGCGCTTGCTTTTTCATGACTTACCCCCGCTGCCCAATTCTAAAATCCGCGATACCTGCTTGATTGCACGCAGTGTGGCCAAGTACAAGTCCAATAGTCTGGACAACTTGGGCCGAGTGCTCAAGCTAAAGAACAAAAAGAGCAACAAGGGCCTGCGGTTTCCGGAATCCTGGATGGACTTGTTGCGCGGAGATTTGAGCGTTTTGGACCGAATGGTCGACTATTGCCGTCAGGATGTTCGAACCACCGAGGAACTTTACTTTAGACTCCGGCCTTTCGACAACGCGCACACCCGTTTGGTGATGGACCGTTCGAAATGCGGTGTGTGCGGTGGAGCTGTGGAATATCGGGGCTTTGCCTACGTCAACAATAAGCAGTACCGGCGTTTTGTTTGCAAAAGCTGCAGGAGATGGGGTCGGGCTACGCGTGCAGAGAAAACAGATAACTGATTGTCCGTATACAGACCGTCCTTACTATTGCAGAGGCCGTTGCAAAAACTGCTACCAAGTATGGCGGCATTGGGAGGCTCCCGGGGTGCGCGAGAAGCACAACGCCTACCACAAAGCCTACAACAAGAAATACAGTGAAGCACGGTGTGCGCAAAACCGGGCACTGCTTTACAAGCGCAAATACGCCATAACCGTTGAAGACTACGACAAGATGTTGATTGCACAAGCCGGAGTTTGCGCCATTTGTAAGCGTACCAACATAAAAACCCGGTTGGCCGTCGATCACAACCACGATACCGGACAGGTGCGGGAACTGTTGTGCACTCGCTGCAATCCGGCTTTGGGTTGGTTTGAAAAGAATCGTACCGTTATCTTAGAATATCTTGATAGATGGGGTCGCGAGACCAAGGTTTACAAGGAGAAGGAATAAAATGCTTAGTAACAAACGTCGTAGGCAATACCCCATTGGGGGTTTGACGAACGTCACGTTGCTGCTGGATGCCAGTGGTAGCATGGATGTGCGCCGGGATGAGACCATCCGAGAGGTTAACAACTATCTGGACAGGCTCCGAGAAGACGGACAGCGGTATAAAATTACCGTGGCGGTCTTCAATGAACGGACGGACTTTCTAATATCCCGAAAGGACATCCGGGATGTTGGTCAATTGGAACACTCAGAGTATCGTCCGGAGGGTTGGACGAGGTTATTGGACTCTGTGGGTCTGTTGCTGGAATCCTTTCGATATTCTGATAGCCATTATAGGAATTTAGTAGTCGTAATTACAGATGGCCAAGAGAACCGCAGTCGGGACTACTCCCTGCAACAGGTCCGCCGTCTTATCGACGAGAGGCGTTCGGAGAACTTTCAGTTTGTTTTCTTGGGTTCCGGGCCTGATAGCTGGAGCGTTGGACAAAACCTTGGCTTCAACTTCTCTGTGGCAACCGATTACAACAACCCCTTCAACATTCCTAACATCTACAAGAGCCTATATAACGCAACCAATAGTTATGCCTCTGGTCAGGCCTTGGCCAGCTGCAATTTCATCACGAGCTCCACAAGCGCCCTCAACACCACGCCGGACGATTCCAAGCCCTAGATGGCCTATCGGAAGAACAGCCAGAATCCCATGCGGGGCCGCCGTCTTGAGCTGTATGGCCTCATCATGGCCGCCGAAAGGCGGGAGTTGTACGTGAGCCCGGAGAGGCTTGAATGGATTCTCCGCCATTACCCCCCGGAATTGAACGGCGAGCCCGTTTTAGTAAAAGAAGAAACGTGAACCGACAAGAGCTCCAATTCGCCTTTAGCATCATCCGCACAATCGGAGCGCTTATAACTTCGGCGGCCAATTTGTATTTTATCTGGAGGATTTTACATACAGGTGGGCACCAATGAAAGTTCTTGACCCGGGCCATTTCTACCTACTAAACGAACTGGACTATAACGACCGCAAGGAGTCCTTGCTAACACTTCAATTTGTGAAGCGAGAGGGCCCCAAGTACCCCGGAAATGTGGGACACTATTCCGGCACGACTCTTCAAGAGGTCCTGCGGGCCTGTTGCGACAGACTTCGGTATGTGTACAAGCAAGTGCCCGCTGTAGAAGACCTGTTGGCGCTTGACCACCTAAAAGAAGCCCTGTGGCAACTAGAGACCCGAGCGGCCAAACGTCATGGCCGTTGTGCGGACATGTCTCTAGATGAGGCCGAATTCGGCCCCTGTTGTCCCAAGTGCAACCACGTGGGCTGCAAAGGAGAATGTCACTAATGTTTCTAACAATCGCAGCCATAACACTGGGTCTGAGTGCCTTCTACGATGGTCTCAGTACGGTGCACTTCCTCAAAAAGCCCGGCTATGTGGAGGCCAATCCCCTTCTGGGTCCCAGGCCCAGCACATTACGAATATTTGGCGAGGGCTCGGCCCTTATCGCCGGGGAAATACTCGTGGCCTTCTTGATTAGCCACTTCAACCATGATGCCGGATTGGTTATGGGCGTGGGGGGTTTTGTTCAATCCGCAGCGCACCTGTATTTTGGAACACGCAACTGGAGGCTCTGAAAGATGCCATTCATTACGATAACGCGGGCCCTGCCCGGGGGCAATTTGGACTGCTTGGTGAATACCGAGCACGTGGTTTGGGTTCAGGCCGTGCCCAAGGCCCAGTGGGGCGGGCCGCAGAGCTATCTCTGTATGCTGGCCGGTGAGGTTCTGGAGGCCAACGAGACGTACGCGGATGTTGTTAAGATGTTTGGGAGCTGATATGGTGATAATGAAGCTTACGCAGTCCTCTACAAACGAAATAGAAGAGGCCAAAAGAGTCGAGTTGGATGTGTTACCGGACGCAGTGGCCTTAACGCTGTCCTGTGAGGCCAGCGCCTTGGGGACCATTGATGAGCGCTTTTTGGAGTTCGTGGTCAAGGGTAAAAACCCCAAAGAGGAATTTCGTATGACCTTTGATAAGCGCGAGTTGGGCCTCTTAACGGATTTGATAGAAAAGTTGGATAAACATTACTTCCAACAAGACCTAGAGAAAGGAACACAACAGTGTCCATGAGAAAACTTGGGGTGGACCTTTGACGGTGTGGTGTTCGATTTCGTGGGGGCTTTCTACAGAATCGCCAATCCCATGTTCGGTACCAATCACTCCGGACCGCAGTTAACCTGGGACTTCGAGGACGAATATTCGCCCGAACAGGTGGACAAGGTCTGGGACGAAATCCGGCGCATCAAGAATTTCTGGATGACGCTCAAGCCCATGCCCGCCACGAGGGACTTGCAGTACATGCATAAACGGGCGGAATTTTTCTTCATAACCAGCCGGGTGCCCACAGCTGGCATGACGCCCCGCGAGCAGGCCTGTTGGGCCCTCAGGAACTGGTTTGGCATCACCTACCCCACTGTCATAGTTGTTGACAAACCGGGCCAGAAGGCCGCCATTGCCCAGGCTCTGGAGTTATCGTCGTTTATAGATGACAAAAGGGCCACCATAATTGATATGCACGAAGCTGGCATCAAGAGCTATGCCCATCTGGCGCCCTACAATAGCGCTAGCCCGTTCCCGGATGGCGTGCATATTGTTGAAAATTTGGATGAATATTTGACGGAGGAATTGACAATTGGCCAAATTGCCCACGGATAAACAGGCCCGTAAGGAAATGCCCATTGGAAGCGGCGTCTTGGGGTACTTCCCGGATGCCATTGCCGCTGTGGCCCACGTCAGCTATATAGGAAATCAGCAGCACAATCCCGGCCAGCCCCTGCACTGGGCCCGCGAGAAAAGCACGGATCACGCCGATTGCATAATCCGGCACTTTATGGAACGCGGTACGCTGGATGAGGATGGCACGAGGCATTCAGCAAAAATGGCCTGGAGATGTCTGGCCCTCCTGCAACTTGAGATAGAAGCCGCCGAATGCCAGGTTCCGACTGGGCCACCACATTTGGATACTAAGAGGTCTGAAAATGAACTGGCTGGACCGATTGCTGATGCTACTGGAAATTCTCATCCTCTTGAAGATGCTCCGGATGGACACAATCAACTCCAAGGCCATCCAGCAGTTCCTTCAGAGTCGCACGGATTGGTACAGCCGAAGGGCCCAGCTCAAGAACAACCCCTCCCAGCCGGCCGCGGCAGAGCCCTCACAACCAACTGGTCCCGCTGAAAATGGCCCGGAAAATGCAACAGCCCCGGCGACTGAACCGGGGCTGAATGAAACTGTAGTTGTAATGCAGGAGGCTTCAAACGAACAAATCGAGAATCAGTAGATGTTGAGTCTGGGTTTCCTCGCGTTAGTGAGTATGGCCATCTATTTCCTTATTTCACCGACTGGAAAGCCTCGGCATTCGGGGCAGGTGCGGCCCAGAAGGCCCCGACCTCCGCGTTGATCCGTCGGAAGTTTCCTCTTTTTCCTTAACACCTGCCACGGCCTCAAGTATGCCTGCGAAAGTTTCCCAGGCAATACTGGGGCCGTTTTTTTGCTCATAGGCCTTGCGCATGAGCGCCATGATGGGCCTCTGGGCCACGATGGGCGACAGACTCCGAACGAGACCCTGCATGACTCCAGAGGGCTGTTTGTCCTTGAGAAACTTGGGCGTGCCGGCCTTCTGGCCTTCGGCAAACACGGCCCTGGGCAACAGGGCTCCACGAGAGGCCAGGAAGGCGCTGGGGTCCGTGGCGGCGAAGATGGCATCCGTCAGCACGGAGCGCATGCTGAATTCATGCCCGCGGACGTGCCATGTGAAGAAGTCCTTGGGGTGCCATTTGGCGTCGCCATCGTTGCTGATGGCGTTCAGAACTCGGGCCGTGCCGTACATGTACAATCCAAGGCGCATGAGGGCCATGGCCTGTTGACGGCCACCTGGCCTAAAGGCACTCCCCACGAATCTTGCCCGACTCTCTAGAAAGTCCGGAGCTAGGGCCGTCAAGCGGAACAAATCCTGCATAAACTTTGTCCGACCGGTGAACAGTCGGTTCTGCATTCCGTAGGCGTTGTTGATTTGCTGAGCCGTCATCTCATAGATGCGGTCCTCGGAGTAGCCCTTTTTGCCGTAGATTTCCAGATTCTCGTGCACCTGCTTTTTGAAGGTCTCGATTTTGAGGCCGGGGATGAATTTGCCAAACAGGTGATTTTCGAAATCCTTCTCGAAGCCCTTGACGCCCTTGATGCCTTCCATGGCGTCGGCGTTATCGTAGTCGAACAATTGCAGGCCGCTTCGCAGACCGCGCTTTACAACGGGGTCGTTTAGAGAGGCCCGGGCCGTTTGACCGTTCCAGATGTCCTTCTTGAAGGGGTTTATGCCATGCCCGATGCTGTGCAGGCCCTCTTGGCTGTAGTGGAAACCGCTGGGCAGAACCTTTAGAAGCAGGCGCTTGGAAGCTGCCGTAACGGCCAGCGCAGTTTGCGTGACCTTGTTTGTTCTGAACTGTGAGGCCTCGTAGATGTTCTTGAGGTGGTCGTAGATGGCCGGATGCGCATAGAGGTCGGCCTTGTAGAAGACCGGCTTGCCGTCCGGGCCCTTACCAACGTAAACCGTCTGTTTAAAATCTGGGTGGTCGACGTGCTTGTAGTCGCTCACGTCCAGCCGGGCCTTATCGTTTTCCGTTAGGGTCTTTTCGTTGTACTTGATGCCCAGGGCCTCTAATGTGCTTACGTCGGCTATTGGACCTGAAGGGCCCCGATTATCTCGGAACATGTAGGAGTCCGCAAGGCCTTTTTTGAGTTCGGGTTTGGCATCGAGCATCTCTTTGATTTGTGGGTATTTGCTGTACTCGGCCGGCAAAATGGGCTGGATGGTGTTGTAGCCCGGGACCAGTGCGGGCCTGTTGTCTTCTTGCGAAACGCCATTGAGTTCCTTGATGAAGGCCCGGCTGGCGATGCTCTGCGTGCTCCGGCGGTGATAATCCCAGAAGGCGCGGTCGATGCCCAGCTGGTATTTGATGCCCTTCTGGGCACCATCGAGCATGGTTTCGTGGATGCGCTGTTTGGCGTACTTGAAGTTGGTGTCAAAGACGCCCGCACGCAATTCGCTCATGAACTTCTGCCCCGGTACGCTTTCGGGGTCGACGATATGCGGGACGTAGTTTTCGAGCATGTGCCTCAGAGCGCCTATGCGGCTGAGCATCTGGCCCTGTTCCTCGAAAAATTGCGAGTATGCCTTCGCGGCGCCCAGCTCCTCAGGCGTGAGATTCTGGGCCACATGCGCGGCCTTGCGCAAGCGGGCGTCCAACTTCTCGTTAGAGGCTGCCTTGGCCAGCAGGTCCTTGTCGAAGTTGGTGTCCATGGCCAGATGTAGGGCATCCAATACGTGCTGGGGATGGGCCTTGCGCATGTTCACGACGACGGCGTGGGCGTCAGCCGCTGCGGTCTGATAGGCCTCGTTGTAATGGCCTAGGGCCTTCTTGAAGCCCACATTGGGATCGGTGTTGCCTTTCATGGCGTCCCGGAGTTTGATACCGGATTTTTCGCCATTCCAGTACCAGCTGGCCATGGTCTTCAGATTCACTCGGGCGTTCAGGAGGGCCTGCTTTACACGGCCCGGACCTGTTGAGGGCTGCGCTTTGATGGCCTCGTTGGCCATCTTCAGGCGCTCGTCCACGGTGCCCTTGGGCAGACTTCGGACGAAGCCCTCCAGTTTCTGGGCGATTTGATGGGGCTTGTTTTGCTCCACGGCGTCCCGGAGTTCTTGGGCCTGCTTCTCCCTGGCGGTCTTGCGCTCCGCCGCTTCGGTGGCCTTCTTGCCAAAGGGCCGCACAAATCCGGCCTGACTTCCGCCAATCTGCCGGAGGGGTTGCTTGAGGACATCGCGCATGGCCGAGGGGATGTCCATGCTGTGTACGGTGGCGGACGTTGCTTCAGCTCCGCCAGGCGACACATGTGCCTTAACCATGTCCGTGGTGTCCAGAGTGCTCTGCCCGACCTTGGCGCCCCACTTCTTGCCATACCGTTCCATAAATTGCGGAATCATCTTGTCGTAGAGTTGGAGGTGGTGTTCGCCGCCTTTGGCAAAATCCTTGGCTTCAATATAAGCTCTAGAGGGCTTCTGTTGGTCGGCGCCCCTGTAGGCCTCCAGTAGTTTCTGGGCGTTTTCCCGGCCTACGTACTCGTGCAATTTGGAAAGGTCTATGTTTCGTTCTAGAGTGTTGTAGGGATTGTAGGCCTCGGCATTCCCCGGTGTACGGCCGACCAAGTGCACGTGGCCGTCTCGGTCTTCCTCTAGACCAATGCGGTCGAAACGCTTTCGGAGACTGTATCGGGCGGCCTGTTGCTCGCCCGTGGTCCATGCGACCTTGTCATAGCCCTTGTTTGCGGCCTCCTTGAGCACGTGCTTCATGGCCAGTTCGAGCCAGTGGCCCTCGGTGAACGGCATATCCGGAGCACCGATCCCGGCTCCGCGGGGGTTACCGAACCAGGCCGCCTCACCGCCTTTTTTCTGCTGTTCTCGGAGCTCACGAGCCCAATCGCTCTGAACCTCTTCTATGAAGAGCGTCTTCTTGCCAGAGGCATCCACGCGGTCCTTGAGGCGCAGGTGCGCCACGACGTTGGGCTCGTCGAAGTGCGGACCATGGTAAACGTCCTTGGCCTCGGCACCCTCTCCGATCTTCTCGCCCTTCATACCTTCAGAGGGGATTCTAAGCAGCACCTCCCGGTAGTTGTCGCCGCCGGGCATGCTATAGCTTTCGTAGCGCGGGCCATTAGCACCCCCTTGCATTTCCGGACTATCCCGGAAGGTCTCAAAATTGTAGGCCTGTATGTTGTGCTGGTCCATTTTTTCAAAGAGCTTGTCCAACTCGGCAATGGAGATGTGTTTGCCCTTAGTCAGGGCAATATCCTCCACGTCGTTTCGGAGCTGCTTTAGCTCTTGTTCCCTAGCGTAGGCCGATCCACCGCGGTCCTCTGGTAGCTCGGAATGCCTGTGTATCAGTGCAGCAGCGTTGTTGTCCGAAATGCCCAAGGCATCTTTTAGAGCGTTCTTGGTTTCCTCAAAGCCCTGCGCAAGTTTGTTGGAATATTCACGAAGTTTTTCTTGGTGCGCTGTGGCTGCGGCCTTATCGAACTTCTTTTCAGTCACCTCAACCCGGGGATTCTTCTCCTTCAGATAATCCAGCACTTCCTTCCTTGTGACCTGCCGGCCCTCTTTCTGGGCCTTCAGCAAGTAGCTGTCCACATCGGACCACTTGAGTTCGTTCTTAGACACACCTGCATTCGCGAGCATCCCACCGATGTCCTTAGGCGAGGCCTTGGCATCCGGTCCGCCGGGCCAATTCTCCCGTACGACCCTCTCGGACATGCTGTAGAAGGGGCCCTTCTCTTCGCGTTCGCGCTCCTCGCGGATGCGCTTCGCGGCCTCTAGACCACGGCCCCGCTCCTTACCGATATCAAAGGAACCCTTCTCGCCCGTTGGCCCTTCGCCGCGGGCGATTTTTTTTGCCTCCGAGACGGCTGCTTTCCTGATGTCAATCTGTTGTTCGGCCGGGGCCTTCTTGGCATCCGCAAGGCCCTTGGCCAGCGCTCGCAGTGAGCGCTCAAGGCGCTTGGCCGCAACATCGGGCATGATAGAGCCCCTTTGCATGGCCTCAAAAATCGGACGAGCCAGGTGTTCGGCTGCGGGCCCGAAGGTCTTGGCAGCACTTCCACTCGGAAGGGCCTTGTTGATATACTCCATCGCAGTCGGGTCAATGCCCCACTTTAAAGCGCCGGTTTCCTTATCGCGAGCTTCAGCGAACTCATTCAAGTAGGCATGCAGGTCCGCAACGGGGTCCTCTGGAGCGGGTCCTGTGGGCTCGCCCGCGGTCATGCGTTCGCCAGCGGGCTTCTGGAATGCACCCGAGGCCTTAAGGAGGCCCTGGCCCTCGATGGTTTCCTTGGTGCCCTCGGCCGCACCGGGCGCGTTGGGCCCGATTTGGCGCTGCAAGTCCGTGATGAGCTTGCGCAGATCCGAAGCGCCCTTTTGTTCCGCGCTGGAGCCGAACTTCTTGGAGCCCTTGCCCGTTTTATCAAACTCCGTCTCAACGGATTTATTAATCAGGTTCTTGAGGTGTTCTTGGGCCTGCTTAAGATCATCTATGAGCTCGGCCTTGGTTCGGGTTCCGGCCTGCGGAGCCTCCACGACCTCGGGCTGCGTCCGCACAGGTATGGGCTTGCCCGTCCGGGGATCGGGCTCATAACGCGTAACATCTGCCACCGTTTTCCCGGGCTTGGGCTGCTTATAGTCAATGGGTTTCTCGCCCGTCGAATGGCTTAAGGCCTTTGCAGCCACCTCCAGAGCGGGCAGGTGTTCCTCAACGTATCGGCTACGCTCCAAGCCCAAATTACGCACCCGGGCCTTGATTTGATCGAGGGTTTCTGTGACGGGTTTGCCGTCTTTGTCTTTGTAGGTGCGCTCGAATTCGCCCCGCTCTTCCATGGCTCGAATATTGCGCATGGCCAATTTCATCTTGGCGGCAGTCTCTTCGAGTTTGGAACTGATGGTCTGCAGGCGTTGTTCCAAGTTGGTGCGGTCTTCGCCAACAGGCACACCTTGGACGTGCTGGGCAATCCGGCCTAGTTGCTCCCGAATCGAATCGGCTTTGCTCTGCCCCCGTTGTGCCTCCTCGGCTGGCACTGAGGGCCTGACTGGCAGGACAGGCTCTTTGGGCACAAAAAGGCGTTGGTCCGCCATGGCCAAGGCACTAGTTACGGCGGCATGTCCGGCTTTGTCATCACCCGCGCGGAATCTCTGGCGGGCCTCAAAGACCTTGGCCAGAAAATCGTGTTGGCCCTCGGCATCCAGCAGGCCCTTGCCGTATCTCTCCAAGCGGTCCACAAAGGCCGGCGTGTAGTCCTTGGGGTCAACGGCCCTTAGGGCCTGTACTTCATTCAGGCGCTCGGCATGTTTGGCCCGATCTTGGGCGTATTCGCCTTCAATTTTAGAGGTCTTTTCGGCGTGCTTCTTGAGAGCCTCAGGCGAGGCCTCACGGGGAGCCCGTGCTGCAGCTCGCCTAAGAGTGTCGGGAGACGAGGTTTCGGATTTTGTCGGTGTAGCGGGGCTGGCCTTGGTTTCTAGTAGGCTGTCTCGGAGGTCCTTGGCCCGCTGGATCACCTCGGAATCGCCCGAAGCCTTGGCGCGCTCAAAGAGCTCCTCGGCCTTTTCTAAGGCACTGGGCTCTTTTTCGGCTGGCTTGGGGGCTTTTGTACGTTCTCGCAGCTCAGGCGGCGCCAAAATGTCCACATCCGGATGCTGATTGGGGTCTTTGTAGCGGTCGATGAATTCCAGTTTTTGTTGGGCCGAGAGCTTATCGTAGACCTCCTTGACGTGGGGCATGTTCTGGATGTCGTGCATGACATCCTCGTCGCTGAGCGTCTTGGCGGGCTCGGCCGGCTGTTTGGGCGCTGGGCCTTTAAAACGTGCTACATCCAATGGGCCGTCTTGACGGTCCGCGCGACCTTGGGCTGCATTCTTTTCGGAAAGTTCTCGGGTTTTGTTGGTAAAACCGCCCTTGGTCTCTGTTGGCTCTTCGGCCTTGGGCGCTGGCAACTGTCGCTCGGCCTTGGGCTCAGACAGGCCCTCACGGACCAAGCCCTGTAAGGCCTTGCCGTACTTCTTGGCCGCATCTACGATGGCGTCTTTGCCTTTGTTCTTGGCAATACTCTCCAGAACCTCTTTGGCCGCTTGTTCGCGCTCGGGCGTTTCACCAATCTTGTCATGCAACCGGCTAAGGGCCTCCACGGCTTCCTTGGGCAGTAGTTCCTTAATTCGGGGGTCCTCGCTCTCAAAGAAGCGCATGAGGAAGTCCCCACCGCTCTCCTCGGACTTCTCTTCGGGTGCTGGGGCCTTCTCCACGCTAGGATAAAGCGGCGTCTTTGTGGGCTCGGCCTTCTCAGCGGGCTCCTCGCCCTTAAGAGCGCCCATGATTTCCCGGGACTTCTGGGCCTCACGCTCCAATTCCTTCACGCGTGTTTCCACGCGTTCCCGGCTGGGGCGGGCAAAGTGCGCCCCCTCGGGATGCCCTAGGAACGTGTTCCACATCTGCTGAGTGGTGCGAGTGCCGGTGCGCTCCAGTGCGCCCTCGGGGCCCTTTGTTAGTTCGGGACCACCGGCCACGATAAACCGCGTGCCCTTGATGCTCTGGATACCTGTGATATATGTTTGTAGCTGCTTGTAGGCCTGCTCAGTGACCTTACCGCCACGCTTGCGAATCTCCTCCACAAGCCTATCGCGGTTCTCTTCCCAGGTTTTAAGCTGGGCCTTTTCCTCCTCGGGCACATCTCGGGGCGTCCCGACTTCTTTAAGCGTGTTCCCGCGCAGACGGGCGATGGCTTCGGCCTCATCGGCTGGCAACTCCCGGGAGGGCTTCAGGTGGGCCTCGGGTTTGCCCTCATCGGTGGTCTTGCCAGTGAAATAGGTTGCTCCGCCTTCCTCATAGGCCGGAAATTTAACGGCGTGGGCCTTATCGCGCATCTCCAAGTCCCAGGCTTCAACGCCCTTATCCAAGGCCTTGTGGCCCCAATCGGCCATCTTCTCCGCTCGGGTGGCCTTCTGGGACAGCTCGGCATGCTCCCGCTCTATGGCCTCGGGGCCTTGCTTGCGGATGGCCTCCACGGCCTGGTCGAGCTCGAAGCCCCTGCGGGCCGAGTCTCCGGGACTCTTCAAATAACGGTCCACGACCTTGTGCAGCTCGCCCCTGTTATCGGCCTTAGGCTCTCGACCTTGGGCGTTCTGTTTTAGAATCTCATTACGCTGTTGGGCCTCGGTCCGGCGGGTTTCCTTCCAAGACTCCAACTCGGGCTTCATCGCACCAGCCGGTCGGGGTGTGGCCTTGGGAATCTCAACTGGAGCTGACGGCGCCGTAGCCCCAGGCGGAGGCGCCTCTTTAGAGCCCCCAACGGGTTCCTTTGGTCCCACGACCATGCGTGGGCGCTCTCCCGGCGGAAGCGGGACGTAGGGCTTGGGTTGCGGTTTGGTTTGCTGTTCACGCGGCGTAGCCGCGGCTAGCCGAACGGGCTCTTTGGTGCCTGGTAGGGGTTCCCCGGCTGGACCAGCGGGGGCTTGGGCTGCTCGAACGGGCTGTTGCCCTGGCCCGGTTGGCTCGGCGGGGGCATTGGACGGGGCTTGGGGAAGCCCGGACGGCCTTTGGGCATCTGTTGGAGCTCCTTGAATTTGGCGGACTTTGTCTAAGGCCGATGGTTGCGGTGTAGCAACTGGTTGGGCCTGAATTTGGGGCTGCTTAGAGGCCTCCATCTCGGCCTGAACGGCCTTGAGCATTTCGCCCGGCCCATTTCTGGGATTCTTAACCGCAGCAGCCTCAAACTGGCGTTTCCACTCCGCGTACCAAGTCGGATTGTTGATGCCCTTTTGAGTAATATACTGCCAGACCTGAGCCTCATCAATACCGGGTTTGGGCAGACCCTGGCGCATGGTCTGTTCAAGCTGCTGGCCCGGTGTGGGCTGTCCCTGCAGGCCCTGGGTCATTTGTTCCCGGGCCACATCATTAATGTTCCGGCGATCTTGCAAACGGCGGTCGCCCTCGGCCGGCGGCAGATCAAGGGTTTGACGGCGGTCCAGTTCGGCCGTGCGTTGTTCCGGCACGTGCAAGGGCAGCGTCGATGGCTTGGGCGTTACGGTTCCAACCGTACCACCAGCCGTGGTGCCACCGCGCTCGATGGGCGCACTTGTGGGAGCCCTCAAACCGGCACCCGTACTGCGGCCCGTGACCTCTTGGGCGGCCGTAAGACCGGATTGCATGCTAGGACGGGGTCCGCCCTCTACGCCAACGTTGGCGGTCTGTGTGGGCCCGATTTGAACGGGTGTGGGCTGCCCGGGAACTCCCGGACCGGCCATCTGCTGGCCCTCCCCGCGGCCCATATCGGAGACACGTGCGGGGCCCTGTGGAGTTGTTTGACTGGCCGTACGCCCCGTGCGTTCACTGGCTTCCATGCCCGCAACCATACCGCCCGTAACGGCAGCCTGCCCAAGAAGTTCCTGCGCACCGGCATTATCACCGGCCATATACTTGGCACGGGCTTGGTTGACCAGTTGAAGGGTATCCAAGCTCATCTGGCCCTTATAATACAGGCCAATCAAACGCTCGGCCGGAATTGTAAGAAGCATTCCAATATTTTGTGGGCTGGTTAGTTCGCTAAGACCCTGAGCGGCGCCCTGGCCAAACTTACCCTTGGGCTGTAAGAGGCTCTGGACATCCACAGTGGGCTTGGAGGGCAGGGCTCCCTGTTCTGGAGCCCCGCTGGCCGTACCAACCATGCCCAAAGCGGTCTGGGTCGGGTGCGCGGCCATCTGTCCGACCATCTGCTGGAAGGCCTGTTGGGGATTATTCCACAACTGATTCTGGGCCTGCCACTCCTGTTCGCTTGGCGGGGCCTGTGCCAGGCTCTTTTGTAACTGGTGCCATGTCGGAACATTGAGAGTTCCAAACATACTGGGAATTGGCACGGAGGGTTCATCTGGACGAGCCTGGGCCTGAGACCAAGCTGGATAGTTCTTAGCCACAAACTGCTGATAGGTCTCTTGAGGAGCGGCCTGCTGGATGGCCTGTTGAGCGCCCTGCACAGTTTCAATAGGTGCTTGGAACTTCAGGTTCCAAAGGGCTCTTTTGGTTTCCTGTGGTAGTTGGGCGTTATCAAAGAACTTCCGGAACTCCTCAGGTGTCTTGGCCCCGTGGTAGGCATCCCAGGCCTGTCGCTTGATACCATTGTCCACCTGAACGGGGTCTAGAATGCCCCTAAGGGGGTCAGCGCTCACACGTGGATCGGCGCCTTGAGAAACAGGCGCCTTTGGGGGCGCCTGTGGAGTCTCAATTTCGGCCTTGTGCTTTTGATAGGACTGCTCAAACGGATCAGTCGAAGGCAGAGGCGGAATTTGTTGCTGATCGGGTTGTTGAGGTAGTGGAGGCATTCAGAGGTCTTAGTAGGGGTTCTCAGGAGCCGCTGGAGGCGTTGGGAGGGCTACATTGGGATTCTGTGAACTAACGCCGCCATTAGGGCTGGCTCCAGGTGAAACGGGCCTAGGCAAATCCGTAGTCTTCTTCTGCTGTGTTCCAGCTTCTCGGGCGCTCTGACCGGGCTTGCCCATCTGGCGATCAATGTTTTCTTTTTGTGTGCCCAGCCAATTCTGCCACTGTTGGATTTGGGCCTCACCTGTAGCCTTATCTAAACCTCCCTTGTCAGGAGGCATTTGCATCAATTGCTGTACCCGGCTAATTTGATCTTGGGCATGTTGTTCAGCCCTGTTGTATTCTTGAGCATATCGGTCTTTAGCGGCTTGTCCAAAGCGCCCACCGGGATTTTGCGCCGCAGCCCTGTCGCGTTCGGCTCGTGCACCTAGGGCGCCCTGTTTGGCCCCCTCGGTTCCGGCTTGGGCTCGTCGGAGATCTGTCTGAGCGCCGATGTCGCCCACTACGGCCGCCGGACGGCCCGCAAGGTTTTCATCAGTAATTTCCTTGCCTTGGGCGTCGTATTTCTTGGCCAAGGCACCCTTTTGAGGGTCTTTTGCAGCCGACTGTGCTGCCAACAAAGCCGGATCAGTGGGATGAAACTGCGAATTCCACTGCGTCTGTGTTTCGGGTGTTAGGCCTGCCCCGGGTGCCAGCCATGCTTGTCCTGTAGAGGGGTCTATCTGTGGCCGCATAGGTGATTGCCCTTGCATGCTAAATTGATCCCCAGATGGGCCACCTTGAGGCTGACCTGGTATCTCTTGGTTGGCTACATAACCGCCGGGTACTTGATAGATACGGGGTTGGATGGCCTCGTTCTTTTGCCGCTGCTCCTCGCCTCGCTGTCTAAGCGCGGCCTGACCCTGGGCCTCTCGGGCATCCAAATCCTGTTTCAAGGCCTCCAGCAGTTGTTGCTTGCGCTGAAATTCCGCTTCGGGCATCTGCATGCCCATGGCTTGCATGGGCGCCAGCATCTGGCGCACCTGATACTGCCGTTGCATCTCCGGGCCGCCCAGCATGCCCTGCATGGCGCGCGTCATGCCCGAGCCCGCACCTGAAACCAGCGGTGCCTCGGGAGTGGCCGCAACATTGGCCATTGCACCGGACATGGCCCCACCTAGGTGTGGGTGATGCTGCATGAAGCTATTGGGAAAGAACGGACTCTGGCGCATCTTTGAGGGATCAAAGTTGATGCCCCACTGTTGCAGAGTCTGCTGTACATGCGGACTCTGCAAAAAGGCCATCATCTGTTCCGGCGAACCGCCAAATTGCGGCGAGGTCAGGGGTTGGGCATTCGTTGGGCTGTCGACTTCGCCCATCAGACGCGACATCCCTGGAAAGTATCCAATACTGGAGCCGTCAGCCATTTTCTAGTATCCTAGCAATCTGCCGAGAAGACCGTGTGCCGTCTCGACGTACAAGTGCGGAGTTTGTAGTAGTGCGTTGTTGAAGGCCGCATCCAGGTGCAAGTAGCCGTAATAGAGCCAAGGCAAACCCATGGCCACACGGGCTACTCTAGTTCCCAGAGGCCTGGCGGCCAAATAGACGGCCGCGGACAGGAACAAAATTTCCAGCGTATGTATGCCATCGCACACCAGAGCGTGCTTTAGCCAAAAGGTTCCGTCGGCGTGCCGGCTGAAGGGATTGGTTTCCTCGAAGGGCGCCTTTATGTGCAAGGAACTAATAATATCGGCCACGCTGCAGCCCACATAGACCCAAAACATTTGCAGGGCGTGTTTGAAATCCGGCAATCTCATAAAGGCTCCTTAGCCGGTTCCTACTCCCCAGTTGACCAGTTGCCGCCAAAAAAGCCTCCGGGCATCTGACCGCCGGCGGCTGGAGGCGGTAAATTCACACCGGCAAAGCCCCCAGTAGGCAAAGCCCCGCCAACGGTTCCGCCTTGAAAGCCCTGCATTTGAGGATTGTTGCTGGCAAAGGGAGCGCTTCCGCCAAACATGCCGCCCATGCCCGAGAGGCCTCCAAGGGCCGCACTGGCCACTTGTGGCAGCCAAGTACCAAGGCCCTGTGTGCTCTGGGTATTGGTTCCGCCCGTTTGCAAGGGCCTGAAGCCCGCAGCGGTATTAATGGCGCCCTGTTGCATCTGTAGGGCATTCTGTGTGGGTTGAATGAAACCCAAATTGGACTGGGTATTTGTACCCGCCCGGGCCTGATTCTGGAGCATCTCCGTGGCTGCGGGATTAGAGGCCCCTCCGGTCATCCCACTTCCGGTCATGTTATTAATCAGCCCAGATGTGGCGGTCTGATTTAGATTATGGGCCTGATTGGTGCCCAGTTGCTGGCCCGTTTTAAACTGCTGCGTGCCGAAGGGATTGTTCATGAAGCCCGGTAGAATCTGGCCCAGGCCCTGCATGAAGCTCTGAAAGGTGCCCATGGAACTGGGATCGTAGGTGTTGGCTTGTGTACTTTTTTGAGTGGTGCCCATATTATTTTATGATCCTAAGATATCTGTACTCTGGCTGGGGCGAAATGCGCTCGAAGCCATAATGCTCCATGACCTTCATGTAATCTTCTTTGGAGGCGTCAAACTGACTGTAGTAGCGGTCCACGCCAGCACCCAGCAGACGCTCTTCTAAACTATATATGAATCTCACGCGCCGTAGGTCGTTAGTTTCGGAACCGTAAATCACGGGATTGACCTCCACGCACCTGCGCACAACCGCGATATCCGGAGAGCCCTTATCGGCATCCAAGGCCAACACGTGCGTGTTGTCGGGCATCAAATCCGCTTTATCCCTTATACTATCTATTTCTTCGGTTGTTGCCAGCCTTATATGGCGCATGAAATTTTCCTGGTCTCATCGTTTTCCACGCGTTTTATCCAATTGCAGTTGGCACATAAGAGCTGATATTTTTCGGGATTTGCCTTAACGTGCTCAAAGTATTTTCTAGTACCTGTGTGTAGAGTATCATAACATCCACCACCTCGTATGTGATCTACTTGAAGAGCACGAATATCGTAAAAACCACAACGCACGCACTTATTACCTAAGTGCTCCAAAACAGCTAATCGCCACTTATTGTAATGGGCCTTCGTTTTAGCTTTGCGATGTTCCCTGTGGCCTTTTGCAAATTCCTTGTTGTACACGCGCTCGCAGACTCTACAAGTGGTACGCAGACTACGATGGCCACCGCCATTGAACCGAAAGTGCTTACTACTGTTTGGTTTGTATTTCTTACAGATTCTACATTTTCTGGTTATTGCAACTGTTTTAATGTGGCGCAATATTCCCCCTCCCAGCAGCATGAAAAGCCCATTCCAAAAATCCCCAAATGCCCACACCAATTGTCCCAAGTACGGCCACAACGCCCGTGGCCTTATTCTTAACGGCCTCTAGGTCCTCTACTCGCTGCCTAAGACCGGGCATGCCGTTGCCTTCCACGGCCTTTACGATAGTCAGGGAACGTTCATCCAAGCGGGCCGTGCGCTCATCCAACATGGCCGTTCGAGTATCCAAGCGTTCGGCTCGGGTTTCGATGCGCTCCAGAGCGGCAATGACCGCATCCAGTTGTTTATTGTCACCAAGTGCACTCATAAGTCCTTTGGACTACTGCGAGACCGTGGCATTCCAAACCACGGTATTGGCCGTAATTGGAGCGCTCGTGGGATTGACCAACCTTACTGTTACGATGCCCGTTCCGGTTATCTTGGCCGACCACATAAGATGTGCGCCCGGTTCCAGTTGCGGTGAGGCAAAGGCCGTGCCGTTCTGGCGCGCCCCGGCGACCTGTATGGTGCGTTCAACGGAACTACCGGCCGGAATGCTCCCGAAATTCAAGGTACCCGTGGCGGCCACCGTCCGATGGATGGGCAGAATCTTATTCAGGCTATCGACGCGTATTTGCAACTCCCGGATGAGCTGGTTGACTGTCGGGAGGATGTCCTGCGTACCGCCGATATTAGAGGGTCGTGCGGGCATTTTGTGCTAAATCCTTTAGTATCTGTGCATTACCCCGGCTTCAATCGAGAAGCCCGTCAGGACATTCTGAATCGTGGAGGCCGGGCTCACGAAGGTGAATCTAAAGGCCCTGTTGTGGCTTGGACCGCTTGCCAGGGGTACAAACACGTCATCCGGAATAGACGCGGGCGTGACCGTTGTGGGCGGAACCACCAGCAGTGGACTATTGAAGTCCTGTTCGTTGGAGGCCGCCTCCACTTGTATGGTCAGGGCTGCGTTGTCCGCGGTCGTGGGAATAATCTGGTTCACAAATTTCCGGAGGCCATAATCGCCCATGTCAAACCACGTGGTTTGGATGGTTACGGCGTAATTAGTGGGCGCCAAGTTGAAGCGGTCTTGGAATAGTCCATAGGTCCACTCAAAGAAATAGGACTGTGTTTCAATACTCGGAAAGGCCGAGGCAAATAACCACCGGGGCTGGCCCGAGGCATCAATCAAGAAGAGACTCGTACTTATCTCATCCGCGGGTTTCCATATGAACCACTTCTTGCTCACCAGATTGAAGACGCAGACCGTATTGGGTATGAGATCCGGCCCGCCGATTGTCAGATAGAGCATGAAGTAGTTGGCCGGGCCCTTGCTCACGAAAGCGGCATGCAATTGGCCCTGGGTATTTATACTATTAAGAATATCCTGGATTGGCCGGCCCACATCCTGATAGGTATTAAAGTCCGAGGCCATGACCTTAAGGTCCTTGGTGAGCCACATGGTGCCTACTGGAGCGCCCTCGGCAAACACTATTTTCCAAACATCCTGACTAAAGAGGCCCACATCGTTGAATTGAATTTCGGGTATCTGGAAGTTGCTGGGCGAATCGCCAATGAGCCTTCGGATGTGGCTTTCCGTACCGATCCAAAGCGTCTCGCCATCCGATAGAAGGCCCTGGATGGTCTCGGCCGTCTCCGAAATATCAAACTGATTGATAGTAGGCCAGGCCTCTTCCCATTTGGAGGTAATTAGACCGTTGGCCGTGGTAACATCATCCAAGTTCTTGGAGTAATAAAGTGCCCGGCCGACCGCACCATACAAACGGCCTTTGTGCTTGACCATATAGGTCAGCCCCACGGGCGGAGGCACATTGTTGGCGATGCCATGCAGATTGCCAAAGGCATCCGTATCCTGATAGAGGCTGTTTGTCAAAAGTGTGGGCCCGCTGATATAGGTGGCCGAGAGACTATCCGGGATATTGTCCACGAAGGTCGTGGTGCCGTTGGCCACCGTGCCCAATAGATACAGTGTGGTTTCATCGTTGCCATCGGCCGTGGCCAGTATCAACACGGTCGTGACTTGTGGGTCGGTGGAAACCGGAATATTTGAAAGATTAATCTGATTACCGGCCAACGGGCCTGTACTTACACTAAAGGGCCCCAAATCCGAGGTGGTCAGTGTCGTGGCATTCTGAAAGGCATATGTATAAGTCCGGCCATTCAGGAGCACCACATTGGTGGAGGCGGTATTCGTGGTGAAGGCAATACTTCCACCGGCACACGTTACGGTAATTTGGATGCTATCGAAGCCCACATTGAGCGGTGTGGAGGCCGTGCCGTTGCTATAAAAAATCTGCACACCAAAAGATGTGTTGGCGCTGATATCCGAAGCCAGGAAGGTATTGCCCCACAGGTCGTTGTTCCCACCAAGCGTAATGGGCCCCACAACGGGGTTCATAGTCAGAGTTTTGCCAATTCCGCTGGCGATACCATTCTTAAGCAAAACCACGTGGCTGTTGATACCTGAAATGCCCGTACTCTGGAAGCCCGTGAAGGTCACAGTGATACCCACTACGGGTCCGGCTGCGGCCGTAAAAGAGAAGCCATAATTGCTGGCCTGCAGGAAATCGCCCGTCTGGCCCGCGGCCAGAGCTAACGTGGCGAAATTGCCATCCGGTGGTCCCGTGACGTTGCCGGGATTTGACCAAGCCACCGTGCCAGCCCCGACTATAACATCCGTACCCGTACCGGCCGGATTGGGCCCAAAGGCCGCAATGGGCGTGGAGCCAATCTGGATGCCCCAATTTGTTACGTTACTGGCCGGCGAGCGATTCACGCCATCCCACTTGACACTGTCGCCCTGTAGGCCATCGGAAAAATAGGCATAATCCCGGCTAAGAACCATCCGAGGGCTGGGTGTATTTATCCCAGTTACAATGGGATTGTAGATGGGATTCGCCACTATGTTGCCCTGTTCATCTGTGGCCATGGGGCCCTTAACGGGCGAACACCATATGACCCTGCGCAGGCCCAAATCATCATTCCTGAAGGCGTAACTGTGTGTGAAGGCCGGTGTGCTACTGCCGGCAAAGGGCCCAAATACCTGATAGCCCCTCCGGCGTTGTAATACGCCCTGAAGAACGGGCTCCACGTTGATGAGCTGCAAAAAACTATCCTGCTCTTGGGCCGGTGGTAGGGTCCAGGAATCCTGACCGGCGGACCAAAAAGAGTGCCGATTGGCATAAAACATTCCGCTATAAGGGTAATAGCGCTCAGCCTCTCTACCTGCAACTATGCTTGTCTCGGCCATTTAACAAGCCCCAACTAAAGACAGCACACTAAGCTCACGAAATTCCTTTTGATGCGGACATTCGCCATGAAACCCATCAGCACCATTACAGTTGCTGCACAGCACCTGAAAGCCAGAAGGCCAGTTGTTTCTTTTTAGCCAAAGCAAAAAAAGGTATCCTCCGAAATTCTTGTTTCCAGATATCGATTTCCGATGTTTATTACCACCGCCCTCGACGTGGTGGATGTCAAGGAATTCATATCTGTGTTCGCCACAGCATGCACATGTTTTTCCGTAAAGTTCAAGGGCTTGGTTGCGAAGAGCAATTCGATAGACCCTTGTACGTGCATTTTCCACAAGTCTTTCATTCTCTGAAAAACTTCTTTTGTAATCCTTACAACGCCTGTTGTTGCATGTAGTGCAAGGATTAACACGAGTTCCAGTAGCGGAGACCATAAACTCAGATACAAGTTTGATTTCATGACAGTGGTTGCATTCCTTTACGCCGTCAATGATTGAAGTGCGCCCGTACTGTTTGTTTAGACCTTTAGCGCGATATCCAGCTTTACTGCAACACTTTTTGCACGAAGAACGAGGCTTCCCGTGATTGAGATAGAATCCGTCTAGGGGTTTTTCGATTCCGCACTTAGAACAAGTCTTAGTTTTCATTATCCGTTACCCGTTCCACCGGTAAACCCACCAAGAAGTTCCGTTTCATAGCCGAAGTAGTTTCCAAGGCTCTGGGATGTGGGATCCGGACTGATGAAGGCCGGGCCCTTGGGGAATAGATTCTTATCGCGAATCATTCCTACGATACCTGAATCATATTCGCTCTTCCAATAGGCCTGCGCGCCCTCGTCCTTTAGGAATTGTGCCGTAAAGTAATTAACCCCGGCGACCAGCACGTCAAAATAATCCGAAGGAATCAACAGGATATTGTTAAGATTGATTATCTGGGGCTTGGCCTGGTAGTAGCGAAATTGAATCAAATAGCCGCCCATTTGTGCCACGTTATTGGCCGTGGGAAAACTCAGTCCGCCCGTTAGGAAGCCCGTTGGAGGCTCCTGGTAGGCCGTTGCAGTCGAGAGTGGGCCGCCCTGAGTGGCCAGGGTTTCGTTGCCGTTGGTGGCCGTTTCGTTTGTGCCGGCACTAAAAACATACACGTTATATCGGTTGTACTGCACACCGCTATCCGCGCTTGGGATTTCTTGTGGGGGCTGTACCACTAGTAAACTGCCTGCGGGCATAAACTGATAGGCCTCCGAAGAGGCACTGGACTCGTTGCCCAGGCTATCCACGAAAGTTGTACGCACCCAGTAGATGCGCGCCGGCAAGGCCCCGCCGGCAATGGCACTAACGGCCGGATTCTCCGGAACGGGCTGATAGTTGTTCTGGTTGTCCGGTGCGGGATAAAGATTAATCGTACAGGGCGTGGAGGGGTCTACTCGAAATTCCCTGGGCGGTCCCAATCGGCTGGAGCTATCCCTGTAGGCAAACGTGGCGCTTAGAATCTGTTCATTAATACGCTTCAGCAAACGGTAATTGGTGCGGTCATAGAAGCTATCGCTGTCGATGGGCCCCAAATTGCTGATGTTGAGCCCAGTATCCACAACGTCCAGGGGCCCCGAGCCCGCCGGTCCAATCCAGTAATCACTCCGACCAATCCTGGTGACGAAGCTCTGTAAGGGGCTCTTGAGAAACTTCCAGCGGCTCACCCGTAGAAGCTGTAATTGCACACGATTTATGTAGTCCAACAATACCGGGTCTTCGGGCGCGATGCGTTGTAGGAGGTCCGTTGAAACGCTATTTACAACCTGCTGGGCCGTAGGATAGACGCCTACGCAACCCGCAACCATTCCGGTACTTGTTCCAGTTGTAACGATTATGGGGATGGCGGTTCTCCTTCGGACTTAATATAGTTGGGATCGCCCCTGAAATTGGGTTCCACTCGACGCTTCCAGAAGGCCTTGGTTCGGCGCCACCAGGCCTCTTGGTCTTGTTTGCAAATCCACGAATCGCAAAGACCGCAATAGTCGCAGTATTTGAGCGTCAAATCGCTCTCTAAAATTCGGCACACATCGCATACCACCAAGGGCGTAGTTTGCACCTTAATCATCAGTTGCTGCTCACTATGACAATTTGGAAACTACTATTGGGGCCACTACCGATAAAAGGCACGGCCTGAACCACATAGCCATGATCGCCTTGGGTGGCCAAAGTAAAAGTAATATTGGCGCCATTACTATAGGTGACTGTGCTATAGCCGCCATAAGAGGCCGATGTCAGCCCGCCTGAAGAGCCATTGCTCTGACCCGTCACCACACCGGCAAAACTCGTGCCGCCATCATTAACCCAAAAGGCATAGCCCACCCCGCTACTACCCGTACTAACAGACATGGAATAGCTAACAAAGGCCCGCCACGGACCCCCCACAGGGGGCATTGTAATATTCTGTGTGGCCACGGTGGTTAGAGTATTGGCCAGCACGTTTACATTGATGGGCAAAACGGCGTTACTAAAACTCTGGATGGGCAACAGGCCCGCACTGCTAACATCGCCCTTCTGTAGGAAGCGAAACGAAGGCTGACCGGTGGGTATGGCCAGATTGTTCAACTCCATTATGAGCAACGAGCCACTAACGCCATTGCCGGAGCCCTTACCCCAAGTGATTGTTGCCGATGTGCCGCCATGCGTACCGGCACTTAGCCAGGACTGCACCACCTCACCGGCCCCAAAGGTGTTTTGTTCCACGGCGATGGGCGTGTAGGCATTGCCTTGGGAGTCTGTTACAAGACTGCTGATGGTATTAGCGGGGTTACTAGGCGCACCCAGTAACACCACAAGAATGGAATTACCTGGTGTGGTGGGCGATAGAAAGGTTACACTGCTACCGGGTGTAACGGCGCCTGTGACGGCATGCTGCTGTACAATTGTAGGCGTAACGGCCGGTGGCAGGGCCAGGAAAAACATTTGCGCGGCCCAGTTGGTGGCTGTAGGCAAGGTAGCCGTAGCCGTCAGGGGCGCCGCAGAGCTCAGAATCTGATTATAGAGCACGCCCTGGTTATTATTAAGAAAGACCGGATTCCAAGTTCCCGTTCCGGTTACCGTAGTGGCCGAACTCTCGCCGATATTGTTATCCGCCATGGAGAGGAAAAAGGCCCAGTCGTGCGCCGTAGTGGGCGTGTTTGTCAGGGATATACTTGTGGCCACGGCTGACGAAACTCCAGCCACCACGCCGTCAAAAATACCTCCTATGGTATTGAGGCCCGGTCCGGCAAATACCGTATTAGGAACTTCATTTGTAAGCGTGGCCGTCAGGACGCCGGCCGTAGTCACGGGTGAATTGCTCACCAGAAACTGCGGGGGCATATTGAGGCCCACACTGGTTACGGTACCGGTCCCACCGCTGGGCACTGGGAGGCAATTGGCGCCCGTCGAGGTCACACAACTAAGATTGCCTGTTGTGCTATTGCTGTAGACTCGTATACGCCCCAAGGGCGGCAGCGGGGGGAAGGGCTCATTGCTTAAATCTATGCCGTCGCTGAGAAGGTTGATGCCCGAGCCTGGTAGGGCTTCGATACCGTAGAGCGTTCCAGCACTGGGCAGGGTTTGTGGAAGTATCTTAACCGCTGCAGTCTCGACAGTACTAAAACCACCCTGATCCTGCACCAGCAGGCCATAACTATTAGTGGTATTTTCGACGGCCGGTACATAGGCCCCCAGGGCCGTCTGCGCCACGGGTTTGTTGACGACGAAGTTGGCCAACGTACCAATGGTTTGACCAGGGCCCTTGCTGAGCAGTGGCGAAGATAGAAAGCCCAGTAAATCCTGTCCATTAAGGGTTTCCGTGCCGATATCCGAGGGGTAGGACACGTAGCCCTGAGCACAGGGATTCGAAGAGCCCAAGGAGCCCGTGGTATCGAAACAAGAACCCCCGGGGGTGTTACCTCCAATATAGGAGAAGCTTGCCTGCCCGGTGGTTATGAAGGCCGGGCTTGTGACGCTGCTCTGTACAACCAGATTGGCCCCGTCTTCGGTGTCCTCGGCAGCAATATTTACAAAATTATTCCCACTAGGGCTTTCCAGCAGAATTCCAGAATTACGGCCCGAAACCGTAAGGCTCACACAGGGCGCCGCACAGGTTACATCGCTATTATCAGTGGGGTTGTAAATGAACTGCGAGCCCGCTAGGCTGCCGGCGCTATCATATTGTAGGCTGTTAAGCGGGGGTTGGGCACCCGAGCCCACAGCCGTAAATAAATCCGTCTCCAGCCCAGTATCATCCTTCACAAACAGGTGCTTGGGGCTTAGTTTGCTATAGACGCTCATGAAGCCCGAAGGGGGCGTTCCGGGTACATTGGCCAAGGCCAATTCGGCCACCTCGAAGTTATCGGTTTGCCAGGGCAAATCTCCCGTTCCAGGACCGGCCTGTGTTACATCAGAGATTTCGACGTTCTGCTGAGTGAACGAGGAAATATTTGGGCCCGTGACGGCGATATCATAACGCCCGTCCGCAATGAAGAAATTAAAGACCCCCAAATTGTTTGTGAAGACGGGATTAGGACCGGCCGTCAGACCATCGTCAATGAACAATGGGGCCAGCGTCAGAGTACCAGCCACGTAGATAGTTACAGTGGCATTGGGTATTAGGACGTTGGCTTGATTGGCGACAGTGTCGTAGTAATGAAACAAGTTAGTTTAAGGTTTCTGCGCTAAAATTTTCGTTTTCTTCAGAACGACGGGCTTGGTCCCATTTTTGCTTATAAGGATGTTTAACCTGTCTCAATTGCACACCCACGTTCCGCCTAGGCGCTTGGCCAACGCGCCCGTACCGCCACCGGCACAGGGATTTGCAATGGTGCAATCCGCGCACAGACTGAGTGGAATGGCCGGATTTAGGGTGGCAAACGTGCTAAGACCCACTAGAATGGCATTGCTATCTGGTAGCATTATGGTTCGGTTGCCTGTGAAAGTCCCGGTCATTTGACTAAAGAAACCGCCGCCCACAACGTTAAAGTTCGTTCCCGTGACGCCAAATTGTGAAATGGACGAGGCCCCGGCGTAGTTTACAACGGGCGGATTAAGACTATCGCACACGAAAGAAAAGCTATCCACATAGTTTTGCGCAAAGGTCAACGAGGCCTGATGGCATGGACCCAGGTTTACTTCGTTACAGTTTAGGCCATTGGGATTACAACGCCAAGGCCTCCAGGCCACCGCTCCCGGTGGAGCCGGTGGGGGAGTAATTGTAACCGTTTGATTGCCGGGTGTCGTGCTAACGTTAGTGAAAGCACTGGCCGTGCTTTCGCGCCCGTTGATATCAATATAGGTTACAATATAGCTAAGATTGCCTATACCAACATTTCCACCGGCACTTACAATCGCACCGGGTGCGCCTGAGACCGATACGGGATACTGAAAAGCCCCTGTACCAGTGACATTTGCGGGATTGTTACTAAAATTAAAGCCATAGACCAGGTTAACATTTTGACCCGATACGGGTCCTAGTACAAGGCCTGTACCTGGGCTGCTCCCAATGGGCTTGCCTGTAAGCGTACCAAATCCCCCTCCAGTTCCACCGTTTATACCTGGCACAATGGCCACAGTTGGGAATGACAAACCCGTGGTGTTGGGGGAAAGGTTAGCAAATAGGGCCTGAAAAGTTGTATCCAACTCAACATCGGAAAAACTGAAATAGCCCCCGGCATTAAGACCATAGGTCATAAAGAAAGGCGTGATGATGCCCTGAGCCCTGGAAGTACCAGTAAATTCGACGTTGGCGCCGGCAGCTCCCGGAATAAAGAATATCCCGCGATCCTGTACGGACATGTTTCTAAACGTCGTGCTGCCACTATTAAAGAGGGCTGCTGGTGTGCAAGTAGAACCCGTGAAGCCCCCGCCCTGCTGGCCCGGACCAGTGGCGAATGTGACGGTATCAAACTTATTCCAAAAACCCCCTCGGGCCAATAGGTTGACACCCATATAGTCCCCACTGCCACCGTCACTGAAATTGGTGTTTTTGAACTGATTCTGGCTGCTCCCACCCCCGCCATCCAAGGCCATTAAAAGCTGTCCGTTTGCAGAGCCTTGGAGGTTTATACCGTCTAAAATTACGCCCCCGCCATTAATAGCCCAGACACCGGGGTTGGCCTTGGCAGCGATTATGATACCGCCCTGAGGCCAACTAAACTGTGGACCGCTGTTGCCTTGTGCCCCCAGATTGCCATAGAATCTATCACCATTACCTATTTGCATGGTGTCATTAAGCACTAGGCTGGCTCCGGCCAACGAAACGGCCACACCACCGGGTATTGTAAGGAAAGAATTTGTAACGTACGTCCCTCCAGGAAAGTAAAGCAAGCCACTTTGTACTGTACGGGCCGCGGCTGTTTGAATATTGGGGGTATTATCAAACAAAATCGGAGCCCCGGCTACGGCCGTACTCGCAGTTGCACTCAGTGTCAATGTAGGCGTTCCAGCTCCAGAAACTATAATAGCCACCAAGGGATCGTTAAGGGTGCTTACTGGAGGCGTACTCGGCACAAAAAAGGGCTGCGTAATGCCGTCCATCATGGGCGAGCCAAAGTCATCCCAAGTGGCGTCAATGAGGCCTTGTCCGGGATTTTGGGGCCTGCTGGCCCCCAGTAGCGTAAGGCTGCCTCCGGTGCGCCCGTAAATATAATAGGTGAAGGCCCCAGGCACGGGCGTCCAAGTTACGTGATTGCAACTAAACCATACAGCCGTGCCGCCCGTACCCGAAGTACTGGCGCCGTTGGCGACATCCATTCCCGTAATATAGGTAAAATGCAAGGCATCCGGAACGGTACCCACAACATACCAACCGCCAAAGTTCAAATTGTCGCTGGAGCCGCTGATATAAACCATAGCCCCGGCTACCAGGCTATGCGCGCTGGAGGTATTCACAGTAACCGTGGTGCCGCTCCGACTAAAGCCCGTGATGCCAATGGAATTCTTTCCCAAGGGTATGCCATTGCCTATTGAGGCCACAGCAGAGGCCGCCGTTAGGCCCCCAACCACATCTCGCGCCACGATTTGGTAGTTATACGTTGTTGCACCGGTATTTGCCGGTACAACCAATCCCGTACCGGTTCCTGCGGCGGCCAAACTGGGTGTAATAGCCGTCCCAGCGGGCGGGGTGATTACAAGGGCCGAACCCGCCCCGTAGATAACCACGCCATCGCCGTTTTGAAAACTACTGGCTGAGGAGAGACTGGCCAAAGACGAACCCGCGTTAATTGTGGCCGTAATACCAGGGATGGCGGGAACGGTATTTGAAGCAGTGGCGCGCACACCAAATTGACGAACGTCTGTATAGGGGTCGGGGCCCCTAAATTCTACTTCTTCCGCGATACTGACAACGGTGCCATTATCATTAATCGAGCTGGCCGCGAAGCCATTGAGTGAACTGTTTGTGACCTGAACGGTTCCAACAGGACCCGCTGGTGAGCCCCCTCCACCCCCGCCGGTGGCGGACACTTGGACACTGCTGCCACCGGTCGAAATGGCAATCCCGCTTCCGCCTACAATATTAAGCGCACCGGTCAAACCATTCAAACTACTTACACCGCCACCACCTCCAGTGGCCGTGAGGTCTGTTATAGTACCGGTGCTGTCCTGAATGTAAATATGCCGATTGCTGGCCAGTGTGTAGAGGTCCACGGTTCCAGCTGGCGGAACCGGCGGCACGGCGCTTTGATTAACAAAATCGATAAGATCCGTTTGCCAAGGCAAATCGCCCGTTCCCGGTCCGGCCTCGGTAACATCCGAAATTTCCACATTCTTCTGCACGAAGGTACTAATGTTAGGGCCGGAGACCTGAATGTCATAACGCCCGTCGGCCACGTAGAAGTTAAAGACACCCAGGTTATTGGTAAAGACGGGGTTACTTCCGGGCGTGATGCCATCGTCCACAAACAAGGGCGCAAGCGTAAGTGTACCCGTCACGTAAACAGTAACAGTGGCATTGGCCACCAATACGTTGGCCTGATTGGCTACGGTGTCGAAGACGTGTTTAATGGCTGCTCCAGCTGTTCTCGCTATAATTGTCTACACAGGTGAATTTGGTGCCATATAGGAAGTGCTCACCCGAGGGACAACCCACAAGGGTTTGACGATATGCCGATATGCCGTTATAAGTAGCGAATCCCACAGCAGGCAAGAACCAATCCTTGTAGCCTTGCTTGTAGCCGTACCACGAGAGACCACTCATAAGCGCGGAGGTGCCGAACCTAAGACCCTCCCGGGCCCCGAATTCGCCGTAACCGCCGGCACAGGGCGCCGGCCCAAACTGCACTCGGCAGGTATGGGCCTCATGTGTCATGGCCAAAGAACTTCCTAAACTGATTCCCGTTATCAGGAGCGGTTTCCAATTGTGCTTTAGCCAATCCCGGGGGCCGCCCTGTGCGGGTAGACTAAGCAATAAAGCTCCCACCAAAACAATAAGCCGCCTAAACAAGACTTTCTCCTTTTTTGAGAGCCGAGTAAATCTGGGCCCAAATCTGGGCCTCGTCCATGCGCTTAAGGAAAATATTGGCCAAATAGTTCACACCCGCCACAACCATATCCCGGCCATCTTCAGGTACCAAGAGCGTATCGGTGGGATTCACAAGTGTAACGACCTGTAGTTCATAGGTGACGCTGATGGTGAGTGGTGCGGCCGGTGTGGGAATAAGCGAGATGGCCGGTGGATTCAGGGCGGCATTAGGGAAGTATCTGAAATAACCCGGCTGTCCGGCTTGTAGGGAGATAGGCGAAGCCAAGGGTTGACCAAACTCTATTTGCGGACTGCCCTGCTGGCCCGGACTAGGCTCTTGTTTATCAACCTGCGAAATAGGTGATGTTGCACGTTCAATCGGGAAGAGTATACGATTCCGAGTGCTGTCGAAAACGCCCAAAATTCGACGGATGCCCGGTCCGGCTCCCGTAACACCCGCTGTAGGTGCCAGTGTATAGTTGGATTGCCCGGCAATCGTTATAAGACTCTGTCGGGCCACAATAAACGGGCTGTAAACCGAACTGTGCATACAGTCCTTGTGTATGCGATCAATCCAACCGATAAACTTGGTGTCCGTGGCCACAAGAACCTGACGGATGTCGATTGAACTGTCCGAGGCGATACTGGAAACCGTAAGGGCCATTTACTTTCCGTTTACAGCGGTTTGAACGTTTTCGTAATGCTCACCGGCAGCCAATCCAAGCATACCGAACAAGAGGGTCATTAAGGTTCCTAGGTCCAGCGAGGGAAACGCAATTGGATGATGGAACAGTGCCGCCAACCAAGTGGCCAAGGGATTGATTATAAACTGCGTGAAGAGGCCCAGGCCGCAAATCCATCCGATGGCCGGTCGCCAACCCGCCACAAACATACTTGGGCTGGCGGCTTCTTGCTGGTCTACGGCAATCTGCGCCGAGACCTGCGCGATAAGCTGGGACTGCATGCCCAGTTGAATTCTTTCTATCTCGGTCCGATTTTGTAGGGCCACCGTGGGATCGATTTTAAACAGGGAAACAATCTTGGCCACGGCATCGGCCACAGAACCCCCAACCAAACTTGTCCAGTCCACAGCCATAGATCAGACCCTCAGCTTTCGTACAGTAATTTTGTCGTCCACAGAAACTTCTAGTATGCCGCCTGGCTTGATGCCCTTGCCAAACTCAAGTTGCTTGCCCGGCTCGATGCCCTCAATTAGCCAGGATATAAGATCCAAGTCTTGGCTGTGCGTGCCCAAGGCTGGCCGGGCATTGGGAAACTTTCTAACATAGCCCACAAAATAGAAGAATACGGTTTTGAAGCGGTTGTAGAAGGTCCTGAAGGCCTCTCCACCAGGCACCCGGACATCTGGATGGCGCTCAAAGAATTCCAAGAAGGGGTCCGCGGCCTTGTGGTCCATGCCCTGTAGCGAGCCCATGTTCCAGCTTCTAAGACGCTCCGTCGTAACAATCGGGATACCCACATATCGGCTAATTATTTCCGAGGTCTGAAGGGCCCTCTTGGTATCCGAGCTTGTTATGCTCGTGATGCCAAGTTCCTTTAGACGCCGGGCCGCTCGTGAGGCATTTAGACGGCCTTCGGCATTCAAGGGAATATCATTCCAGCCACTAACCAAATCGTTGTCTGGTAGATCCTCGTTGGTCTGGCCATGGCGATAGAAGTAAATACACAAATGTTTTTAGGCCTCACACATCCAAAACGCGTTCAAACCAACTATGATTGTTCTGGGGCTTTCCCAAGGCGGCGTAGCGCAATAGACGGGCCAACTGAAACTCCTTGATACTGTGTCCAAATTGTTGGTAAAGCTGAACGGCAACCGGCGGGCCTTGGTTGGCCGCAGTGTCTAACATGGCATTGGCCATGCGCTGGTCTGGTTCTTGGTCCATGGCCGGGGTCCAATACTTCTTTAGGTAGATGTCCGAGGCCTGTGCCTTAGTTAGGTTTCGGATACCGTCGGCGCCCAGTTCGGGATGCCATCTAAGACTAATACCCCAATTGGTGAGTCCTCCGGGGTCAGAGGGATTGTCCACTAAGCCGCCCTCGTGGTTCATTACTAAGTTCACGGCCACTTGGAAATCTGCCATCTTACCTGTCCTGGGGGGCGGGCTGCCGGATACTGTAGTTTTCGGATTTATCCGGGGTAAAGACCGAGGAGCTTTGTTCCTCTTCGGGCACAGTGGCCGTCACGTTGACTGAACGGCCTTTGGGTCCCACCAAAGAGCCTTTGTCTCCAGGGCGTAGGGTGTCCATATAGGGACGTTCCTTTTCCTTGATGGGTTGATACTCTTTGGCAGGCTTGCTTAACTGTCCAGGACCTATGGGATCGGTTGTTGCGACTTTAGGCGGCGGTCCACTCAGCTTACCCGGGCCACTTGTATAGGAATTGAGTTGTTTCTTGTCTTGATTTGGCATATTAAAGTTTGGGCCTTCTTTGTTGTAGCAGGATATAGGCCTCCAAGACTGCCTTCACGCACTCAGCTGTCCACCCTAGGGTGCGCTTCGCGTGCATCTCTTGTTAGTTTCTAATCGAAGTCAACGGTATAGATACGCTCGTCTGCAGCTGTAGGGATGTCTTCCAATCGTCCCAATGGGACGACGGAATTTCCGCCTCTAGAGGTCCACTGACTCCCACGGTTCACGTCATTCAGGGCCTTACGGTCGGCATTGGGCCTCAGCAAGCGTACCTGCTCATCGTGAAACATGGCCAATCGACGTTTGACTTCCAGGGCAACGTCACCCCTAAGCAAATAGGTCTTTCCGGGTTCGAACTTGTGTCGATTGAGTTGTACGCCCGGATGGCTGTGATCGAAAAGATCGGCCAAGGGAATTTCAACCTTCACGTATTCCTCTCGCGTGGGCATGGTCTTGGCAACTTCTCTGATATCGCCAAAACTGTGTCTATCGTTGGTTTGTTCGGCCGCCAGAAGGCTCTGAATGCTGCTAATGCTTTCAGCGGCCTCCCGCCGGGCCAGTTCTTTGGCCTGGATTTCGATTTTAGCCTGTTGGGCCTTGGCAGCCTTGGCCGCCCGGGCCTTGGCCAACGCCACTAATTTGGACTGCGCCACAGCTGCATCAAGGGCCGCCTGTTCAGCGGCCCCTGTGGTTGCCGTGACCTCTTCGGCGGCTTGAAGTTCGCCATCCGTCGAAGCAGTTTCCGGAATAGTCGCCTCTGTGTGAGGCGCTGCTACCGTTTTCTTAACTGCCATTTTTGGTCACCCTTCTTTCTTACTTATTCTCATTAGCTGTGAATTCGCCGGCGGACTTTCCAGTCCCACCACCGAATTCGTTAAACATGTTGGAGCCCTTGAGGACCTCGGAGCCTTCACCCACGTCTTCCCCGCCCGCAAGGTGCATGCGGCGGAGTTCCACGGGAGCTCGGCTGGAGGGCTGAGAGGCGTCCATTTTGAACGTATCCTGAGCCGCGAGGCCTTCCTTGACGGGGACCTGTGCACGGAAGGAAGGCGCAGTATCAACGTCAATTTCGGCGTTGCTAGTGCCCTTCTCATTAATACCGTTCCACACGATCTCGCCTTCAAGCAAGCCCAGCGGATTTGGTTTCCAGTTTCCCATTCTTTTTCCTTTGTGGCCACAGGGACCTCCATGAAGAGGCCCCTAGCCAGAAAATTGTTAGTTGGTTTTGCTATTGAGACCCGAACTGCGAACCACGATTACCCAGTTCTGGTTGGTTATGAGCGACTTGAAAGCGAACTTCCAACCAATCTTGCGGCTTTGCTGCAAGGGGTCGGCCTGTCCACCGGGAGCCACAACGTAGACACGGAGGTTCTGGAGGTCCGAGATCTGGTAGGCAAATCGCCCAATGGCCAGACTGGTGTAAACCAAGCTGGACTGACCCGCAGTGACCTGCGAGGTTGCGGCGAAGGCCGGAGAATTGCTCCGAATGACTCGGAAGCCATAAAGCTCACCGACTTCACCACGCCAGATTTTCTCGGGCGCTCGAAACTGAGCGGCGGCCTTAAAATCCGGGTCCTTGAGCAATGCGGCATAGGGCTGGGGGCTCGTAACGAAGGCGTAATAACCGCTCTCGTATGGACGGGCGCCGTTGCCGTTAAGTGTGGCCTCAACCTCAACGAGGTCCACAGCAGTCACGACATCCGAGCCCACAAGGGCTGTATCCGAACTCTTGTTGTTGGGCCGATAGACCGTGGTACCGGAATTCAGTACGTTATAGATAAGCTGATCGTAGGTTTCTGCGGCCTGCAAGCCAAGAACGTAAATTGTACGTTCGACGAGATTATGTCTCGCGGTCAATTCTGCAAGGTCCGACAAACGAACGAGAGCGCCGTACTGTTCGGTGATTGCTTCAAACTGGTTAATAGTGAGCGCCGAAGCATCGGGCGGCACACCTTCTGTCAACTGAGTAGGAGTAGCAGCAACAGACAGCTTCTCTTCCCTCGTGAAGCGAATCGTTTTGGACGAATTCGCCGGCAACGGGTGTTTGTCACCGAACTGATCCAGGATGGTGTTAAGCTCCGCAACTTCGAGGAGCCGCGCACTCATGTAGGTAATCAATTCGGCTGCTGTAGAACCTGCTTGTCCCGCACTCCCCGCAGTTACTGTAATAACGTCTGCCAAAGTAATTCTCCTTTAAGGAATTACCGACCTAGAAATTCACGTCCGCCAGCCCGCGTTTCTCCAGTTCCTCAATAAGCATCCTACGACCTTCTTTGGTTGCCAAAGTGGGTTTGGTCTGCGGTTGATTACGCCGCATACCATCGTTGGGTTCTTGCTTAAAGTCCGAAGTTCGGGGCTGTAGGGGTGTTCTAGGTGTGGGGTTTTGGGCTACTGGAGTCGGTCTAGACGCCAGCTCGGCCAGCTTCTTAACCTGGTGCTCATTCCAAACATCGCGATATTGTTCCGCAAGATCCTCTTGCATGGTGGGATTGCCTTCCAGGGTTTTAATATAGCCAGCCAGTTTGGGCCTCTGTTCCAAGACCTTTTGATATTCCTGTGAACCATAGAAGTTTCGGAAATCCGGCACGTCCTTGGAAACGTTCTCCAGGGCCTGCTGCTTTCCGACATTCTGGACCACGGGCATATAGGGCCCGACCGCACTCTGAACAATCTCATAGACATATTGACCCAGTACGTTTCCATAGGGGTCCCATTGGTCTTCTTTTTGTCCAAGTTCTGCGGCTTTGGTAAGGTCTTGCGCAAACCGTCGACGATCTTGTAAATAGCTAACGGGCTTCTGCGGGGCATTTGTAGTGCCGGGTTTAATACCCGATTTGCTAAGTGGGTCTTCGCCTGTGACGGCCGCAATCATCGAACGCAATTGTTCGATGGTACGATCTTTGGTCTCAATACCCTGTATGGCATCCTCGGCGGTCTTGTAAACCGTACCAGTCTTGGTCTTAAGTTCAGACCACTTCGTGGGTTCCGTAGGTGTCACTGCGGGTGTTTGAGGTGCAGGTTCCTCGGCAGCTGTTGTCAGTTCCGTGGGAACGGTGTTGCTATTGGTGAGATTCTCACCATCAACACCAACCCGCTGAAAGAGCGAATCAAAATCTTCGTCTCCCGTCGGGGGGTTCCAGCCGGCTTGTGGCTCGACTGCTGGCTGTTCCAGTGGGGGCGGAACGGGCGCAAGGGCCTGTGTCTCGCCTTCGTTTGGAAGGGCCTGTTGCTGTTCTTGCATTTATTCTCCTACGCTTGTGGCGTATTTGGATTTCCGCTACTTGTGGTAGCGGGTAAACTTTTTGGACAATCGTGGCAAACTTGGTTATCAGGCCCTCTATCCTGACCAAGCTTCCACCCGGAATTAATTCGGGCCGCCAAATGGGCATCGCACAGGGTTATGTTAAGGCCATGGCAACAACCGCTCTTAAGGCTGTAGTAGCGTACGGGACCGCCTATGGCCATCTAGTTGGCTTCCCCACTTCTGCCTATAATTTCCACGTACTTCGCCAGTCTTTCAAACTCCTGCCGCTCCTCCTGATAGGCCTCGCGGGCCTCTTCGGTTGGTCGGCCGCTTTCCTGCCGTAGCTGCCGCTCCACAAAGCCATAGGCCTCTATCAATGCACGTAGTTGGTGGCGGTTTTCGTCTTCGGTGGGCTGTTCCAGCCGGCTTCTAAGTAACGCCCTAGTGACTCTGAAGCGCCGGAGTAGTTCTTGAAAGCCCAACTGTCCTCCAAGAGAGAGAATAGCACCGCTAAGTTCCTTGCCAGTACCAAGGGGTCTGACATCCTCTTTGTCTACTTCCACAAATAACAAGGCATTAGTTTTGGTTTTGCTGGGCAAGGTCTTCCTCCGAAATTTCAGGGTCTAGCATGTGGAACACGACGTTAAAGAAACAATCCCGGCAGACTTGCTGGAAGTCCACGGGGTCGATGTAGCTTGAAGGCTGGGCCTCACAGATTTCACACTTGACCATCGTTTACTCCGGGGGCATGTTGCCCAGCTGACTGAGGCCCAGAGCACTCGTGCCGCCCGCCCCGCCTAGCTTTTTGGCCATAGTATCTATATTAGATCCCGGAATTCGGCCCTCGTGCTGGGACTTGGTGGGTCGGCCCGTCTTTGGGCTTCGAGCGCCTTTAGCACCTGGAGGACCTCCCGGTTTGGCAGATTTCTCAGCCTTCTTGTCAGCAGACTTGCCAGCATTATCGTTAGACTCGTGCTGACCACCAATAGACTCACCACTAGGAGCAATGGGGCTGGGACTGTTAGCAGCAACCAGGGCATCGGCTTGACCTTTGGCTTGAATTTTTTCCATCTCCTGCTGGTGTTGCATCTGCTGCATCATGAGCTGCTGTTGCATGTTCTGTTGCTGCTCTTGCTGCACTTGCTGATCGGTCTTCATGATTTGGTCAATGTGCTTAATCTCAAATGTCTTGAGCATTTCCCTCGTGGCAACTTGCACATTGATATAGGGATTATCTTTCATAATCTGGGCCAAGGCCATCAGATTACGCTGTCGAACAATCTTGGAAGTGGCATAGTTAGCCGCAACGATGTTGAACTGGTAGGTGCCAATTAGACTCTTGGGGTCCACTGTTACTGTGGGCGGTTGGCCCGGCACGTCGGCCTTGGGGTTGGCGGCATCCCACGGTCTATCCACGAACTGCTGAATCATGCTGGCGCACATCTCCAACAGGGGCTGCAAAATGTCCACTTCCAGATTGCGAATGAACATCTTCAGACGGTAGTTGCTCTCGCCAATGATTTGCTGGATGCCCGTGGCGGTCTTGTTACCACCACCGCTTCCAACGCCCTTACTATAAAAGTCGCTTATTCCAGAGGCCTGCTCAATCATGGGCCTATAGACATCTAGGATGGCATAATCCCCAGCGGCCGGTGTAAACTGCGGCAAAGGGAAAATAACCTTAGAAGGGTCCCCAACGGTTCCAACAAAACCCCCAGGTATGTTAAAACGCTGCAGGCTTTCGTGGTCGATTTCGGCATTGATATCATAGGCATATCGGTGGTTGATACCAATATTCCAGTTGTCGGCAATCATGTTGACGAAGCGGTTTAGGCTCTCAGACAAATCCGAAATGATTTCGATGGCGCCTAGGCCAAAGGCCTCGTTGGGTAATTTAATGAAATCCGTGTGCAGAATGGGCGAGCGCTTGTGGAAGAAGGGGTTGTCACCATCGAACAAAAGGATGGTCTCGCCCCCGTAAATCCGGCGCTTGTAGGGACTATAGGCCGTGGCCCTAAAGCTGGCCCGTAGGTCCTTGAAAGAGATTCCCTCGGGATCCTCACCAAAGGTCATGATGGTCCAGGTGTTATCGTTCTTGTTCCAAAACTCAGCCAGCCTTATAACAATCTCGTCGGCGTTTTCCTCGTTACTTAGACGCTGACCCAGAGTATCCAGGCCTTCTTGAAAGTAGGCCGGTTGCCTATTGGGATCATTGTCCATGGCCTGCAGGCTGGCTGTTTGCTCTTCCTTGAGCTCACGCCATGTTCGCTCGGTCAGATGGGCCTCATAGGCGCCATCCGGATCGTATAGATAATCATAAACGTCTATGACCGTAAAGCGCGGGCAGGCCTTGGGCACTTCCTCTTGCTTGGCCCTGTAGCCCTGAATGATGGGCTGACCGTCGGGTCCCATAACGGGTTGCATGGCCGGCTGGCCCGTTTGGGGGTCTACCACGGGCTGTTGCATGGGCTGACCATCCGGCCCTATAGCGGGCTGTCCCGTGGCGGGGTCCACGAGGGGTTGCATTACGGGCTGCTGATAATAAATGGGTTCTTTGCTTACGACGGTGGTATAGCCAAAATTCCAATCGACCTTAACGGCGTTTTGACCATAGATGACCAAATTTCGAACCAACTGTTCGACGGCGCTGATTAAATCGGCCTTGTGAAGTTTATCCTGTAGGGCCACTTGCATCTGATCGGCCTGATCGTCTTGGCTATAGGGCGGTTTGGGCTTGGTCTCGAACCAATCCTCCATACTGAAGAAGGCGTCCATGGTACGCGCCACAATATTTTCTACCGTGGAGAACGGGTATGGAACAAAGGTATTAGAACGCTTGGTTAGATTGTCGGGATAGTATTTATCGTCCCGCTGGCCTAAGTACTGGCGATAGTAGTGCGCCCTCCGTAGATCATATTGGCGCCTAAAATACCTCATTCTTTTGAGTTCAGCCGAGACAAACTGGAGCTTTTTATTTCGGCGTGCTCGTTCGGCATTATCAACAGCTCCCGATACATCATCATCTAGGTTGGCATTATCGTTGAGCATCCCACCTACGGGCGTGGTGTAGTGTGTACCTAGCGCCCTGCGGGGATTGCGGTCCGATGAGGCCATCGTTGGAAGTGCATTAGCCATTTTCTAAAGTTCCCTCACTGTACTGCTAAGTGCGCTTGAGCTTCATTACGTATACATCTACGTTGGTTGTGGTGCAGTTGTTGAAGACCCTAATACTCCTAAACTCGTCACTCATATCGAATGTGAAGACTTGATTGACTGGAAGGCCCATGTCAGCAGCTGAGGCGGCTCCAAGGCCCGGCGGACCAAACTCCAGATTGATATTGGCGCCCGTAGTGGCGCCGGGCGTTCCAACGGCAATTCCACAGATGGCGAATAGTTGGTTGGTACCCAAGACAATTTCTGCACCGGAGGCCGCTGGTGCGATTGTCTGTTTAGTTACAGATTCCACTCCGCCTGAGGCCGAGCTGGGTGAAAACACTGCTGCAAATGTGGCGATTGAAGTTCTCCCTTATTGTGTATAGGCTTGATGCTTCATTTTGGAGAGCATCTCTTTTAGTTCGCCACGCATTTTAATTTCTTCTTCTGTTAACTTGCCCGTACCAGATTTCTTGATTCGTGGCATCCAAGAGTCCAGTACGAACTTAATCTGTTCTCGTTTGACAACTGAATACAGAAGAATAGCTTGTAAAATCGGTTCCACACCTTTTTTACCATGCCATGTAATTTGGTAACATGGCAACGCATTGGGATATTTTGAACCTTTTCTTAACCAAATTCGTCCGCCGCCAAAAAGGCTTTGTAGTTCTTTCAGGGCTGGTAAGTGTGTATTAGTAACGGACAGGCGAACACATTGCTGTCCTTTCTTGGTAGTCCAAATATCCACACATCCCTCGCCGTCTATAAAGCCTGCAGCCCATTCCAGTGTGGCCAAAGGACCCCCTTTAATCAAAAAGTAAGAAAAAGGTAAAACCAGCACTAGTAGGCGTATTGGCGGGTGCAGTAGGAAAGGTTATAGTAACCTTAGTATCCAGCAGACTGTAAGAATTTCCATCTAACCCTACAATTCCCGATGCCTTGGTGGACTTTCCATCCACGGCGAACCAGTTAATAACTGGAGTACCTATCGCAATAGTGTATGGATCCCGCTCTAGGTCGAGAACAAACACCGTTGAGACATTGTCTCCTTGCACATTCCCAGTAATGTTAAATTCCGTTTTAATCGCCACTAAAACTCCTTCTAAGAAAAATAGAGATTTCCACCAAAGCTCAAAAAGGCCCCATTACCAGGTGCTAAGGGCCAGGTTACATTTACAATATTGTGCGTGAGCCCAAAAGCCATGGTGGGTGTTTGTCCATCCGAGGAGAATGGATCGGTAATAGTTGTAGGCAAGATTGTGGCTGTTATTGTAAAAGGCAGCGCCACACCACTGCTGGGCAACTGATAGCCAACAGGGTCTGTAAGCAAATTAACAGAGCAAGTGGTAGAAACACCGTCACCCTTCACCTGTCCCAGAAAGCCTATATAGGTTTTAAGAGCCATTTTACTCTTCCGTCCATTCTATCCAATACCCATAGGTTAGGGTTGCGGCATCAAACAAAACTCCAAGAAAATCCGTGGTTCCCCTCAGAACAAAAGCCTGGGCTGGCAAGCCGCCGAACGTCCATTCCTTACTGTAGACTGGACAAGTGGCCACTACCGTCGTGGAAAGTGCAAGACCTTGGTCTAAAACTGCAGTCCCCACTAGAGTTTGAGTTGTGTTTACGGCCGTTACATGGTCGCAAACTGCGGTGGCCGTACCGTTGTTTGTGTCCAATTTTGTAATGGTGTCCGCTACGTTTGTGCCACCTGATAGTGCACTGTAACGATTTAACTTTATGGTATGATAGGCCAGCGTGGTGCTCGTGGCAATATAGTTAAGACCCACCTTGACAATTCGAACTGTTTTGGTTGAGGAACCCTGAAGAAAAGCACCAACGCCCGCTACCGATGTTAGACCGGAATTTCCCGAGGCATAAGTTGCTCGACGCCCTTCTATGTTAACGAAGGTGCTACCAGTGGAGTCGGCTTGTACAGCTACAGCTTGTCCAGCCGTAAGGGCCGGAACCGTGGTCTGATATACCGCTGACGTGGCCAAGGCATTCGTCGGTGCTGTGGCCGCCCCGATTGTGCTATCTAAAGTGGCGTTGGCGTTTCCAGTGATGCCGACTTTTTGCACGCCCGAAGCGGCCGTACTGGTGGCCGTACCAGCCACGGAACTCAAATCGGTCTTGAGGGCCGTCGTAGCGGCTATGACGCCGGCCTTGGTGGTGTTGTCCGTGATGGCCATGAAGGAGCCATTAGTCACGGAGTTGGTTACGCCCAGTGTGCCCACAAGGTTTACATCCTGAACACCGGCCGCCGTCGTGGTTTGATTTGAGCGGGCCCTCGTACCCGCGATATACATGTCCGAACTGGTCCCGATTACTACGCCCGTCGGCGCCGTCCCAAAGGTCTGCGGTACGCCCAGTGCAGTACTGGCCACCTGGGTGATATTATCAACCCACGGACTTGTACTTTGTGTAACGGCCAGACTGGCATTGCCTACTGTAACTGTGCCTGAAACGGGCTGCGTGGTGGTGCCCGTGGGGTCCACGCGAAGTGGATGCGCTGAGACGCCCAGAACGTTGGTGCCGTCTGTGACTTCAACTTGCCAACTATTGGCTGCGGTATTGGCCGTGCCCTGATTGGCCGTGACCGTACCACTAACGGGCTGGGTGCCTTGAAAAAATGTGCCCGTTACGGCCACGCTATTATTGGGGCTAACGGCTACTACAAGGGCCTTGTCTGCAACAACGGCCGCAGTACTGGCGGCCTTAACGGCAGCTGGACCATTGGTGCCATCCGTAAGTTCCGTGGGCCAGGCATTGGCCAAACTGTTGGCCGTGCCTTGGTTGGCGGTTACGGTTCCAGAGACGGGTTGCGTGCCCTGAAAAAAGGTCCCTGTAACCGGAACGGTATTCGTGACGAAGGCATTTACAGCCGGCACCACAACCGCAGCCGGTGTTGAACCATAATTCACGACAGCCGTGGCGCCTAGGGCCGTGCCCGCAACCTGTGTAAGGTTGTCTACCCAAGGGCTCGTGCTCTGCGTGGCCCCAACCGTTCCCGTAACCGTGGTAGTGGGCGCGGTGTCCACAACAACGTGCAAATTTGAACCCGTGGCCTGTGTGGCCGTTATACTACCGGAAACGGCCTGTGTACCACTGGGCTGGTTCCATGTTACGAGGCCATAAGTGCTGCCACCGGGCGCGGAATTCACGACTCCGGCCAGACCTGCGGCATTCGAGGGGTCGGCGATGTTTTGCCGCTCGCGTTCCACGGTGTTAGCCCCGACGACCAACTCGGTGCAGTCTATTTTGAGGCCCGTTGATTGCGGTGGAACTTGGATGAATTGGTCTGAAATTTTACTAACCCTCTACCATTTCCAAATTGAACACCTAGGACACAACGCGCCACCGCACCGGGGATGCAACCAGGAGGCCGTGGTAATAGCACAATTACTGCAAATAATAAGCGGCACTGTAATCAAACGGGCCCGGGTGAGCTCCACAACTAACCTATTCAAGAGCCCAACACCTATGTAAAGAGCCAACGTAAGACCAGCGGCATATTCAAGAACATGAGCAAGCATAGATGTTTAAGGGGTCTTTCCAAGTGTTGCAGACCATTCAAAAAATTTCCGCCGGCCGTCACAATGGGCTGCCCTGGAGGCGGCGGACTGCCGGGATTAAAAGCAAATTCCATGACGGCGATATTCATTAGCCCAAGAACTCGAAACGCAACCTGAGCACATAGACGGGATTGCCCGTTGAGCCCGTTACGGTGGTGCTATAACTGATGGGTTCATTGGCCACAGCCCAAAAACAACCCAATAAGAGCCCCGTTTCGCCTATACTGGCCAAACTTACAGGCGCACTACTAACGGTGCTAGCCCCAACGGCGGCCTGCCCATTAGACCATTCCACCGTAACCACCACTGTGCCAGCCGTCCCGGGGGAAGTAACCATGACATCGACCCAAACGGCATACATACCCGAACAAACGGGATTGGCAAAGGCCTGTGTGACGGGTATTGAAGTGGTTTGGCCCGTCAAATTTACCGCAGAATCCGCAACTTGCATTCTAGAACCTCGCCTTAAACTGCCCCGGGGCCTGTGTAGTGCCCATGTAGGTATCCTGCTTTGAAACAAAGGCACAACAATCCTGACACCAGATGGCATAATCCCCGCGGACCACGAGGGGATTCTTGCTCATACAGATTCGACAGAATAGCGCCAGAACGGGACCGCCCTTAAAATTCGAAAAGGTGCTGATACTAATATCGGCATCCGGACCAGCTGGCGGCAAAGGACAGAAAGGCGGCGGAGGTGGTATGAAGGGCACCAAACTGCCGGCCGGTATTTCCTCGGGTTCGGGTTCATAAGGTAATAGCAGAAAGTTACGGTCTATAACTGGTGCAACCGTTGGGGCCATAAACTGCCCGCTGGCATACAATTCATCCAAAGTGGATGTGGGAAAGGGGCCAATTATCTCATCAAAATCCCCGGCCTGAATATAACCATAGATAGCCGGAACGGGATAGCTGGCTACAGGCGCTACAGGGTTGGCCCACAAATCCTCCTCATGAATGACCGTGAGGAAGAAAGCCGGTTCGTGCATTTCGAAAGGCCACTGTTGTAGCAGGGCCAAACTGGCCGGAACCGGGGCCGGAAGAGGGCCTGACAGGCCTTCATCCAAATCCAAATATAAGGCACCAGTGGCGTCAGTTTGTTCGAAAGCCCACTGGTCTACACGATATATGCTAGCAGGAACTGGCGGAGTGGGGTTCTGCCAAGAATCCTCGGACGTGAACGCAATAAGATTAGTGGATTCGTTCTGTTCGAAAGGCCACTGTTGAGGCCAGTTCAAGATGGCCTGAAGAGGTTGGACCAATTGTAGCCAAATTGGATCCTCACCGGCCACGAACTGGATTACTTGTGTATCCTCGTCAGAGGCTGAAAAAGGCTGTTGAGGCTGAGGCCAGTTTTGAGGCGAAACGGGATTGGCCCAGAAATCCTCATCATATTGGAAGACCGGCACGGTGCTGCCGTCGTCCAAGAACAACATGAGCGTCCAGGGTGTATCGTAAGGCGGTGGTTGCGGGACCCAAGGACTTTGTTCGTCAGTGACAGGAACGGCCGCAACGAAAGTCGGCGTGTTTTCGCTATCAACAAAAGGCAGCTGAACAAAATTGCTTGCCGGGACAGACGGAATCTGGGGGTCCCAACGATCCTCATCCGGTTGATAAACCGGGGCATACGTGGGATGAACATCGTCATCTGTTATGACAGCAGTTTGGGGCCAGTTGAATGGCGGTACGGGATTCTGCCAGTATTCTTCCTGTATAGGAATAACATTGGAAAAGAAAGTAACGGGATCGTCTTGAGACTGGCTAAAAACCTGCTGGGCTGCCAGCGTGTTGGTGGAGACTATACTTAGCCCGACAGCCAAGGCTACTACAGCGCCGGCCTGTTGAATACTTACCCACCAACCGGCATCCTCGTCGAAATGGCTATCTTGCCATTGACCGGCTAGCTGCTCATCGTCACTGGGCCAAAAGTATCGTAGCATTTTCTACCAAACGCTGATTTGTGGTTCGACAGGCCAAGCCAAATTTGTGTTGTAGCTGTCGTCTTCAAAAGTTAAGTTTGCACTGGCGGTTCCGGCTATTGCAATGATGCCTTGCTCAATGGTATCACCAGAGGTGCCGGTAGCCGTGGCTGTTTTGATGCCCGTGGAGGAAACTGTTAGCGATTCCGAGAACGCCGCATCGCCACCACTTACGTTATTGGTTTGATCGATTTGGGCATAAACAAGAGGACTGCTCTCTGCCACATACGTGCGATTGTTGATGTCATCATAAAAGAACGCAATGATTAAGTCATTGGCTGTTGAAGTGCTGCCGGATGTACTAACCGAAATCGTAGTTGATTCCGTATTGCCTGTGGCATCCTGAGGAGAGGCAATTTGCCCGGTTATTTCCTGAACATGAATGTGGACATCGTTGGCACCACCCGCGCCGCTAGTAGAGACGTTGACAACATTGTGTCCACCGTTTGCGCTATTGACGGCGTAACAGGCTACTTGACCATGGCCCGAAGTTCCGGCATTGGATGCCCCGGTCACCTTTACAAAGGTTTCACCGGTCATTGTTGGAGTGCCTACAATAACCTGCCCGCTGCCCGCTGCCGCAGAAGCGGCTCCAATCCAACACAGAATCATGTTACCAGCGGTTATGTTACTAGTAAGGGTAATACTCGTTGACGTAGTTGTACTAGTAAAATTAGCCTTATGTTGCTGTATTGTTGGAGCAGCCATTTAGAAAAGGAACCACAAACCAAATGCGGGTTGAACTTGTGGAACAACATGTAAATTTGTTGGCGGGGCTAAAGTACTGGCCACGCCAGCCGAAAACTCATAGGCGCCTATGGCCGGAGGTGCTGGACGGACTAATCCGTCATGATCCGTGGCAACATTGCCTTGCCACGGGGGATAGCTATTATAGGTGTTTCCTGCAGTAACTGCAACTCCGGCAGCATTGGCCGGACTGCTTACAACGACTAAATGAAAATCCGGTGTAGAAGTGCTAATAAAACCCGGGTTGGAGTTTATGTTGCTTGTGAATGTTCCTGCACCCGCAGTCGGGCCTGTGCCGTTGCCGAACCAGACGTTGTTGGAGCCGTGGATCTGTGACAGCCCTCCTGCTATGGCTTGCGCCAGATAGGCCTGGTTGGCATTCGTTTGCTGGATAATGTTGTTGCGGACGTTGATGGTAATGGCACTGTTCCCGCCACCGCAGGCCGCTCCGGGCCCGTTGCCGTATTTCGTGATGGCACTATCGAAGCCTATACTCGTTTGCCCGCCCACATTATAGAAAGTATTGTTGTAGACTTCGGCTACGCCTGACCCAACATTTCCAGCCTCACACGCATCCGCGAAATAGATACCACTGTAACTGCCGGTTCCGTCTGGCGGGTCGGGGCCATTGCCAACGTTGTAGATGACATTGTTGTAAGCCTCGACCTTTCCCTGCGAAGGATCGATGCTAGCGAAGTCAATCCCATCGCATTTGTTGTCGTGGATCAAATTGTCGTGAACAGAGAGATCGTATTGCTGGTGCCCTGTTGGATCGGTCGGTCCCCCGGAACCCAATGGCGAAGAATGGAACACGATATCCCGGCAAGTGTTGTTGTTGTGGAGGCTGTTCCATCCGGCCTCCATGTGATTCGCGTCCGTCGAGAAATAAAGCGAGTGATATTGACGCGCGCTGCCCACGATGTTCGAGATTTCGTTTCCAAACAACTTGACGTTCGTATGCACACTGATTTGGACACAACCGACCTGACCAGGACTGCCCGTGCAGGTATAGGAGTTTCCGACGAAGCGTTCATTGTTCCCGCTATACTGGTCGAAATATGCTTGGATGTTTCCGGCGATTGATAGTCCCGCCATCGTGAAATACTGGCAACTGGACGGGAACCCGGCGGAGCACCGAACAGCGATACCATTGGTGCAACCGGTACATTGCACTCCCGGTTGGGGCGTCGCACCTGGATAGGCGACCATTGCTACGGGGTTGCCGGCCGTGCCGCTAGCACCCCAATCCATAGCAGAAACGCTGCCTCCGCTCGAAACGATGACGCCGCCTTCCCAGTAGGTCGTGTCGCCCGCGCCCATATGACTGAAGGCATTCTTCGGCGTCAGCCAAGGTGCGCCAATACTACCAGTACCTGTGGAATCATTGCCTGTGGTCGCCACGAAATAAATATGACCGCCGGCACGAACGGTAAAGGACACCGCATTTGAAGTACCGGTAGGAGTGGTAACAATGAAATTTCCGGTGCCGGCGGTGCAACCGGAGCCTATTTGAACGATGAGCTCTTGATACCAAAGATGGGCCATGCCCCAACCGGTATAGGCCCCAGTTGACGGAAGAACACGAAGACAGTTTAGCCCATTCCAAGTTACTGTACTAGTGCCTTGCGAAACCCCTAAATTCTTCCCATAAAGCGTAACGTACGAACCTGCAAAACCCCCCACATTTTCGCCACCGCTATTCACACCGCTATCTAAATCACTAAAGAACAAAGAGGGCGGTGTTAGCTGAGGGAAATTGTCGAAGAACACGCCATTTGAAGCCGGTGCGCCCGTTGTGCCATTAGCACAGGCCGTGGAACAGACCTTCACCCAGTTTAGTTTCGCAGTCGCAGCCTGTGGACTGCCGCCAACGGCAGTCGCTAACGCAACATTGGCAATCATAAACATTGCGTTCTGTGGAATATTCGACCCGGAATAGGTGTTCGTCGTAGCGCCATCCACCTTCCACGTCACGGAACTGGATGTCCAGATAAGTTCGTAGGTGTGATTACCAGAGGCATAGCTATTTACGGTCGCCTGCCCCGTGAAGGTTCCGCACGCCGGGGCTCCCGAGCAAATGTTCTGTCCCACGGCGTTGTTGCCAAGATTAGCGGGTTTGCCCTCTGCAATATCTATTTCCGCCGAATCGGACGTGTCGAAGGGCCAGTTACACGAGCCGATGTTGTCGGCACTATGAATATTTGAGGCTTGGCAGTTTGCACCTAGCAACCACAGAAATCCCGGCCATGTTCCAGCGCCGCTTAACTGCGCATTAAATTGGAAGTCCCCAAAAGTAAACGTGCCAATAGACTGCATCGCACCACTAGTCCAACTTGTGGATTGCGTGGTGCGAGTGGAACCGTCCATATTTGTATCGTGACAGGTTGGTGTACTTTGGCTAATAACAGCCACAGTAGCAACATTACTGGCCGTGGTGATTTGAGAGGGTTTATAGCATTCCAGTTCACTGTTACTTGTATCGCCAAGACGATTTAGTACAACCCATTTTGACGGGTCTGGGACCTGTGCAGTTGCCGGTAGTACCAAAGAGAGCAAAAGCCCTATAACAAGCGTGAAACGTTTCATTTATGGAATCCATCCTGGTGTGCCAGATTGTTCAGAACTCTGCGCACTCTCGGCACCAACATTGTTAACTTCGGTAAGAACATAGAAATAGGTGACCTCTGGGGTCACGGCATAGTCGTTATAGAGCTGGATACCGTCAGGAACATTGGCAATAAGGGTGTACGGACCTCCGCTGACCGTTGCGCGGTATATATTATTACTGGCCGCATTGGGGTCAACGGAGTCCGTCCACGTTAATTGCAAGAAGTACTGCCGGGGCAAAAAGGCCCCGGGCACTGCGTATACGAGTTGGACCGTATACGCCATTTATTATTCGACGTGCTCGACGCTGAACTCATAGGTCAATGAGGCCGTCGCTGAAGCTGCCAATAGGTCAACGGAGGGCTGGGTGGCCGCAGAGGTAACCATGACGACGCTATCAGGATTGGGCGCAACCCATCCACCTGGACCGGCCGCACCACAACCGAAAATGACGTGGTTAGTACGACCTGTCGAAGAGGCCGTCCCACCTGTGGAGGCCACAGCGGTAGCGGCCTGCATGCCCGCATCTTTAGGGGAAGGTGTAGTGGCCGTTCCCGCCGTAGAGGCCGTAGTGGCCCGCATGATACGAAACACGATACCACTAATCGTGGTGAGGGCGCTAGCACGTCCGATTACGTAGGCCGCTTGGAAGGCCACGTTACGAGCCGGAACAGCGCTAGCGGGTTTCAGATAAATTGCGTCTGTTTCGGTGTTACCCGTACCAGACGTTGTGCTCACGCCAGGAGTGGCAAGTGAGCTAGTGTATACCATTGGCATATTTTTACTTTTCCTTTTCTAGTTTACTAATGGTGCTGGAGGGGTCTTTCAACTCATCCAGAATTTCCAACTCGGTCAGGGTGTGACCGTACTCTTCTTGCATGGCCTGAACAACCTTCTGACGGAAAACCTCATCGGGTTCGACCCAGGTGCCTACAACATGACCATGCTTTTGAAGGCAGTCTTCACAAATGTAGTAGGCGAATTCCTTAGGCAAATAGGTCTTTAGGACCCTTCCGCCATCGCGGCCACAGGAGCCACAGAAGAGGAATTCCCATTCCCAACCAGGACTGCTTATATTCCAGTCCACTTTGGGCTCACGGGTACGGCAATCTGGCAAGAGGTCTATAGTGCTCATGGCCTACTCGATGTTCTGACGATGTGCCAGATACTGCAAGCACCTGAGCATGGCCATACACAAACGGCTAACCTCACGGTCCACCGTAAGGCTGGCCAAGGCATGAATACTCTCCAAGTCAGCCCTAAAGAGCTTAGAGGCATCCGAACTAACATCCACAACGGAGGGCTTGCTTTCTCTAAAGCGGTTCTGAAAGGCCTCCAACTTATTACGGAAGTCCTTCTCGTTGTTAAATGAGCCCTCTTTATTTGCGATATCTAGAAGGGCCCGGTTCTCGGCTACAGGCAGCCCATCACGGTTGCCAGGGTTTAGGTTTGCCATTAGTTCAATTTCTCCTCGTTATTATTCGCGACCTTATCCTCACCCGTGAGGTCGTCGGCCGCATCTTTCTCGACTTCCACGCCAAACCGGGAATCACCGGGCTCGAATAGGTCAAAGTCCTTACCGAACTGTCCCTTGGTTTCATATTCCACGGCATGGTGGATTACTTCTTCCAGTTCGTCTAGGCGCTCTTGGCGTTTGTTAGGCGGTGTTAGGGCCAAATCCGAAAAATAGTAAACCTTCCAGCACTCTTTACAACCCCGAGTATTGGGCGGAACGCAAACCGTACCGTTGACGCGCTTGCGAGTAGCCGTGTAGTTGTGCTTGCCGCAAACCAGCATGACCTTCTCGCTGGCAATTTCGCCTAGGATATCCCGCTGGGCTTTAAGAGTGGGATTCATCAGTTGCCCGCTGTCGGAACATCGGGCAGATTACTCTTGATTACCACGGGTTCAGCCGGAAGGGCCGGAACATTGGTCACCACCAAAGGCGCACTAGCTAAGGGCTTGGCCTTTACGACGGATACAGAAGCCTTGGTCACAGGCTTGGTTTCTATAGCAACAGGGACCTGTATAGAGGCATGCGGTGGACCAGGTGGGAGACTCTTTTGGTGGGCCGGCTGGCTGGGCGTCTTCTCTCCAACCAAGGCATAGGGTGCTGATAGACTAGCGGTCATTTTTAACCTCGAAAATTTGCGGCATTTTTGTACCCCGAGTGCCGCGCCCGGATATCCGCCGGTTTGACCACTTCAGTGGCGCCAAGGTGAGGGGGTCTTGGCTTGGCCGGACGGAAAATTGCCCTCTATATACCCTCATTAGAGGGAACCCCGTTAAGGGGAACTTTTACTCAATATCTTCGCCCATTTTGGTGTCCAGTCCAGAAGTGGCGGCGTCATACTCCGGAGCATCCTTGTTTGCACGAAGGTATTTTATCTGGTTGTCAAAACTGCGATAGTCACAATCGCCGGCTTTGTGCCCGTCGCAACCATCTGGACCTGCGCCCTGATAATTGACTGCACCATAGGCCTCAGACATTGGTTGTTTATCCGTTACCACACCCGGTGTGGGAGAGGTATCATACTTATCTTGTTCCCTAAGTCTATAGGAACGTTCGGCCATCTTATCGTCTGTTTTAAAGTAGTCGCGAAAAGGCGTGGGTTCATAGGAACGCCCATATTGCGAGGGGTCGATTTCTTCGGCCCGGTAATCCGTATCGGGGCCGAAGAAATCAATTGGTGCGCCAAAGTGTACGCCCTGTCCGGCATCTCGGTTGCAACTCTGGGAGCCCTTGGTAAAGACCCCGGTCTCGTCCATAGCCGGGGGGTCTAGTTCCCCGGGCGTGAAGGCCTCATAGCCCTTGTGTACAGGATGTGTGTAGGCATCACAGAGCCTATCGCCCATTTTGGCGTCGGCCTCTTCATGAAAGACGATATCGTTCAGTGAGCCGTGCTGTTCCCGTTTGGGTTTCCAACCGGTCTTGCGCATGGCGCCGTATACATATGCGTCCTTGTGCTCATCGGTCCAATTGCCGTGCTTGCCCGCTTGTTTTTTTAGTTTGTCTTCAAGTTCTTTGGGCATGTTTAACTTTCCTTGTCGAAAATACTGCGCCCTATTCCAGACTTGTCAGGCCTATTAATACCAAAAGGCCCCTTAGGGAAGGCGTTTTGCATATCAGTTTTTGGAAGGGCTTGATTTTTGTCCGAGTCCGCAGCTGAGGGTTTAGGCACAGCCTTGTTGTTATCGTTGGTTTGCGTACCGGAAGTAGGTTTACCTATGATTTCTTGTGCCATGGTCGTTGCTAATCTCCAAAAAGCGCATAGGGGCTGAAATTCACCCCGGGATAAAGATAAACGTTGTTGGTGGTGTCCCAGACGGCTCTATCGGACCAAACCTGGTATTGTCCTGAAGTTCCCACCAAGAAGGTTCCGGGTGCCACTGCGGGCAATGTACTGGTGGCATAGAAAGTCAAATTGACATCTGTGGGCGTTGTGCGGTTTGACATAGTTAGGCCCTGTTTAGAATAGCCGGGTCGAAATCACTTCCGGCATATAGATAGCGATTGTTTGCAGTGTCGAAGATTGCACCGTCGGCCCACTTCTCGATGGGACCGACAACAAGGCCCTTGATGGTGGTGCCTTGCAAAGCGCGGAGGCCGCTATTAACGGCCCCCACGGTATTGCAGTAGACATTTTGCTGAATCATGGCTCCAGTATTATCCAAAGGCGCAGCGAACTGTGTGCCTTTGGTTTTTGGGTCCTGATTTTGTCGGCTGCCCATGTTAACTGTTGATGGCGTCGTTCTGGCCCATCTTCACGATGAAAATCTGGAAGGTGATGGCGCCAGGCGTGGCCGTAGCGGCCGCGGTTAAGGCCACAGTGAGCGTATTGGCCGCACTGATATAGGAGCCGGCCTGTGCGATACCCGTGCCCAAGGTGCTTGTTGGGACGGCAATCACAAAGTCGCCGGGTTCGATGTTGGGCGGTGTACCGCTACCGCTAACGGCTCGAACACCCCTGAGGGACGTTGTTTGGGTCTGAGTGGCGCCCGTGGCAATCGAGGTGTAGGTCAACGAGGCCGTAGTGAGAAAGATTCCATATACCTTGCTAGGCAGCTGGAGATCTTGGTTGAAATAAGTAAGCTGCGCATCTTTAAAGTTTTGGCTCAAGTTTTTTCTCCTTTAGCCTAGACTTTAACGATACACTACGAGAAGAACGCTCGCCGAAGAGTTGTTGGCCACAACCGTAGAATATACGATGCTGGCACTGGTATTAGAAATGGCGGTTACACGAGGAGCCGCATAAGAACCTTCAGCCTGCAACACGCCTGTGGTGGATGCGCTTCCTGAAAGTACCGGAATTGCGAAGGCCAAAACGGCCTTTGGGGTAAAGGGCAGGGTTTGCGTGCCGTCAATCCAGTTGACTGGCACGGTGGTGATAGTACCATCTCCAATAAAAGTAAAAGTTGCTACAAAAGCCGGTTCCTGTACGTCACCGGGCCCGTAAACAATCTGTCCAGCAGGCGTCAATGAGGGCGCGCCAGCAGGCTGAATAGTAAGAGTCTGTCCTGTAATAGCCATACTTTATTTTTCCTTTTTTTGTTTATTTAGGTAGGGCAGGCTATCCTCGGGAAGTTTGTAGACCTTGCCGGTCTCCATATCCCAGTGATGGCACAGAACCCCGCCATGTGCTAAAATTTTAAGGCCGGCCTGTTTGGCCAGCTTACAGAAATACACATCATCCGTGCATTGAATGGCCCTGTCGGGGTGGTCACCGTGCACTACCACATCGATGGTTTTAAACCAAGGCTGGGGTAGTTTTTCTAGATGTTCCGTACGAATTAACATGCAGCCCGTTCCAACGGCCGCGCACTCGAAGGTCTCGCCCAGGGTCCAATCCCAGTATGAACCCGCACCGAAGTCCGCAAAGACCATGGGCTGGGTGGGTTCGGTCTTGCAACAATAAATACCGCCAATGGCCAATACATCAGGATGCTGTTCCAACTGATACATGAGCATTCGAATGCTGGCCGAGGGCACAACGGTATCATCATCAACGAACCAAATAAACTTGGCGCCAACCTCTTGTGCCTGTTTACAGATTAGGTTCCGGGCATCCGAGATGGCCATATCCGTAACCACGCTATGCATTATGGTTATGTTAAGCGGCCAGCCAATTGTCATCATGGCATGCGCCCATTCCCTACGAACCACCTGTCGACCCAAAGGCAAACCCAGTATTAGACCAACTTTATTCTTTACTGGAGAAAGACTTTCAAGGCTTTCACCGATAAATTCTGGTGCTTTACTTTCTTCTGACATATTCCCCTCACAGGATTGTTAGATTTTTAAAGTCCGGAACGCATCCGCAAACTGGGATCGTAATCCAAATTGGGAATAAGCGCACGGGTGTTTGTAACGTCCCAGACAACGCCATCAGACCAGCACTCGATGGTACTGACAAGATTACCACGAATGGTTGTTCCGAGGATGGCGTTTGAAAGGGCCGAACCCAAATTGAGCGCCGGCACGGGGCTCAGGAAAATATCCACCTGAGAAGCCCCGGCCTGACCGGCACCATACTGGTTGCCGTTCTGACTAACACTTGTTGAAACTGCTGTAAGACGCGAAGCCATATTTGATTTTCCTTTTTATTGGACTTAGAACTAGGCCGAGTGCCCTTGGAAGGCCGGATCAAAACCCAGGGCATTTACACTGACGGCTCGGTTGTTGGTCAGATCCCAGAAGGTACCATCGCCCCAAGTTTCAATCGTGCCCGTGGTGGCACTATTAAAGGTCGTACCCGTGATGCCCCCATAGAAGGGCTGGCCCGTGGTTCCCACGGCCGTACCGGCGGGCAGGGGGCTAAAGCCCTGATTGGCGCTCTGCGTGGTGCTCCAAGCCGGGGTGGTGATGACAACCGTGCCGCCATCCGAGACGGCCAAATTTGAACCGGAAGTCGTATAGGTGAAGGCATAAGGGCTTATGAAGGCCACGGTGGCACCCGTTACGTTATAGGCCGCATTGCTGGCACTTACAGTAGCCGTGATGCTGCCGGCGCCTATGGCATAGCCATGCGGCGAGCCCAAGGTACAAGTGGCCGTGGTGCCCGAACTAGTGAGGCCATGATTGGCACCCGAAGAAGTAAGGATGGGTAGGGTTTGTGTGGCGGCCGCCGTAGTACCCAAACCGCTAACGATGCCTTTAAGAGCCGGATTTCCGGATTGGTTAGACAGAGCGATATCATTTTGAACAACGGCGAAGCCATTAGGCGCCTGATACTGCAGGGCATTCTGGCTGACGCTGGTGGCAACTGTGGATTGACGAGAACTCATGGAGTTTTATTTTCCTTTTTGTGTTAACTTGTCCGCATCCTTGACCATGATGTGCTCCAAAAGCCTGCTATCAGCACATACAGTACAGGCGATAACGGAATAAACCTTAATGGTCTCCAGACCCTCAACTGTGCCATCCGTAATAACAAAGTAGCGATGCATTCCGGCATCACACGGATTATCATAAACTTCTCTTGACATAAGCCCTCACGCTTTAGATGAGAAGGGCCCCATTTAGAGGCCCTCCCGATTTACCTACAATAACACCAGCTACTGAGCATGCTATTAAGAAACGGAAGCCACTTGCAAATTCGTCGGTGGCAAGGGGGGAAGAAACACCGCAGCGGTAACGTTGCTATCGACCGAAGTCTCAGAGCCATTCAGGGACTGAGCCGTATAGAAGAAAGGCCCCAAGTTAGGAAAGGGCCCCACGTCGGTGTAGGTCGTTGCAGTGGAGGCCAAGGGCGTGCTATTCACGACGGTAAATGGACCGGTAGCCGTGGTGCCTCGAAGAACGTTATAGCCTGTGACGGGGTCTGTACTGGCTGTCCAAGCTAGATTTACTTGATGGGACATTAAATTCCTTTCGATAACGATTATTCGATTATTGAGTAAGTGGACTTCGTCCACAGTGTTACTTCGGGGTCCGGCTTAAGAGCCGGCGCTTGGCTTTTTGGGCCAAAACTTTTGTGATTTTGTCGTGCCATTCCTGCAAATTCAGGGGCCGGAGTTTCTTCATAGGCCTACATCCTCAAGCTTGACATCCAACACTCGTGGGTTGACTTCCCAAAAGTCACAGCAGTAATTTTTGATGGGCGCTGGAATCTTGGAAGAGCCGTTCCACTGCACAAAGAGTTTCTGGGCGCAGACATTATTGGCCCGTAGGTATTCGCAGTTGGCGCACATCGAACCGCCTTCGGCCACGACGCTCCCGACTGCATGGTCCTTGGGATAAACTGGAAGCTTATGCGCGGGCATCTAGAGGTACTCGGGCGCGAATGGCCCGGTCCAGTCCACTAAGCTCTTCAGGGGTGGTGCCCCGGTTGGAAAGCTCTTCCAATACAGCCGCGATAGTGGTTTCACGCATGGCGAACCTGGAACTGTCGATAATTTTTGTGTATATCTCTGTGAGTTCCAACGCTGTAAAATCTTTCATAACACACCCTCCATTAGGCCTTCTTCTGGCCCACGGGCCAGCCCCTAACAGCCCTCTTAGTGGCGGCGCCCTGTTCGTTCATGGGCGAAATTTTAATCCTATCATTGTAGCGGCCCTGCGGTGTGATCTGGGAATCCATTTCGGGCGAGGGCTCAATTTCCATGGTGCTACGGTTCCAAGGTTGGTCCGCTGGGGCGGGTTGTTGTTTGGCCACGGCCGGGTTGTTGGGATTGTTCTTACCGTTCGCCATTTTTCATCTCGGTCTCAGGGGTCTCGGACTTGGCCACGCTGGGATTCTGACTATTGTTTTTACGTCGCACGCCATGGAAAGCGGCATCCGTGGAGACCCGGCCATTGAAGCCCCTATAACGGCTGTGCAGTTCCTCTACGGGAATCTGAGAGGGGTTCTCCGGACCACCCTGCTCATTGACCTGCGCACTGCCATAGGCCTGCTCCTGGGCCTTCTTGAATCTGTTATTCCTCGATGCCAAAGTCGGCCATCCGATCTCCCATAGAGGGATTCTCCAAGGGCTTGAGTTTGGGCTGCGGCGCCGGCCGATTGACTTGTCCAGAGCCCTTCTTTCGGAGCTTGTCATACCGGGCTTCAAAGTCCTCGGGCGTTCCTACGGCACCACCCCGGGAGACCTTTACAACAGGAATTTTAGAGGCACGCATCTCAAATCCTTATCACGTTTACACGCGCTGTCAGAACCTTATGGCCACACTTACGGCACACTTGACTTGTGTGCTGGGAGCCGTTGCTCATATTCTCTACTCGAAGGGCCAATCTCCCGCCACATTTGCTACAGGCCTCAAATTTCGGGGCGAAGGGGTCGATACGATTTTCCAAACTGATTTCGACGCTCATGGATAGATTTTCTTGTACAACCAACCGGCCATGCTCACGCCTAGGCCCACATAGGCCAGTATGGGATGTCGAGTAACCAACCCGCCAAAGGCCAGCATGTAGCCCACGAACTGCAACCAGGGCGCTAGCTTGACGTTCTGTTCGAATGCACTAAGCAAACTCATAGGAGGCCCTCTCTGCGAATAAACAATACATCACCCAAGACGTGAATACCAAAGCACGCTATGAAGGCCCAGTGCGGTATGTGCGGAATGGCCAAACAAGCCAGACTGGCCACAAAGCCCCCAATTTGCAAGGCCACGATGGTTTTCACTTAGAGGGCTCTTCCACTTGTGGGTCTACGGGCTTTGTTATAATTTCACCGGTGTGCAGGATTACAACCCAGCCGGGCTTCTTTAGGTCTTCCAGTTGGCTCTTGCGAATCTCCGAACGCGTGGGTCGGATACTAAGACTGGGATTGTTTGTGGGGTCCATTAGGTTGCGCTTCCTGTTCTGTCACCAAATCCACCGTAGAGACCCCGGTGCCACATAGGCGCCATTTCTCCGGGCCAATCTCCAGTAGCGAAAACTCCGCCAACACCTGTAGAGCCAATTCCCTGGGTAGTACCGGCAGTAGTACCTCCAGCGCCTTGGCCAATTCCTCGGCCCGAGCCCCCGACTGAACCGCCGAACTTGGGGATTTGCCAGGGTTCAATTCCGACTCCGCCATCGTGCATCCCCCCGGGACTTTCCACTAACTCACCACTTTGATGGGCACGCTATCGTTTAAGAGGGTGCCCTTGATTTTGTGCACGCCCGTATTGTTATCATACTGAACCTCGTACCAGACATTGTTGTTGTCCGTGGGACCGACGGCGCCCAGGGCATCAGCAATCCGGCGCTTGGCCTGCTCAAGTTTGACGTTGCCAGGATCGGTGTATTCCGTGCTAACTGAGCGCCCCCGGATGTGCAGGGGCGCAAGGAAGTTGGCCTCATTAGAAACCTTGTCCATCGGGAGGCTCTCCAGTAGTTCCAGTGCCTTTTGGTTTGAGACTTTCACAGCTTTTTTGCAACGCTTGCGGTGATACCACTAACAGCAGATGATGCCTTGGCAACTTCAGCCTGGGCCTTTGCTTCCACCTTATTCCCGAATAGAAAACCCAACACGCCCCCACCCACAGCACTGGCTGCGATGACGATGGCGTAGCTTTTGAGACTAAACAAAATTGCGAATTCGAACATCTTTCCTCCACTTAGCTTCATTAAGAGGGGAGCCTGTTTAGAGGCCCCCACCTTTTGCGTTCTATGACTAAAAACTAGGCATTAGCCGTCAGGACACCAGTAGCACTTTGAGCCACGATGCTCGAAGCCGTAACCGTCAAAACATCCGAGGCCGTGAGGCCATTTCCCGGATCCGTTCCTACGATATTACAAGTACCAGGAGCCACTGCACTTACATTGCCTGAAGTATCTACCGTACCTACCCCGGTATTTGAACTAGTGTAGGCCACTACGCCAACGGGATTAATTATGGAACCCGTGCCATTGGGTCCAGTGAACTCCGTGAACACGAAGGTTGCACCATGACCACCTACTTGAATTGTTGCTGGCATTAATTCTCCTTTTGCCGAACGTCTGTGATGCCGGTGGCGGTGCCGTTTAAGACGCCGCCACCTGCACCAGAAGTGCTCCAGAGCCCTCATACTGTTAAGCCTCTATATTCTAGGGATTACTTATGAGAACGCCGGTCGCGCTTTTGGCGCTACCGAGAGCGTCGGGTATTCAGGCCTCGGAAGTGATCCGAGGATTGAGAGGAGCCGCCGGTGGTACGGGCGGGACGTTAGGCGGAGAAGGCGGAAGTGGAAGGAGTGTCCCGACTGGCGGATTCAGTGTCAACCAAGTCACTCCGCAATCGGCCGTTGTTCCACCGATGGTGGGATTAAAGCTTGGTGAAGATGGACACGTGACGCCGCCTATGATGGCTTCTTGGAAGGTATGTGTGGGACAATCGAAGATGATGTTACCAACATCATATCGGGTGTTACTGGCATAGAGCCTGAGGACACCTGGAATAAACAAACTAACATCGTTGCTGTCCAGTGTGACGGCACCCACTCGGGCCAGTAACTGGCCATTGATGGTTGCACCATGACCGGCCGTGATCGAGGCCTGTGCCATAATGATACCCGAGAAGGACGTATTCACACCCAGTGTGGCACTTGAACCGACTTGCCAGTAGATGTTAGAGGCACTAGCTCCACCGGCCAAGCTGACGCCGCTATTACCAGCAGCCGTTGTTAAAGTGGAACCAATCTGAAAGATGAAAACAGCATCCTGATTGCCTTGAGCATCCAAGATAGCATTTCCCGTGATTGCCAGACTTGAGGCCACATTGTAGACACCGGGCGTTAGAGTCATACCTCCGATATCCGCGGGCAATGTAACGGCCGTTGTGCCACCACCCGAAGTAACTGCGCCTACGACTGTAGCGGTCTCGGCAGTAGCCAAACTATTATTGACCGTGACCGTTGTGATGGTGCTGGCTGAAACCAAGAAGGTGCCATTATTAGAGGCATTCGTAAAACCTGAAAAAGTGATGCTTTGGCCGTTTAGGCCCCCAGTAGGAAATGTCCCTGTATAGAGGGCCGTTCCGCCCGCAGTACTTGTGGCCACCGAGGTAACCCCGTAATTTGTGGTTACTCCCGGAAACAGGCCAGAGGGATTTAAAGCACTAGCGGCGGCGTTATAGGCCGTTGTAAGATCCTGTTGTGCAGCAGCAGCCACAAAATCGCCGGCATGAAAAACGCCAGTAATAGAGGCCGGTGCACCGAAGCCTGTAATACTCGTTCCAGGACTGACGCCCACATCTCCAATGACGCTAGTAGGACCAGTATTGGTGACTGTGGAGCCAGCCAAGACGCCAAAGCTACTAGCGATACCCAAGGTGATGGCCTTAGGGGAGGGAGAAAACGGGACGGGCACAGACTTTACCTGCACCGAATCCAGACTTTCTACGCCATTAAGAACTGCGGTTATTTCGTAATAGTATACGACGCCCGCTGCAACTGTAACATCTACAAAAGTCGGAGCAGGGCTTGGCGGTACAAGGGTTCCACCATTAAGAGGAATCTTACTTTCATTTCCACTTACGGTTCCGCGATAAACGTTATATCCGGAGATGGTTCCCGGGGAGGGGTCCCATTGAATCGTGATTTCGTGTGACAAGTATTGATGTGCTTTCTTCCCATTGTTGTCAGCTTATCTAGCGACAGAAGTGTTCGTGTAATAGAGGGCTGCTTTCTTTTAGGCCATTGGAGGGACTTTCTAAAAAGTGGCCTAAACTCGTGAGTCCCTCACGTCCCCTCGCTTTAAAATTTTATTTAGAAATAACTCCCACCAGAAGGCGGGGCCTGATCGGGATCGCTTCTTAGACGGCCCCGGGGCTTTTGTGCCGCCATATACTGTGCGGCATTAATCAAATCGTCGGCCCGCTTACGAGGCCTATCCTTAGACAGACCCTTGAGCGGGCCGGAATGGTAACTATCCACTATGTAGTGTTCTATCTCTTCTACGAATTCATGCAAAGAGGGGTCAATCCAGAGTTTGGGCTGCCGGCCCTCGGGACCTAAAACAGTACCCTGAAGATATTCCCAGAGATTTAATCGGCCAAAATCTCTATCTACACAGGCCAATCTTACAGGCAATCCGGCATCTCTATAAAGCTGCTGGCCCGTTTTGTGGGCCTCGGCCGTTCGCTGAGAGCCCCATGTGGGGTCCAGTAGCCAGAGGTCGACTTTGTCACCACGGTTCTTAAGCTTGATGTTGGCCACATGCTCGGAGACGGGTAAATCAGCCTCTAGGTATTCTCTATAGAGGTGGATGTTGCCGGAGGGGTCCACACGTCCCCACAGCGCAGCCGTCGGTCCAGTTGCCGCTGGATCAATGCTAACGATAGTATACCAATCGGGAGGTGGGTTGGTGCGCTTGAGATGCACCTTCCGGTCGAAGTTAGGATAAACGAGTCCAGCGCGTCGGACGAACTCACCGAAAAGACGGGCCCGCTCTTCCGGATGGCCCTTCCACTTGTCGAGGAGTTTCTGTTTTTCGGCTTCTGGGACGATTGGATTATCGAGGACTGAGAGGTTGACGAAGGCAATATCTTTCCGGCCATTCTTCATATCCTCCCAGAGGTTGTAGATCCACGGTGTCTTGACGCCGCTATTGATGTCAATAAGAGGTGTGACAGTAACAATAATGACCCCACCACAATCAACAGTGCGTTGATAGCATTCATCAAAAATTTCCGCATCGCACTCCTCATCTATCCAAATGAGGTCAACCGAGGCGCTCTGAAACTTCTCTCGACCGGAATCCGCCGATTTGGCCGTGATGGCTGTATTGTCTGTAAACTCGATTTGCATGTCCCGTTCGAGGACATTGACAACGGAGTCGTCTTTGGGCAAGAAACCCGGATGGTTGGCCCCGGACAGGAGCTTCTCCCGCCAGATGACATCCTTGAGGAGTTTGAAGTCCAGTCCGACTATCCAGATATTTCGGCGGGGCTTGTCTGGGATGGGCAGGTCCTTGACCCAATCCCATGCAGGATCGCCACGGAAGTACTCCTTGCCCTCGGCGAAGGCCATTGTCAGGGCGGCGCCCACCTCGGTCTTGCCCGAACGGTTACCACCAGCCACTACTAGAATCTTGATACCGGGACGGAATTTGTCAAAGGCCTTCTTTTGGTAGGGGAAGGGCTGCCAGTAGGATATAAAGCGTTCATCCCGGCGCTTCTTCTCCATACTGTCGAGAATGGCCGAGGCCAGCTTGGGGTCGTCAGGTAGTTTCACGGGCTAACCCCTACTTCTCGGGGCCGGCTCCAACAGGAAGGCCCGTATCAGAATCACTGCTGCTATCAGTATTAAAAACATTCCAGCCCCTCACAGGCTCTTCAGGATGTATACAACGTTTGTGCCCACTATACTGTCTGGGGTTTGAATTACTAGACACAACCCAGATATCGTTGCCATAACCCAACCACGGTTTCCCACAGACATCACAGTGCTTCAGATCTATATGCACCACGTATGCCCAAGTTCTCCACAAACGCTACACTCATAGTTGAGTAGGCTATTCACCCCAATCCATTTGCCCTTCCAACGAGTAGCACCCAGGAAGGCCATCCAACTATCTTCGCATTCCTCTGCAGACCCTTTGCAAGACCATAGAGGCAATTGAGCCATCTTTAACAGTTCTTGGTCCTCGTCTGTCAATTGGGTGTGCCATCCACTACGACTACGGTCTTGGCCTGTTCCTCTTGAGCTTTAAGGTCGGCCCGAATCTTGTCTATATCGCTTTGGGTCAAGTTCCCAATGACCTTCTCATTCTCAGGGGCCTTCTCTGTCCAGCCCATAAGGTCAGCTAGGAGCTTGCCGGGCATGGCCACCTTGTCCCACTGATCCATTTCGCCCAGCCGGCGTATGGCTGTCATCAGTGTGCCGGCCAGTACGCCCTTAGTTAAAAGCGGATTGTCACCAATTCGGGCATAGAACCTATAACTCAGGGCATCCAGAATGTTCTGGAAGGCCTCAGAGTGCTGGATGCCGCGCTCATCTGCGGTGTTTTCGAACTTGACGCCCAGTGCCAGGGCCGCCGCACTGAAGCTCATGAACTCCTGTATCATCAATTCCGCTACTGGAACCATCCAGTCCTGTTGATTTCGGGCCTTAGGCCCCCTGAGTCCCATCTATTGTCTCCAGTACTATGCGCTTTGGCTGACCATCTCGGGTGAAACTAATCGTTCCGCCGGCCTCTAACCAAGGAATCACCTCGCCAATTGGGGTGTCGAAGGTAAATCGGGCCGCTATTTTGTAAGACAGTCCGCCGGAGGGCTTGGTCTCTGTGGAGACCTTGTAGTCTGAGAAGCTCTTGGAGAGCTCGAAGTCCCCAGAGCCTGCTATAAATGTGTTGTAGTCGGCCATCAAACTCCCTCGAAACTCTAGCAAAACCCCCAGCTGTTACAGAACTAACACAGACGAAACTAAGAAACGCTGATTCTAAAGGATTTAGGGCTAAAACTGTGATTTTCAACAACTTGGCAGGGGGAAAGAATTATTTACACCCTCCCTAACTCTTAGAAACCAATGTTCTTACACGCCGTCGAGTGGTGCGCGCGAGGCACTTTGCAAGGGTGCCGGAAATTCTGTCCAAACAGTTTCCGGTAACTGATAGCATCAAAGGAACATAGCATGCTACAGCCCGTAACATATGAGGTGAATTATGTATTACCTTGCCATCGCTGCTGCCAATAAACACGTCGCAGAACGCGGATTCAACAAGGGCCAGATGGTTGACAATGATGCCTACCGGCAAGTCACTGGCGGCCCGGAAACGTTCGAACAGGCCGTAACGCATCTGAGAAAATTGGCCGGTACTAGTAAGCCCGGTACCAAAATCAAGCTGGTGATTACCATACCCGAACCCCTTGCGAAGCCCGCCTCGGAGATGTCTAAGGTCGAGCTTGAGGCGAAGATTGCCGAGCTAACCGCTCTGGCTGCCAAAGCCGCCTAAGTTTACCTGGGGTCTACCGCACCAACTGGCCTCTTGTAGTCATCCTCTAACAAGAGGGTGGCTATGAGGGGCCTTTTGGTGTTAGCAGGCCAACGTTCCAGTAAAAGCTCCTTGGGACTTGGAAGTTTCAGTGTGCCCTACGAGACTCGCACCTAGCGTGCTCCGAGCGTTGGCCTGACTGCTAAAATACAGGAAGGAGAGCCTGTTATGAATTGCACTATCTGTGGTCAACCCGTCCCTGAGGGACACAGACAAGGTCAACCAGTTACAACGCATGTGGTTTGTCCACCCAGTAACAAAATTCAAACTCAGAAGGCCATCTTGCTTATTAAGGCCCTCTTGGAGACAATCTCCGAAGAGCCTAATGGTGTGCCCTCCGGAATGCTCTATATGTTCTGGATGACACAGGGCGGCACTCTGAGTGCCTACACAACCATGATGGCCAACCTTGCAGAATCAGGCTGGTTGCGCCATTCCAACAATCAGTACTTCATCACCCCGAAGGGCCAGGAGCTTGTTCAAAGGATGAGGGCGGTGCAGGCATGAAACTCAGTCTGTGTCCACAAGACCTAGTTGAAGACGGCGGTTTAGAAATCAGCGTTTCGGGGTTCAAAGGCGACCCCGGTTGGCAGCCCTCTCAGATATTCGTTGAGTATTACGCTGCCGATGGTGGTGCAAAGAAACTACGCATTCATGTTTGGGACGGTACGTCTGAAGATCCTGTAACATTTGAACCAGAGGCTGTCGTTTTGAAGCCTTCTGTAACCGAGTTGGAACAAGCCCAATAATTCCAGACGTTACTGTAGAACCATCTGATTCTAAGGGTGGTTCTAAGGGAGCGCCTGTAAACCCTTCCAGAACGCCACGTGGTTCTAAAGGGGAATGCGCTGTCCCGTCCGAAGGACGTTAAATACTAGGAGGTAGTTATGGACCCAGTTACACAACACGCTGTTCCAGCAACAAAGGCCCCAGTAATTGCCGCGCCCTCGATTGCAATGCCCGAAGATGGCTTCTTGAAGGCCGTTGAGGACTTGTCGATTGAGGACTTCTGTGTGCGGGTTGCTCAGGAGTTGGTCCGGCGCAATGCCATTCCCCTTGAGGTCAAAACCTCTGGGACAGGCAAGACGACCACTTCAACGACTTGGGGCGCCTTCGATTTGGGACCGGGAACGGGGCTCTATCGAAGCATCGACCTCAGCGCCGTACAGAGCCGCAAGCTCAACACGCTGCATGGCGTGCCGATGGCCTTGGGCTTCCGAGTCACGCTCATTGATGTGACTCATCAGGCGCAGGCCGAAGCCCGTCGTAAGGAACGCCAGGTCCAAACGGCCACACGGGAAATCAAGAAGGGCGATTCCATGTCCAATACCGCCCTGTTGGATGCCGTCAATCGCCGGAGGGCCTCAGAGGGCAAGGCGCCTCTCACGGAACTCTAGACAAGTACCTTCCAGTCAACCACTTGCGCCCCGGAGGCTCTCGAAAGAGGGCTTCTGGGGCCATTTTTATTGGGAACCGTGGTGGTCCGTAGTGCTCTTGAAGACTCAAAGTCGTAAAGAGTACGTTTGAAAACGACTTTTTGCAACCTGCGCGCTAAAAATAATCGAAAATAAATTTGAGTGCTCCAGTAAGTCCTTTAGAATCAATAGAGCGTTCCTGAAGGCCCTACTTGAGCATCCAGCACGTTCAAGGCTGCTCAGACGGAAGGAGAGCCGTTATGCTTAGAGTCAGGAGACGTTTAGAGATACCCCACGATGAATTGGATGCCTTCAGGGGCGCTTGTGGAGCGCTCTTGTTTGGGCTGGCATTCTGGGCGCTTATCGTACTGGTGTCCTGTCTATGAACCTCGATGAGGCCCTTATGGGTCCGCCGGAGCGGTTTTCCATGCTTGAGCGGGCCATTTGGCACGTTTTGGAAGAGGATTGGTCCGCTGAAGTTCAGGAGGCCTGTTTGGACACGTTATCAGAGGCCGAAGGCCAGGTTTGGAACTGATGACCACAATCAAGGTGCGTTGGACCGCTAACACCATCAAAACAAACCAGTTAGAGTACTGGGAGACAATGAAGGGCAAATGGATCCTCTGTGATAGAAAGATGGTCAAGTTCTGGCTGTCTGAGGGCCATAGTATCTGGATGAATCCCAGCAATTGAGTTGTAGTATGCTTCCCCTAAGGGCTCCTGCGAATTGACTGGAGTCCTTGGGCAAGCACACTGGAACGTTCTAAAGTGTGTTTGGTTGTGAAGGAGAGCACATGAAAATCACTACGGTAGTGGAATTCCCAAGTGACACGGACCAAGAATTGGTTGATAGGCTCACAACCGAACTGGATCAAAGCGCCAAAATCACGATTGAGGAGTTGTTCTATCCTGCGGAGATTCCTCAGGGCATCTCAATTGTGACTGAAAAAGCCGCCTAGGTCTACTAGTACGCCGCCTCTCGCTAACGCTTCGGCGGCGCTGCAAAACTTGAGAGTTTTCCTTAGGCGCTCTGGAAACTGTCGCTCCGTGCTCCCTTGCTGTACACGCCGACGTTCAGAGCGCACTAGGCAAGCACTCCAGTTCACAGTCCGCCTCGGCTCTAGTCGTTCGTGCTGAGAAACGGCGTAAGACAGGAGCAGCACGGATGACAAGCCACTAGGCCGACTTCCTGTGCTGTGAAATGGGGGCTTGGTACGCAGTTAAATCACACTGAGGAGAGGTGATATGAGTCAACCGTCAACGAAGTCGCGGAGGAGTGGCAAAAAGCTCCGGCATGCGGCCAAGCTGGCCCGGAGACACCAAGGTGCTCTGGCAACGATTCATCCGCCCTCTCTGGGAGCGAAAAGCATGAAGGACGAAACGAACCCCACGGCAGCGGAAGGCGTCTCTCAGGAGGCCACTTCCGAACTAATTAGCGAAGAACAGGCCCTTGAAGCCGCCGACGCTGTCGAAGGCGAGGAGCTAATCGAGGAACACTTGGAAGGCACCGAAGAAGAGGTCCTCACGGAAGGCAATACCGCAACGCTTCCTGTGATGGCCGATCCCGCTTCAACGACCGAACCGACTCAACAGGCCGGAAGTTCGGCTTCTCAGGAGACGGAAATCAAGGAACCCGCCGAAAACAACGGCTAGTTTTTACTCCACGTCACCCGCTGGCAGACCGGATGTCTGCCACTTGGACTCCAAGAGCACTGGGCGTTTATACGAGCCTGAACTGGCAACCCAGTGCTTTTGGTGGTTCTAAGGCATGGCCTAGCGCCATGCTCAGGTGGCACAGCGCGCTTTAAATAGCGCGGTTACTCTCCTCTGTGTCACTTGTGCGGGGCGCTAGGAATTGCCTCATTTCACTGGGAGAGGTGAAAATGTCATGTCAAGGAGTAAGAAGTGCTACACAGTATTGCGCAAGCGTCCTAATGGACGTTGGCGTGCGATTCGCGGATTGCTGTTTAAAAGCCGCAAAAATGCTCGGTCTGCTGTGAGTATGGTGGCCGAGCGCTGGACCGCAGTTGGACGAGAAGTACCGCCGCTAAAAGTAGGGGTGTTCAAATGAGCGCCACCGCCTCAGCCAGAGAGCACACGCAGGCCGCCAAGGCCTATCTGAAAACGGTTGTGGGCTTCCGGTCCAGCAACTGGGAATCCGAACGGGCCGTACGGGCAGCACGTTATGAGGCCTGGAGCGTTATTCTGCTGGAGGCGGATTTGAGTATGCCCGCCTACATGGCCTACAGGCGTATGGTCGAACTGTGCTATGGCTCGCACAAAGTGTCGGCCAGCGCGCCCTTAGGAGGTCGGCCATGAGTACACAAGAACTTCAACAGATACGTTGGGTCGCTGACCAGTTTCATCTGGAAGTCTGCGGCCTTAAAATCGACCAGTGCGCGCGCTGTAAAGCCGCATTGCTAGCCAAGGAACAATCACAGAAGCAGTATCCCATCGAAGTCCAACCCCTTAGGCCGACACTCTACGGCGAGCGAAATTTGTCGGGGGTGCTCTGATGGCCTCCAAATGGGTTGTGCACTGTAAACGAGCCAAATTTGATGTCTACGTTGGCCGTCCAAGCAAATTCGGGAACCCCTTTTCCATCGGGAAAGACGGCACCCGAAGTGAGGTCATAGCCAAATTTCGAGAGTACCTCAACAAAAACATAGTTCTGATGGCGCAAATCAAGAAAGAGCTACGCGGCAAGATTCTTGGTTGTTGGTGCGCTCCGCTACCCTGTCATGCCGACATACTAGCAGAGGTGGCCAATGACTAAACGCTGTCCCATCTGCAAACAGCCCATCTGCCGCAATATGGCCCGCTGTCAAAAATGCTCGCACCAAAGTGTCGGGGAAGCCGTTTCCACTACGCCCATACCACCCTGCCCTAAGGAGGCGGCTAATGGGCAAACTCTATGACCGCAGGGATTTGGCCTGGAACACGCTCTACTGGCAACAACAAGAGCAACAATGGCACCGTGCGATTGCCAACGGGCATTTGCCTGCTAGCGTTCTAGACGAGGTTATAACCTACGAAACCGCACTTAGAATCAAAACCGAGAATGTTTTCCAAGTGGACGACAAGAGGCCCAGCCGGCATATGCGCCGCAAGGACACTTGGCCCTATGAGATTCAAAAGGAGCGTTTTAAGCTCCTTAGAACGGGCCAGCTTCTCTCGAATCTAAAGGCTTGGGAGGCCATCTTCAAGGCCTGTCCCAAGTGCTATCAAGAGACGGCCCGTGTTGGCGGCAAGACCACCGATAGGCCTTGTGCGGACCATGAAGAGGGCTACAAGAAGGCCAAATCCGATGTCTGGTGGGCTGGGGAACGCAACATTGAGGAGCGAGCGGCCCGTGGTCAAGTTCGCACAGACGACAGCCCGGAGAGCCAAGGCCAAGCTGGGTTGGAAACTCTTCAAAGAGTTGATGACCCCTTTGGTCGCACCTCAATAACAACCAATCCTCTCAACAAGTGGGAAGCCCGCTTCCAACGTGACAAGGCCCAAGACCTTTGGACCGAAAGGGATGCCCGCCGGTATGAGGTCCAACCGGACTATAGGGGCTGGTTACGCATGCTCCTAGAGGAAGAGGAACTGACCGAGAAGGAGTACCTGGACGAAGTTCAACGCCTGCGAAATGAGGCCGAGGAACTGGAATTCACAACCAAGGCCCTAGCCGGTACGAACGGTAAAATCCGTCGCGACAGGCACATCCCGGCCACACAATCTGGTTACACAGGTCTGACCTAAGGAGACACCGAACAAACAATCCCGATTCTAGAGTTTGCGAAAGGAGAGCGCAAATGCAAGGCACCGTTGATGTGACATATGGGCTGGCTCGACTGAGCCTGCTAAAGAGCATCGTAGTGGATTGGATAAGAGCCGGGGGCATAACCAACCCCGGAAATGTCCAAGCCAATAGAATCCATCGCATCTTCAAGCACGCCGAGGTGCAACTGCTGGCCTTCTTTGGTGGGCACAAGGAGGAGGCCCGGCTTGGTGGTCCCATCCGTGAATACAGCAAGCGCGGTCAGCGGCCCTGTCCGGGTAACCGCAAGACCAATCAGTCCAAACAATCCATATGGGGGGTGCGCCCATGACCCCGCAAGAACGGCAGGAGTTTTTCAACAAAGAGGGCTACTGGCCTATGGATGCCCTTATAATTCGGCCACCAAAGTTGTCCAAGAGGGATTTGGCCAAGCAAGCCGCCGGAAAGCTCTTGACGGCCTCCAGAGGGGCCTTCTTGAGGGGATGGCGAGCGCCCCTGCACTGGATTGAACCCCCACTATTCCAGAATCCCGGTTTCATGTACGAAGAACTGGGCCACGAGGAGTTTCTACGACAGGTTTCGGAGTACTACGAAGGCATCTCACAATTGCACTGCGAGAAGGCCTACAGACAGCATGCCCGCTGGGCCGTCAAACAAATCCTCCGAAATTTCGAGACACACGTTCGGGGCTTCCGGGGACAATCCGTGGGTCGTAGGGGCGGTATATTCCCCAAGGCCTCCGGGCAGGAGAAGTGGGGACCCGATTTTAGACCGCATTATGAGGACATCCTCACGTTGCCTGAGAGCATTGGCAAGGAAGATGGCCGATTGGTCAACGACATAGCGGGTCACTTGAGGGCCTATGCCGTGCCGGAGGACCAAATAGAGGCCCTTGCGGCTGAGGTGCGCCTGCGTTTGGAGAGCATATGGGGCATTAAGTTATGAACGCCCATCCGGAATCCCCGGCTATCCAGTGGCTCTACTGGCATGGCCTTATTATCTGGGGCATCGGTGCAGCGGGCCTTTTATTCATTCTGGGGCTGGCTCTTGGCGGCTCCAAACGAAATCCCGGTTCTAAGGGATGTAGTTAAATTCAAAAGAAAGGTTCAAAGGGCTTGAGCAGAAAACTCTAAAACGGAAAAAGCACTCCACACAGTTGGATTCTTTGGCCCATGTACCCCGGGAAGGCGCATGGGCTAAAGCACCCAAGGTGCTTCTAAAGTCTTAGACGTGCGCGTACAAAACGTCTGGGAGAACAGGAATAAAACATGAGTACTGCAACACAGGCCCTCGTAAGAGCGCCTTTCAGGCCCCTGCAAGTGCAAGAAGGTTGGGATGCCGCGCTTTTGCAAGAGGCCGCCAAGTTAATCGGTTACAGACCCAAAGCCCTGCTAGAGGCCGAACAAATCCGCAAAGGCTCTTTGAATGAGGCCGTACTGGCCAAGGCCCTGGCTGAGGTGGATATCGAACCCTTCACAATTCAAAGTGTGGAGCAATATAAGGCCCAAATGCTCAAGAAGGCCCACAGGGGCGAAAGCCTTACCATAACTCGCTTCATGCACACTTCCAACAAACGTGAGTGGGACGGCCACGATACTGTATCTGTTTTGGGTTGGCCTACTTGGCTGGCCTCCGTTGGCGTGTCAGCCGTTTGCGCGGTCCTGCATTTCGGGGGTTACCACGCGGGTTGGGGATGGAATGGCCATAACAGTGTCGAGCTCTTCAAGTACATGAGCCTAACACAGGCCAGTCACATAATGGCTTGGCCCGCGGTTCCCTTGGCCATCTGGAGCGTTCTGATGTTTTTGCGGTACAAAAAGGCCCTAGAAATTCAAGCCAGTTGGACATCACATCAAGTACACGACACAGGCGAGAACTATAACGATGGCTACAAAGCCGCCATTCCGGCCTTTGCCATTCAGCGCATGGTTTCCCTGAAGAAGGCCCTGCCTGAAGTGACCTTTTCCGTGCAGGAGTTGACGGTTGAGAAAAAGGAACTCCAAACGGAAAAATACCTGCCTCCGCCTGCACCGGACCCTTTTCTGGTGGCCGATTACAAGGGCATCGGTTGCTACATCGACGTATGGGATGAGCCCGGCTTTGAAGGTCGCCGAACAATTTAGTCCAGTCCTCCGTGTGCCGTACACCACGTTGTCACCCCGGATGGCCTCTGACTTAACCCGACAGGGGCCATCTTTAGAATCAGGAGGAATCCATGCTATTGAACATGATCCTAGTGACGCCGCTCTCGATAACGCTCTTTGTAATTCTGTATGTGCTCTGGCAGACTATTCGAGAGCGCCTGGAGGATTTGTGAGCAAATTGCAGGTGCTATTGACATGCGAACATTGTGCCCTATTTACGCATATCCCCTACAAGGGCCAAGCCGTACAGGATAAGGATATAAAAGAAACCAGCTTCGAACAAATCTATTACATGCCCTTCATGGGCAATTATCGCCTGTTTTGCGCGGCCTGTGTGAAGAAACTGCGGCGCATAATGGCAGAATTTGTAGGAGAGGTCGTAAAATGAGAACAATTCCCTATTTCAATACGGATCCCAAATCCGGCGGATGGCTCGCAAAAGCCGGTCTGAAAGTAGGTGAACTGGTGCAAATTCAGGGCCTGCGGGGCACTTATCGCTACAGCATCGAGCGCGATGGCCAAGACCACGTCCTGACTCCGGCTGAGCCTCTAATAGAGAGCCAACACAGACACTTTGGAAAGCGAGTCGTGCAGTAAGGTGGCTTGCAAATCCCGACAAGAGGGCCGTTTGAGCTCCCAGCGTCGAAAGCACGTGTTCCCTGAGGGCTCCAACAAGTGCCAACACTGTGGGCACGTAACGACGCATGGAGCCAACAAGCGCCGAGCTGAGGAGTTCCAACGCCTGGAGGCCCTGAAGCCCAAGAGGGCCCCGAAGGCGATTGAGGCATGACACACAACATGCTAAGAGCCGCTCCGGGAATATTCGCCGCCTTGATGTGCGCAGGCGTCATAATGACAGAGATTAACCTGTTTTGGGGCCTGTTGGCTTTTGCGGCTACAGTCTACAGTTGGTTGAGTGTGGGACCCAATGCCGATTATTGGGAACTACGCTACCGCACCCGCAACTGGGGCCAAGGCGATAAACGTTTTACACCTGGGAGTATCGAGGAATGATTGAACGCTGCGAGGATTTGTTTGCGCAACTCAACGAGCCGGGGCACTTGGTGGGAATCAGTACCAATGGTTTCATAAAGCGCGATGGCCGAGGCGTCATGGGTCGGGGTTGTGCCCTGACAGCGGCCCAGATGCACCCGGATTTACCGTTGTTGCTGGGTCAGCACCTGAAAGCCAAGGGTAACGTGCCCGGTCGATTGACAACGCAAAGTCTTAGCATATTGGGCTTCCAAAACACCTTCCTAATCTTGCCTGTGAAGCACAACTGGTACGAAAAGGCCGATGTGGATTTGGTGATTATGAGTATTAGATTTCTCATGGAAGAATCCAAAAATCATCCCCAAGTAACATTCCATGTTCCGAGATTGGGCTGTGGAAATGGCCGCCTGAGTTGGCTCCTGCAAGTGGCGCATTTGATGGAGCCGCTTCCGAATAACGTGGTGGTGCACCATTGAGCACCACCTGCACCTGCGGCCGCAAGCTGGACTTCTTCGTGGTGGTGAGTGGTCTGCGCAGCTACTGTTCGGGCTGCGGTGCTTCCGAGGTCGTAAAGGACGATTGGCCCCTTACATTGCATTGGCTAAGGGACCATCGTTCGCACCACCTGACGCAGGAACAGGCCTTCTTGATAGCCGCCCGAAATCGCTCCTACAAACCCAAGGTCTGCACACAGTGCGGATGGCCCTCCAGTATTGGTGAAGTGTGCATGCTTTGCTGTGATATGAACGAGGCCATCATGGCGCAGAAGGGCTTGATGTTTTACCATGAGATTTGGCAGCGCCAGCGCCGTGAGCGCAAGCTGGGCCTCTTGTGAAGGCCATCGCGGTGGTTCTGAGCGTTCTGGCCTTCATAGGCTTGGACTACTTGGCCGTCAGTTTGATTTACCGACTTTATCATCCCAAGGAGCGCTCCTAGTGTTCTTCTTGAGTCTACTGGGCCTGCTGTTGTGCCTCAGTATCGCGCTGACGGGTCTGTTTCGCTCGATTCGCTGGCTTGTGGGGCAAATGGTACGCAGATGAACAAAACCGTTCGAGACATTTTGGCTGCGGAGTTCTACTCGGCCAAGCGCACGCTGGCCAACGAGAAACAAAGTCTGCAATTCGCCGTCCAGAGTCGCATCAACAAAGAATCCCAGTTGAGTTCGGCCAAGCGGTTTGAAACAGAGGCCGCCTTGACTTGCCAGAAGGCCGCGGGATAGGCTCAAAGACATCACAGAGTTCCTGATGGCCAATGGCGAAGGCGGGATAACAGTTCTATGAAATTTCCACTGTTAGCACTAGGGGCCCTGCTTCTAGGTGGCTGTGACGATGGGCCCCAGAGTCAGCCCAAGCCTCCAGCCCCTATGGGCTACTGGATCAGCACGCAGGGCTACGTGCGCGAAATCGTCGTGCGCGACGGCTCACAGGGCTCTTATGTGATTATAGAGACTGAGGAGCATGCACTATTCACGGTGCATCTAATGGATGGTGTGCCGCCCGTCTGGAAGGGCCTGCATGGGCAGTTTGTCTACGAGAGCGCCTCCAAAGAGGCCGGCACGTGGAAGAATTTCCTTGTAGTGAAAAGGTTGGATTTGGAGGTCAAGTGAAACCCTACTTGGTTCTTGGCACATACAAGCCCTCCAAATGGCGAGCCAGCACTGTTGGGCGAGAGCTCACGGACCTGACGTGCGAGCTTGGGCTCCTTCCGCATTATGATCCAGTTCATGGACCGCTTGAACTCACGGGGCGTAATTGGGTCAGCAAGGTCTTGCACGCTGAGGTGCGGCGTCGTACGTTCAAAACAAATCAGGCCGAGTCATTTCATTACGATGGCGATTTACAAGAGGGCTCCAAGCCTGATTGCGCCATCGTGCTCTGGGCCTCGAATCACCCAACGGAAATCAAGTGGACCAACCAACATGGTGTGGCAGCGTTCAGGAAACACGAGGACGAAATATACCAGCCTAGGCCCTACGAAATTGTGATTTTTCACAATTTGCATTGCCTGCACCGAAGACCCGCTGGCGTTCCGCGAATTCGTTGGGTTTATAGACAAAGGGTTTCCATTCCGTCTAGGGATGTTCTGGAGCTGCCATGAACATAATTCGATTCTGTCTGGGTTTCCTCTGCTGCATGCTGACGGTCTGTTATTGGAAGCTCTGTGAGATTGCTACGTATCTGAAGCCCAAACACCAGTGAGACTGCTATGAACTTCTGGCACGTACTGGGCACGATTTGGCTGGTTCTGGGAACACTAATCCTCGGTGCTAGTGCGCTTGGGACCTTCGCCGCGGCCTGTGACATTCGGGAGGATTTTGTAGGCACCGTATTTATTTGCTTCTGCGGAGGATTGTTGACTTTGGGTACTACGATTTGCCTGACACTACTACTGACTTGGGGCTTGAATTAGCGTGCTTTTCCATTACAAGTGCCTGCTGTGCCAAGGGACCTCAACCGAAGACATCCAAGAAAGCCATTTGCCCACGCACGGAAGGATTATCTGTAAGGCCTGTTGTAGAACTTTATTGAGGGAGAAATTAGATGCACAACCTGCGAGCACTTTGGACTGGGGCCCTCTTGTTAACCGGCAGCGCCATCTTGTGTGCTGATGCGCCTCTAGGAGGACAATGGCGTGTTGGACAGGTGCTGGACTTCCCCGGCCAGGAAATTGTTATCGGGAAAGTTTGGTTCAATATGGAGCGCGAACGCGAAGGGCACGCATACTTCAAGCCCCTCATGACGCCAACGTTGGGCATGGGCCGCCTGAAAGGCTCGGACAATCCCCCACTTGGGCTGCTGCAATGCACTGTTATTCGAAAAGCGGCCATTCTCAGCCCGGATGTTGTGGTGACCGCGACCAAGGCCCTTTGCCCCGGGGGCAGGGAATACGTAGTGGATGAAGTGCTCTTTGACATCTCCGCGAATACGGTTCCCAGTCCGGTGAAGCACTAATGTCTCAGGAAGGCGTGAAAGCCCTTGGTTTCTGCACGGGCTTGCTACTGCTGGCACTCTGGGGCCTCTATACGCTGGTGAGGCGTGCCTTGACTTGGTTCTGGAACAAATTTTGATTCTAAAGCGCAGGTGCCGTATGCCTGGAGCTACTTCCCGTTAAGAAGCGCCTCCGTCAAGGAGGCACCGCTCCAGACGATTGATGCCCTGCGTTGATTTTGAGTTGGTAGAGCGTCCGAAAGCGCCTGTTAAGCGCCGGGCCGGGTTGATATGTAGAACAGAGAACCAAAAGGCGCTCGATTTTGAGGAGAAAACCATGGACATAACACCTTGTATTATGCTGGGCGCATTTGGAATGACAGCGAGCATTGCGCTGGCCAGCATGGTCTGTACGTTGCACGGCAATGTCATGCGTCGGGCCGAACACGCCCTGAATGTGGAGTTGCAACGCGAGAAACTGGCCGAGCAACGCACCGCTGACCAACAGGCCTCTGAAGTCAAGGCCGCTAAGTTTGAGGCCGAAGCCAAGGCCCTGCAGTATATGAGCACTGAGATTCGTAAGGCCCTGGAAACTCAGAAGGCCTCGCAAGTCGTTGTGCAGCGTTAAATTCCGAGGCGACCGGGGCCGTACTACAGGTCGTTGGCTGCGTCAAAGAACACAGCCCGCAGGGCGCATCCGACAGCTCCGAAGCGGGAGAGCACTAATCGGGAGACGTTGTGCCCATGATTTTTATGCGACGGATGGTTTTAACGGAGCTACGCTCCGGGTGGCTGCCGTAACCCATGGATACTTCTAATGGATGAAAACTCCTTGGGTGCCTGTTGCGCCACCTTTGAGTTCAACGAGGATGCCGTAGATTGCGGGATACTTCATGTAAAACAGGATGTCGCGGGTTCGAGCCCCGTCGGTCGCAAGACCGTAGCTCAGTTGGGAGAGCGCCTGTCAAAAAGACACCCCAATCGTCTGATGCTCCTCGATTTTTGTTGCAACAAAGTACCAACCGGATGGGTGGCGCGGGTGAATAACGTCTACCATCGAATAGGTGGTATCCTCCAATGCCGTAGAAACGTCGCTGCCCTTCCGGCTTTAATTTTGAACACGGTGCCGTAGAACTTCAGATACTTCTGGTCAAGAACTGGCCCGCAAGGGCCGGTGGTGGGTTCAAACCCCACAATTTCTGAGTTCGCCTGATGCCCGTGTATTTTTGGAGGCCCGGTGACACCTCAGGAGTATGTAAAGCGCGGCAGAGAGGCTAACGAAACAGATTTTGTTTACGGTATAGCTGAACACGTTAGAGAGTTGTCATTGACGGACCTGTTAAAACGCAATCCCACAATGGCGCAGATGCGCTCCGTGGAATACGTTCGCGACATCGGCCATGGACACTACCCACATACTAGTGACTACGAACTTGTAGAGGTTGTGAAGCTATTGCAGTTGCATATTCCAGACCGTGTAAGGGCTCGGTGACGTTAGAGTGCGGTTACTTCTTACTGAAAATGAGAATGCCCTAACAGGCATAACCGCATTCGCTTGATTCCCGGGCATTTTTTAAGGAGAGCACATGAACCTAAATAAAAAGGAACTGCGTCCCAAGAAGCTCACATTCGAAGGCGCAACGGCCTACCAGCACGCCACGCCTGAGCAGGAGTTGCGTCGAAGCGTGATGAGCTGCCTGCTATGGGAATCCGAATTCTATGAAAGCGGCGTCTCTATCGCGGCCCGCATCTGCGAGCTCGTACCTAAGGTCCCCGCTGAGACCGTGGCGCAAATCGCCATCGAGGCCCGTGAGCGCATGCATCTGCGCCATGTTCCACTGCTGTTGGCTGTGGAATGCGCCAAGCACAAGACGCACAGGCACGTCGTTGCGGATTTGGTGGCCTGCATCATCCAGCGTGCGGACGAGCTGGCCGAGATTCTAAGTATCTACAGTCGGGAGCGCACCGGAACCAAGAAACTCAACAGGCTTTCCCACCAGCTCCAAAAGGGCCTCCAAAGGGCATTTCAGAAGTTTAATGAATATCAGCTTGCGAAGTGGAATCGCGATAATGCCATCAAACTACGGGATGTGTTGTTCCTTGTGCATCCGCGACCTGAGGGCTGGGGTGTGGGAATGTCCAAGGCCGAACGCGATGGTCTGCCGCAGGCCCAACTGTGGAAGCGCCTGATTGACGGCAAGCTGGCCACTCCTGATACTTGGGAGGTTGAGTTGTCTGCCGGTAAGGGCGAAGCCAAACGGGAATCTTGGGAGCGCCTCCTTACGGAGAACAAGCTCGGTGGACTGGCCCTTATTCGCAATTTGCGCAACATGAAAGAGGCCGGTGTCTCCGAGAAGCTCATCCGGGGCTCTTTGCTGGAAATGAAAACCGACCGCATCCTGCCCTTCAGGTTCGTGGCGGCCGCTCGATATGTACCGCAGTGGGAACCCGAGCTGGAGAAGGCCATGTTGCGCTCTCTGGAGGGCTTCGAAAAGCTCCCCGGTAAGACCTGCATCGTGGTGGACAACAGTGGCTCGATGTACGGCGCCAAAATCTCCGCGAAATCCGACATGGACCGCTCGGACGCGGCCTGTGCGCTAGCCATTCTTTTGCGAGAGATTTGTGAGGAGGCCCTCGTAATCAGCTACTCCGTGAACCCCGTGTTGGTGCCGGCTCGGAGGGGTTTTGCTCTGAGGGATGCCATCCAGAACGCCACCTCGCACAACGCCACGCACACCGATGATGCCTTGGCGCTTGCGCAGAAGGAATCCTACGACCGCATCGTCGTGATTACGGATGAGCAGAGCCACCAGGCCATCCGAAACCCATCCTACAATGGCATGCCCAAACAGGGTTATTTTATCAATGTCGCGTCGTACAAGAACGGCATTGGATATGGCCCATGGACCCACGTGGATGGTTGGTCTGAGGCCGTGCTGAACTACATCCAGACTACAGAAAAGCAGGCTTCCCGCGACTAAAGCGTGGGAAAATTCGCCCACTGGGCGTAAAACAAGAGTCTCCGCCAGTACCTAAGAAGGCCGTCTCTACTGGGCCGGGCCTCGGAACCCGGCCCTCTTATTATGACTAGCGAAATATTGGCCACCCTGCTGGCCCTCGGAGCCACCTGGTATCTGTGGCGTAAGCGCCGATGGGCCCCGGGCGTGGCTACGGCTCTGGCTGCTTTGGCTGGTTTGATGAACGGCCTGGTAATCGCGGCCAACGATGGTCACATGCCCGTGGATATGCGTGGATTTCGACCCTTCATACCGCCTTCGGACCATCTGCATGTGGTTCTGACGCCGCAGACGCACCTAAAGTTCCTGGCTGATGTCTATGGCGATGACTGGGCGCGCTACAGTCTGGGTGATATTTTCTGCGTGCTGGCCGTGGGAGTGTTTCTGGTGGCGGTGATTTCGACGTTGGTTAGGAAATCCTAAGGAGTTCCTTGAGCGGTTGAGCCACAAAAATGAACATCTCCAAACAAAGCTGGCACTATTGGATTTGGCGGAATTTTACCACAAACTCCTTCCGTGTGCCTTCTGCTTGCGGTTACTGGATGCGCGTGATATTGGTTGCGCTGCTTTCGCCCCTGTGGGGACCACTTTTTCTATTGGCCTTTGGTGGCATCTATGCAGTAATAGGACTGGGATGGGTTCAGGACAAAATTCGATGCCCTTGGGGGCCGGTGAACTTTCAATGATTGAGTTTTCCAACAAATTCACCTATCACAACCGCAAGCTCTTCTTCCTAACACAGGAGCAAATTCGCACCATGCCCATGCTTTATAGGGCAGATGTGGCCTTCGCCCTAAAAAAGGCTCCGCTCCTATGGGACTTCATAAGCCACCTGCCCGTGAACCCCTTTTCCTTCAAGTACCAAAGTCTGGATGTGAAAGTCACCATGCTAAAGAAGGGCTGGTATCCTTGCATACCGGGTTGGCACTGTGATGATTTCTACCGACCAACTGGCGGACAGCCGGATTTGGCTAATCTTTGGCCGGCACACAACTCCCGACATTTCATGGTGCTCTACGGTGATGCCAGCCTCACGGAATTTTTGGATTTCCCCTTGCAGATGCCCGAACCAAAGGGGTCCGGTCCTGTGTACGGTTTCTATAACACTCTCATAAACGACCTTCCTAAGGATGTATATTCAGGGCATGCGGCCACTGCGTATTCCGAGGGTCTTTACGAATTCGATAGTATGACATTTCACAGAGGTATGCCCGCGACCAAGGATGGTTGGAGAGCCTTCGTACGCCTAACATTGGGTAACGAGCGTCCACCTAAAAACGAAGTGCGCTCGCAGGTACAAGTCTACGTGCCACATGACAAGTTGGAGGCTGGCTGGTGAAAAAACTCACCCTCAAAATCCCCCAAGACCGGGGCGTGCTCTACAGCGTAATCCACTATCCAGCTGGCGAAATCCAAGTCCGGCTAACGGCCAAAGGGCTGGCCGCTGTGAAGGGCAAAGACGAGTTTGAGATTATCTGCAACCCCATCCCGGATATCATAGAACTGGCCCAACTCAAGGACGCCCTTGAGCACGCCGGCGGATTCTGGCGTTCCAGTCTATTCCTGCCCTACATGCCCTATGCCCGTGCGGACCGTCGATTCGTGGGCGGGGATAGTCATGGCCTGGGTGTTTGGGCCCGGTTGATTAACAATTTGAACTTCAGCGTGGTTTGGACTTTTGATGTGCACAGTGGCGTGGCGCACAATTTGTTTGAAAATCTGGCCAACCTCAATCCCACGGATAGACAATGCGACCAAATTCAGCCCATCATAAGGAAACTGGGTCGTAGGGACCTCGTATTGATTTTGCCGGATGAAGGCTCAGATAAGCGTTATGACATCCTGCGTTATAGCTTGCCCACGGCCTGCTGTCGAAAGCAACGGGATGCCAAGACGGGCAAACTCAGCGGCTTCAGTGTGTGGTGGGAGGACCTGCCGCAAGTGGAGCGCGCCAAGAAGGCCCTCATTATAGACGACATCTGCGACGGCGGCGGAACCTTTATTGGGTTGGCTAAGGCGCTCTTAAAAATCAATCCCGACTTGAAACTGTATTTGTACGTGAGCCATGGAATTTTCTCCAAGGGCAGGGCCGTGTTGCTGAAGCACTTCAAGCAGGTCTTCACCTCGGAATACAGTATCCAGATGCCCGAATCCGAAGAGTGCGATTGCGAGTGCAACAACTGTGGGAGAGACTAGTCTATGAACCCTTCACCGCTTTACCACGCGGATTTTTATAAGCTTCACCATTGGGAGCAATATCCCACCGATACGCAACAGGTCTGGTCCAACTGGACGGCCCGCAGTTCGCGAATACCCGGCGAGAAGGACGTGCGCTGGTTCGGTGCAAGGGCCTTCATCCAGAACAATCTCATGCGCTGGAAGCCGGCATTTTTTGAACAGAGTTGGAGTCTTATAGCGGAACAATACAGGGAATTCGTGCTGGCCACATTGGGCCTCAAAGAGCCCAAACTGGACCACATAAGAAGGCTCTGGGAACTGGGCTACCTTCCGCTGGATATTTGGGCCTTGCCGGAGGGCTCCCGTGTTCCGCTGGGCGTGCCCATGCTTGTCATAACCAATACCAATGATAGCGCCTATTGGCTTCCGAATTTTCTTGAGACCGCGTTATCTAATGCGCTCTGGAAGTCCACCACCTCCGCAACTACAGCAGCCCGCTTCCGGGAACTGTTCATCAAGCACGCCCGGAATTTTGGCGAGAAGGACCTGAGTTTCGTGGATTGGCAGGGCCACGATTTCTCCTATCGGGGTATGAGTGGGTTGGAGGACGCCATGTTCTCCGGTATGGGTCATCTATTGAGCTTCAACGGCACGGATACCATACCCGCGATTCTGGCCGCTAGGGAATTCTATGATGCCCCCTTGAGCTGTGGTGGGAGCGTCCCTGCCACTGAACATTCTGTGATGTGCGCCGGTGGTATGGATGGTGAATTCGAGACCTTCAGGCGTCTCATAACGGAGACCTATCCCACTGGAATTGTTAGCATCGTATCGGATACTTGGGACCTTTGGAAGGTTCTCATGGAGTACATTCCGGCCCTGCGCAAGGAAATCCTCGCACGGGACGGCAAGGTTGTAATCCGTCCGGACAGCGGAGACCCTGTTAAGATCATGCTGGGCGACTCCGACGCACCCTATGGCACGCACCCTGCGGCTTATGGGGCCTTAGAGCTGCTACGCCGGGCGCTGGGCACGGACGGCGCCGGACACATCAACAAAGCCGGTTTGATTTACGGCGACGGCATCTCATTGGAGCGTGCGGATGCCATTCTAGAGGGCTGTGTGAAGATGGGCCTGAGCCCGTTTAACATCGTATTCGGAATAGGTTCCTATACCTATGAATACGTCACCCGTGATACCTACGGATTCGCCATGAAGGCCACTGCGGTCAGGCGTTCGGGCAAAATTCTGGATATTTTCAAGAAGCCCGTTACGGCCGAAGGCGGTTTTAGCAAGGCCTCCTTGAAGGGCATTCCGGCTGTTTACAGCAGCAAGGCCGATGGTCTTTATGTCGTAGATGAACAGTTGCCCGCAGCCCTTAACAACTGTGCCTTCCAGAAGATTTTTAGCAACGGTAAGTTGTTGATTCGAGAGGACTTCGATACCATTCGAAAGCGCGTACGAACATGAAAACTAATCTGGTTTTGTGGCTTGCGGGCTCGGGCATCGACCAAAACACAACGGACGCTATTGTAAACGACAGCCGTGTACAATGGGAGTTGACGCAGAAACCCATTGATGCCTTAGGTCTATACGAAGCCACACAGAGCGCTGCAACTAAGCATGGTGAGAATGCCTTCCCCGGCGATTACGCTCGCACTAAGTTGGAATTCCTTACGCTATTTTCGAGGTGCTGAGATGCCTTGTAGGTCTGATTACGACGCCGAAGACGCGGACCGTCTTCGTGTGGAACTGGAGCGTGTAACCCGGGTGGCCTGCGAATTGTCTGGTTACATAGATGGCAGCCGCATTTACCCTATTAATAATTTGAGCAAGGAGACCCGGAATTGGATTAAAGAGCATGAACTAAAGGACCGCGAGTGCCTCAAGCGTGAGCGGGAGGAGGCCGACAGGCTCTCCATGCGCAAGAAGGCCCTCAAAAAGCTTACCCCAGAGGAACGTAGGCTCTTGGGAATCTAAAAAGGAGACCATTCATGATCCTAGAAATAGGTGAAGGCGAGAAGGCCCAACACTGGTACATCCATATCCACCATGAGTTTTTGGAGGATGACAGCAAGCTGTCCCGTAGGAAACGTCGCAGTTGGGACGTGGTAACGCGAGCACTTGTACATACGGGAATCTGCGTCGTGGGCACTTCGGAGCCTAAGCACTGCGTCACGGGCCTGAAGGGCGAAGCCCTGTGCAGCAAGAAAGACAATTTTGTCAAGTCCGTGGCCAGCCGGCTGGCCCTCACGAGAGCCCTGGAACAGGTGCCCCGCGAGGCCCGAGAGGCCATTTGGAAGGCCTACTGGCTGAAGGTTCGAAGGCCCAAGGAGCGCTCGGCCAATTTTCGCAGGCGTGTGGGCCTCTTGGTCGCACCGGCCTGTGTTCCATCGACCACGAAGGCCTCTCCAGCAGTCCAGCCCTCAGTCTAAATCATGGGCTGCAACAACGTGCCCAACGCGGATGGCTCCTTTGATTGCACCCTGGAGCTCTCGGATGGCACCACGCTGGCCTATGTGAGCTTCAGGGTGGACGGTGTGTATCCTGAGGGCATCGGCTGTAACCCCTCCACGGGCCAGCTGTATGCCTTCGATAGCGTGGGCCATGAGGTCCCATTAGGCGCCGTTGTGAGTATCCAAACCGGGGCCATCACACGAACGCCCACTGGAGGATTGGCCCCACCCACGAATTTAACCGTTGTAGGAGTGTCCTAGCCATGCCCGAGGGCTTCGTGATTCTCACTTGTGGCTCGCTGTTCATTTGAGGTTGGGCCCTTTTGGGTTCGTTGTGGCTGGCGAATTCTGGAGGTTCCGGGGATTGGGAGGATCTGTGATTTGTTTCCTGTTGGGATTGGGCGTCATCTTAATTACACTAACCCTCTTGGCCCTTATTGGAGCGCCGGTTTACAGGATTTCCGAAGGTTATTGGCCGGATTCGCGAGGCGATTTGTATATTTGTATATTAATGGGCCTCGTACCGGCAATCTTGCTGCCAGCCGGATTAATGGCAATCTATATGTTGGGCTGCTTGATTAAGAATACACGACCATGACGGATTCCCAGAAGGCCGCACAGGAAATTGCTGAGCACATCGTTGGTCTGGGCGCGGATACGAACGAGTGGTCCATGACACGAGACAACGGTGATTTAATGGACGAATACGACCGGGGGGCCATCCTTGAGCGCATCCGACAAATTATCGACCGCCATCTCTGTTGAAATCGTGGACGAAATTCTGCAGCTTCTTCAGAGGCACGGCGTGGTCTACGTCAGCAAGGTGCTGTTCGAGGCCAAATCACCAACTGAGCTGGAAGCCCTCAAGAAGCGCATTCAGAACGTAATCAACAAGTACCACCAATAGGAGGCTCTTATGTCGGACGCTGGCGGTATCTATATTCCTTGGTATCTGTGGACGGCCTGTGGGGTGGTCTGGGTGCTGGCCTTCGTTGGGCTGGCCACGTGCATAAGGGCCTTCAGGGCCTTCGTAAGGGGCCGGTAGGAATGCCAAGAATGCCAAACACTCTCAATGACCTGACGTTGGCCCGTCTGGTTCAAGTAGCGGGTATTCCTGGCGCATACGGACCTGAGCAATTCGCAGCCATCAAAACCCTGGGCTGTAATTTTCTGCAGGAGATTCGCGGAGCGGATTTGCCCCCAAATGTTCTGGAGGTAAGCTTTGGATTCCTGGCCCAACAGGACAAAGCGCTCATCGTGTGCTTAAGGGGCACGGACCCCCGAAGGCTGCTGGAGTGGCTGGACGACGCCACAGCCCTTCCTGTACCGTGTCCTTGGGGGCATGGCCTGGTGCATGCGGGCTTTTTGGAGGTCTACAAGAGCCTCCAACTGGCCAAGAATAGCCCCGCGGCCAAATCCGTAACCTTGGCGGATTACGTGCGCAGTCTCTTGGAGAGCCAGCAGGTGGATGCCGTTGTGGTAGCGGGGCACAGTCTCGGAGGCGCACTTGGAACAATCCTAGTGGACCATCTGGACTTCTTGGCGCAAAACAGTGCTTTCAGTGATTTTGATTTGAGTAGCGTTACGTTCGGCAGTCCCCGAGTTGGAGATGCCGACTGGACGCACTGGTATGATTTGGGCTCGGCCCCAACTACCCGTCGGTACGAGAACCCCTGGGATGTGATTCCCAATCTGCCCACGGCGCCGCCCTTCTCGCATGTGAACAACCGGGTGCGCCTGAAGGCGCCCTTTGGGCTAGATTTGATTCTAAACCATCTTTTAAGTACCTATATCGAACTGCTGGAGAAACAGTGAACATCGTTGAAGGCATTCCCATCTGGGGCAAGCACGATGAAAACACCCTGAAGCAGATCCGCACGTGTGCCCGAACGGCCGACAAAGCCGCCCTCATGGCGGATGGGCATTTTGGGTATGCCGTGCCAATCGGCGGCGTGGTGGCCTACAAGGCCAGCATCTCGCCGTCTGGCGTGGGCTTCGATATCGCCTGCGGTAACAAGGCCGTTTTAACAGATATGCCCGGGAGTGCGCTTCGAGCGGGCATCAGGCAAATCATGGATGATGTGTGGAAAAATATTGCCTTTGGCATTGGCCGCCAGAACGCTGAATCTGTAGACCACGCGCTGTTCGATAGTCCGGCTTGGTCCTGTGAGGCCATCGCGCCCCTGAAGAAGATGGCATCCGACCAGCTCGGAACTGTAGGCTCGGGCAACCATTATGTGGACTTGTTTACGGATGAACAGGATAGGGTCTGGGTGGGCGTGCACTTCGGTTCTAGAGGGCTGGGTCACAAGACCGCAACTTGGTTTCTGAACAAAGCCGGAGCCAAAGATGGTATGGACGTGGAACCCTGTGTGATACCCGTTGAGGGTCCGCTGGGCGCGGAATACTTGCAGTGCATGCAGCTGGCCGGAGAGTATGCCTACGCTGGCAGGGATTGGGTCTGTCAGAAAGTCGCCTTGATTTTAGGTGCCAAGATTTTGGAAGAGGTACACAACCACCACAATTTCGCTTGGCGCGAGACGCATGGCGGAGAGGACCTGTGGGTTGTACGGAAAGGCGCCACTCCGGCCTTTCCCGGTCAGAGGGGCTTTGTAGGCGGCACGATGGGCGAACGCAGCGTAATTTTGGAGGGCGTGCAGAACGAGGAGGCCCAGTATTCGCTCTATAGCACCGTGCATGGCGCCGGACGTGTTATGGGCCGTCGGGAGGCCGCCGGCAAGGTGCATCGGAAGACCGGTGCGGTCCTGCGTGCTGGTAAGGTCACGAAGGAAATGATGGACGGTTGGCTCCAAAAGGCCCATGTGGAACTGCGGGGAGCCGGGTTGGACGAGAGCCCGGATTGCTACAAAAGGCTGCCTGAGGTGCTGGCCGAACACGGTGATAGCATCAAAATTCTGCATCAACTTGTCCCGGTCGGGGTTGCGATGGCCGGTCCGGACATCAGAGATCCCTACAAAGACTAGAGAGGAGAACATGGAAACACAAAGTCCCGAATTTCTGGCCAATCCCTCAAGGACAGGAGTAAGAATCTGTGTCTACGGCTCGCTAAAAAAGGGCGGAAAATTGGCACACAACATGCAGAGCGCCCGCTTCTTGGGCGAGACGACTTTCCCCGGCCAGCTTTATCACTTGGGCTCCTATCCGGCATTGCGCCCGGCCGAAGGCCCGGAGGACGTAGTTCAAGGCGAAGTCTACGAAGTCGGAGATGCCCTCTTGGCGCGCCTTGACTCCATAGAGGGCCACCCCTGGATGTACAAACGTGAGCCCATCCAGACGCCCAACTTTGGCGAATGTCAGGCCTATTTTTACCAGCGCAAATTGCACAGCGCCGATAGGCGCATACCGGACGGTAACTATAACGTTAAGGATTGGAAGTAGGCCTTGAGCTTCCAGAATTTCATGAAGGGTGTGGCAATCTTTTTGGTGCTACTGGCGGGATGGCTACTGTTGATTGTCTTCAGTGTCCACGACGCCAACCTGTGCAACAACCGTTGTCCCCAAGATAGGGCCTGTGAGGCGCGCTGTTATAAACAGGGCCTGTGTCCCAGTGCGAATTCGCAATAGGAGGTTCCGAAGTGAGCTGGTTTGTTGAACACATCCCGGAGCTCCTAGTAGGTGGAATTGCGTTCGCGGCGCTAATCGGGGTGGTTTACAACTGCCTGACTGAACACTACCAGAAACAAGAGAGGTTCTAAACGTGCGCCAAAAGTTCTTCAAGGGCGATTTAGTACGCATTGCCAAACACCTACCGTCCGATATGGCGCACTTCCATGGGGAAGGCAAACTGGCTATTGTACAGTACTCCTACAGAGACGAGTATGGGCGTACTGATGGCCTGCCACCTGACTATGCCCTAGTCGTCAAGGGCTTTGGCTACTCGGCTTGGTGGCCTGAGAACTTGTTGAAGTTAGTGAAGCGCCGTGGTCGTTGTCAATGCTGTGGACAGGACGTACCGCACAAGTTTAAGGAATCTCTGGGAGGTTCTAAAGATGTGGCCATTTGATATCTTCAAGAAAAAGCCCGCTGTGGTTGTTCCCGCAACACATCCGGGCATTCAACCACCGCACCTGCACGCCCCTCATGCGCACCACGTGCATGCACCGCATATCCATGCACCCGTTGTGCCACCTGCGCCAAAGCCTCATAGCAAGCTGCGCAGGTACCTTGTGGACCCCGTGCCTTCGAAGCCCCGGCGTTCCGACGATGACGATGGCGTGCTGCCAGCCATGGTTGGGGGTTTTGTAGTGGGTGAACTTTTAGGCTCCATGACATCTCCAGCAAGTAACCCCACTCCGGATAGCTCCGATGATACACCAACCTTTCAGGGCTTCGGCGGCGGCGAAAGTGGTGGAGGCGGGGCCGGTGGAAGTTGGGATGCGCCCTCCGACACGTCAAGTTCGTCGGACAGTTCTGGCTGTTCTTCCGATAGCGGTAGCTCGTTCGACAGCGGCTCCTCCTTTGATAGCGGTTCCAGTTCCGGCGGCGATTCCGGGTTCTAGAGGTGAAAACCCGCCTGTATTTTGGCGCTCCGCTCGGCCAGGACTGCCTGAATTTCAAGAACTTCGGGGATGTGGAGAAGTGGCTGGACGACAAGGCCCAGGCCAGAGCTGGGAATTCTATAGGAGAAAGCATGGTTGGCGCGATTAAAAGGCGATGCGTTTGCGGAGCCATCGGTATGGACGGCACCAAGTCTTGCTATCCGCCCATGCACCCGCACAGACACAAAATCCGTCTGGAGGCCTCCAAGAGCCCGCTGGCGCGCGATGAAGACCTCGTGGCCTGCGATAACCATGTGCAATATTACTTGGGCAAGGATTGGAAACTCATGGCCAAGCTCTGCTGTTATTGCTGCGTGGCCGAGGCCACCGTTGATGACGGCTGCGAGGGCTGCTTGGATAAGATGACGGCGCCCACGGGCGGAGAGGCCTACAGGCTCAAGAAAATTGAGAGCGGTTACTGTCTCAACCGAGATAACCTACTGGGCTGCATAACCTATGCCGAACCAGGCACGCAGTACTGTACCTTCTGCAAGACCAGAAATTTCCTGGCTCCGGCCGACTTGGAGAACAAAATGGGCAAACGACATCCTTCCGCGGAAGCACCTCGGGCCAAGATTCGTCTCATACCGGCCAGCTCCCGGACCTGTACGCTCACGCCCTCTTGTGCCGGTACGATGACCGCCGCCGTGCATCGCGCGGACAATGATAAGAGCGGTCCGCATCTGTGGTGGACCTGCAAGACCTGCGGCGTTAGTCAGAAGGCCCTGCGAGCCGCGGCCAAGCCCAGCTCTTCCGCGCTGGCCACCCTACTGGATGGCGGGGACGAAACCGATCCTCGCTACGGGCCCGAGCCCATCAACGCCGAAATGGCCGAAGCCGCGGCGCACGTCAAGGCCATCATTCTGGAGTCCTCGGGGGAGTAGAGGCCTATGCTGGAATTCCTCCTGTGGGTGTGCGGTATCTTTTTGGTGCTCTACTGGCTGAGTATGGTTTTGCGCTCGGACGCGTTCTGGAATTGGGTTCTCGGCATAGATGAGCCCTGGAGGCCCGAAGAGCCCGAGCGCCCGTTGCCACCGAGGACCTATCCAAAGCCCATTGGCTACTCCACCTACTGGCCCGAAAAATGGATTTACAAGGCCCCCGTAGTTAAGCCCCGGGTGCAGAAGGACTTTGGCAGCCACATCAATCCCCTTTCGCTGGAGGCCTCGAATAGCTGTGATGGGCAGTTCGAGCAAATGGATGCGCGAACCTGGCAATGCCTGAAGTGTAGTTTGTTGCAGTTTATGGAGTCGGAGCCCAAAGGAGAGTCCAAACCGTGAAGGAGATTTGGTATTTTGTTAGCACACCGCCTCGTATAGACAAGTTGCAGCCCGGTGAAAGCCTATCCAGCGGTTCGGGCTATCCCAGTTTTCGAAAGGCCCGAATGGCCCTAATCGAGGATCTTCAAAGGGATGCGCGCATATATAGAGGTTGGGCCGAGGACAAACTCAAACTGGTGGTTGAGGTCGCGCACATGGAGGAACCCTCCTAGTGAACGCCACCGAGAAGGCCCGCATTTCCCAGGCCGCACAACTCTCCGATAAGATGCCCGCTCCAACACATCAAGAGGGCTACGTGGCCGAGCGCCATCAGAGCCTGCCGGACTTGATTGTGGTCTGGGCCTCCTGTGGCTGTTACGCGGCCTTTGGCGATAGGTATTCCGTGGTGACGGAGTGCGGCCGAGAGGGCTGTGATTTCCAATGGGCCGAGGCCGAGAGCGCCCTGCTGGCCCTTGAGCTGGCCGAAAAGGAGCTGGTATGTGCGACAGATGTCAAGGGACCGGTGCTTGTAAAACCTGCGCCAGAGGCTATAAAGGCCCCCGAGTCGGGAACATCAACATCCGAACCGGCCTCGTCACTGACGAATTCGTCGACGACTGCCTCTGTCCCGTCAGAAGGCCCGAACCCAGCTGCTGCGGGCATTGCCACGAGGACTGCGATAGACCAACTGATTGACGCCATGATTTCCGAAGGAGGGCCCGTTGACGTTCCGCCTAACGGCGCGCTACCAGAAGAGACTTGAGAACTATCTGGAGTGGGCCCATTGTAGTACGCCCATGGACGGCCTGCCGGCGGGGATTGGTGCCTTCAATCCCAACCCCCTCACGACGTACGACACTCCCGAGGAGGCCATCTTTAGATTCGAGACCTACGGCGAAAATGCCACCTGCCCAGATCCAAAATTTGGCCTGTACAAGCGCGGCAAGGCCAATAGGGACTTCTGGACAAAGGAAAAAGGTTGGTGGGATAAGGAAGCTTTGTATGTGGCGGAGATGTTTCTTGTGCATCTGACGATTGAGTGTTTCCAAGAGTTGTTTGAGCCCTGGTGGCCCCGAGTGCACATAGTGAGGGAGTTTTTTGATAACAACTACACCCAAGCGGAGTACCTTAAGGACGTGGATCGGTATTATAAGTACGGTTTGGAGGCCGTTCCAGGCGGTCTAAGAATTGTTTCAGAACGCGACTACGGCCAGAACAAGTGTACATACCACAAGGGGTGCAAGAGTGATTCGACAGTGCCGGAAGTGCCAGAAGTCTCTGGGGAGTAGTTGCGAATATTGTCGCATGTCCACTTTGGAACCCGACAACAACCACCCGGGGTTCTTTAGGTGCAGGCATTGTCATAGGGCGGCCATGCCCCGTGGACGGGTGGAGTTGAGAGTGTGCAAGGAGTGTGAAAGTAAATGAGAACGCCATCCCCTAATTATCCTGTACTCGTGGAATTACTCAACTTCCACGTCAATCAGGCGCCCGACATGGAGGTCTTGTATCGTGCCGCCATAAATGAAATTAGCGGGCTGCGCGAGAAGCTCTCTAGGCAATCCACAATGCTGGCCGAGGCCCTCAAGGAGAAGAATGAGGCCCTAAGGCGAGAGAGCTCTACCACGTGCACGAAAGACGCCCTCAAGAAAGAGCACGAAGAACAGTTAGTACAAATTCGGCTGCAATTGCCAATACGCTTCCTGCACGTTCCCCTAATTCAGGCCGTGAAGGGCTTGGTAGCTCAAGAACGCAAGGCCCAAGAGGACCTCAAAGAGGCCACGGAGTTACTCGATGTTAAGACCGAAGAACTGGACGAACGCCTAAAGGAATTGGAGAAGCTCCGCCCGTCTGAGCCCAAATTCCGCGTGGGCCAAGTTGTGCACTGGGGCGGCCAGTTCCTCAAGATTTTTGATAGGAAGGTTAATGCCATTAGTCCATCCATATGGGAGTACAAGGTACAGAATATTGGATGGCAATTTGAGGAAGGTTTGAAGGCCCTAACCGATGAAGAACGCTAAACTTTCACCAAACAAATTTGAAACGGCCAGCAGGGATGAACTATTGCGCCGTGTGTTGGAATTGGAAGACGAGGTGGAGCGCTACCGGCCCAAGCCCCCGAAATTCAAACTGGGCCAACTGGTGGCCTTCGCGGGTCAGAAGAACCCCTGGATGCGCGAGCAACCGGCCATCTACTTCACCGTTCTGAGCCTGGAACTGAAGGAAAATGGCTGGCATTACGGGCATAGCAAGAACTCGCCCACGACTTTCGTTACCTATCCCGAGAAGAAATGCCGGGAGCTGACCAAAACCGAATTGGAAGGCGACAGCAACCCACCCGAGGCCCAACCCCAAACCCTAGAGGCTCAGGCTCCGGGCCTTAACATTCCACCACCCGAAGGGGGTCACGCCTACTAATGGACCTGGCACGAAATTCCCCACAAGGGCCCAAATTGGGCCAGCGCTACGGCCAAGATGTATGGTTCTTAAAGAAGGACATGCTCTTCGCCGAGAAGGGCCTCAGACCCATCAGGGTTAAGTCTGGTCCCGTTAGGGCCGGGCTGACGCCCCGTGTGCCTTCTTTGACGGCGGCCGTTGAAGGCATCGATACTTGTTATGGCGTGGAGCCCGTTATGGGCACCGATCCGGAATTTTTCCTGCGCCTGAATGGCGAACGCCAAGTTGTTCCGGCTTTTGACTTCCTGCCGGACAAGCATGGCACCACGGATGGCCTATTCTGGGATGGCTTTCAGGCCGAAACCACCGTGGACCCGAAGGCCTGTTATAAGTGGTGCACGGCGAGCTGCAAGGCCCACAAAATCAAGTGCCATGCCATCTTGGCCCAGCAGATTGGCCGGCAACTGCAGGCCCTCGCCCAGAAGGGCCTCAACATCGCCCCACAGAGCGTCTGGCGTGTTCCGCCCATCATGCTCCAGCTGGCCTCGGAGGCCCACGTCTCACTGGGTTGCGACCCCAGCCGGAATGCCTACGGTTCCAGTGGTCGGCGTGTGGAGCGTCCCCGCTGCCTCAACTGGCGTTTCGCCGGGGGGCATGTGCATTTTGAGTTGCCGGAGGAAGAGCGCGAAATCGAGAACATCCGCTATCTGGTTAAGACCCTGGATGCCCTGCTGGGCATTCCCTGTGTGGCCCTGGCGCAGAATTATGACCACTTTATCAGGCGCAGATACTACGGTCTGGCCGGGGAATTTCGCCTGCCGCCACATGGGCTGGAGTACCGGACGCTATCGAACTTTTGGCTGATGCATCCCAGGGCTTTCATGCTGGTGTTCGACTTGGCTCGACATGCCTTGAATATTGGCCGGGCCCGATTTCGGGGCATCTTCGTAGGCGCGGACCGCGAACAGAGCATCCGGGATACCATCAATTACGGCGATGTGCGCAGCGCCAAGGACTTCATGAAACTTAACCGGGAGTTTTACACCCAGTGGGCGCGCTTGATGTACGGTTCCGAGAAGGCCTTCTGGGCGGCCATTGAGGGCGGGCTGGACAAGGTCATCGGGGGCTGGGGCTTGGATGTCGTACAGGACTGGCAGGTGGGCGGGCTGTGGACACAGGTGCCCGCGTGGAAAGACCTAGGCTGATGTGTGACGAGCTGACAAGCGCCGAGGCGGAACGCGACAGCGCCTTGGAATTATTGGAACTGCGTACGGCTTGTTTGGTCTACTTGGCCAACATGGCCTGCCACCAACCCTGTTTGGGCTGCGGAAATATTCTGCGGGAAATTTTCGACCACTTAAGCAACCCCAATATGACGATGTACAGGGAAAAGCTAGAAGCGAACAGCCACCTGAGGATTGCAGCACCTGAACTGCTGCGCGCAAGCGAGGCCATGTTGGCATCTGTAAAAGGCAAGCCCTCAAAGGTCTTCACTAGGTTGTTTAGAGCCGTGCAAAAAGCCAAGGGAGATTTGGGATGAGCCTTCTAATGGTTTATGGCACCCTGATGCGCAACCAGCGCAACCACTGGCGCCTTTTTGGTTCCAAGTACATAACCAAGGCCGTTGTTAAAGGGCAGTTGTTCCAGTTCAGGGGTCCAGGGATGGATTTCCCTTTACTCCGACGGGATTCCGAGCACATTGTTCATGGTGAAATCTACGAGGTTAGTCGAGGCGTTCTGGACCTACAAGATTGGTATGAGCTTCTGTACAAAAGAACTAAAATCTTGGCATACCACTGGGGCCAAGATGGCTCTGGAACTGCAGGCATGGTTGCGCCCTTGAGCTGCTGGGTCTACGAGGGCCTGGACCGCCTGCCCTACAGTTGGGCGCGCAAATTGCCGCATGGGCGGTGGCCCGGGGTTGCCACGTGACATACTGGCGGGGCCTTAGTGGCTTCTGTACGGGCTGTGCATTGGTGTTTGCCGGTGAGGGCAACTGGCGTCTGTGCACGGTTATGATTATAGGCGCGTGGTTTGCCAACACGGTACACGAAGATATCCGGAGCACTAGATGAGTAAGGCCCCGCTCAAAGACATTCAGGAAAACATCGCGCATATGCGCCCCTGTCCCAACTGCACCCGGACGCCCGGTTTGGCAGACCGCCCGGACAATCAAATGGGCCAAGGGCCCAACGGCAAACACCCTCGGGGGCGCTTTAAGGGCTACTACAGAAGCGCCATGCCCGCTTGTGATTTTTGTCAGGGCCTGGGTTATATATTCCTAAACCGCATTTGCGAATGCGGCTATCCCGCTGTCAAGTGGGATGAGAAGGACAATGTGTGGACTTGTGGGCTGCAGGCCTGCACGAAATCTGCGCTGTGGCGTAAGAACCGCGGCCAGGCCATGACTCCGGCGCAGTCCAAGGACTGGTACGGCCACGGTGGTGGGATGTTTGGTGGTTGATTTCTATTTCAAGGAGAAAACAATGGGCGACGACAACAGCTACAAACCAATGGCCAAGGCCACGACCGTGAGGGAATACAGTCTCTCGCGGAATCAGGCCGTGGCTGCTGCAGCAGCGAGCTTCCGAGATGATATTCGTAAGATTGTTGGAAGTGAACCTATCATTGAAGTTACCAAGGAAGATACCTTCGTACTAGCCACATACGGGGCAGGAAAGTACGCCCAGATTTCTCAGTTCTCAGTGAGCGAGTTGCCGGGCTGTTGCGGGGTGGCCGTCTTTTACCACTGTAGCGTTGCCACGGACTTCCAGAAGCGTGGGCTTGGAGGCCTGTTGTTGGAGTTGCGTGAAGAAGCCGCCCGCAAAGCCGGTTACACTTACGCTCAGGCCACTGTACTCGCGGACAACAAACCCGAGATTGCCATTCTCAGTGACCACAAATGGGAAGAATTGTCCAAATTCAAGAACAAGCGGACAGGGCACACCGTTCTTGTAATGGGCAAAACTCTATAACGAATTTCACAGACGCCCTTATAGCGTCTGAACGAGCCTGGGCCGCAGAAACATTGGGGTCGCAGTTGACGCATCGTCTTGGGTGGGCCCTTCTGGGCCCGGCATTTGATTCGCAAGAATCCGGTGCTTCCGTGGCGATGAACTGGGCCACTAGGCGGTTCCATTGTTGAAACACCGCCCCGCCAGATGCGGGGTAGCTGGGGTAGTTTAATGCGTCTAAGCTGGCCTCCGGGCCTCCTTTTTCGCGTGGAAGTCCCTTGTTGCATTCCCGTAGTGCCAGATGGGCCACCTATAAGCAACACGGCAGAGGCCTACGAAGCCTCTGTTGGATTCACCCGGTCCGTTTGGCACCGCGGGGGATGTTTGCCACGAAGGATGAACGGGCATTCTCCGTAACTGGAGCCCTCCCGGGAGTCCGCTTGGCACTTGACGACGGATGTTTTATTCATGCGGGCGTGTTACCAGCGGGCCCCCTCGGGGCCGTCGCTGCGCGACGTAAAAAACTGTAAATCCCGGCCCTTGTGGCTTGGTTGGTGACTTTTACGCTGCGTAGCAGCGGCTTCGGACTGAGAGCGGTTACAACGATAAGGAAGCGCCTGATGGTGCCGAGCAACCTGGATACCCTCGTGCGATTCTACGGCCCAGAAATTCTTTGTTTTCAATTCCTTATAGGAGGACTACGGGATGTCGTACCTGAACAATTTCGAGCACTGTTGCGCCATGAATGAACTGGGCAACTTTAACGGGTCCTACCGGACCATTAAACAGAGTATCCAAAATCATCTGGAGGCCTTGGCACAAGAGCGCCAAGATCTGGCCAGCAACAACGAGATGTATGGCGACGAATTCACCCCTGGTGGGCTCATTGCCACAACGATTCCGGCCCAGTCGGCCGCTGTACGAGCCCTCAAATTTCACAAATTCAAAAAGGTCTTCACCTTCACCAACCCCAACTCGGGCAACAAGGTCACGCTCTGGGCCAAGAAGCTGGTGAGGTAGAGCGCCTGTTTCTAAAGAAATTCACCTGAGGGTCCCGAAAACACCCCGGGTGAACCAACGCACATGACTCCACATGCTCCAGCGGGAGCCGTTACAAAAACCGCTGTCATCAAGGTCCGATATCGCACTTGTGCTAAGAGCCGTCCAAGCAGGAGTCTCAGGATTCCTAGCGGGCTCGATTATAGTGCGATTGTCCTCGTAGAAGACGTGCTCTTCCGAGGACCACGAAGCGTTCGTTGTTAGTTCCGGAAGCGGGTCATGCCGGAGGGGTGTTGTACCCCTTCGTCGTACTCCAAAGCCCGCTATTCGGTGGGCAGCGAACAAATAGCTGTCAGGCCCGTGTGGGGAGTTACTCTGATTCAGAGCCCCGCACATAAGTGCCACAATGCCTTGTCTTCCTATATCCCAAGGAAACGTAGGGCGACCACAAGAAGGCTCCGACCATGTTTGGGTAGCGCGCCCAAACTCGGGTCCGAGCTGAATCTTATGGTGGGCCTGTAGTTGCAGGCGTGTGCAACATAGGGGCACGCATGCATGGGCCCTAAAAATCTTATGGAAGATGTTGTACGCGCAAGCCGTAAAAGGGCCCGCGGGGGCGGTGAGTTCCGCCTAGGCACTCTGGATGCTCTATAGAATGCGCCTGCTGGCCCGCAATTTAGAAGCCCAAGGAGACTCTAGATGTTTATTGCAATAGCCCCGACGACAAATAGTGGTTGCTTCATGGCTCATGGTGGTAATGTCCCTGGAAGTCAGTATGCCTTCAAAACCTTGGAGGACGCCAAGAAGGGCATGGAGGTCTTCCTCAAGACCCAAAGCAGTAATGCCTACTTGAACGAGGCCCCGCTCCTCATCATCGACATGGACTCGCTCTCGGTGGTTTCGAGTGTTCGTCGGCTGCCCGAGCCCCTGCCTTGGCTGGACCGCCGCTAGAATGCCATGTGCGCTTGTATAGAGGCCTATCGGTGCAGTAAATGCGGCCTCTGTGTGCCCTGCACGCATGAGAGAGCGCATTTCGCGTTGGAAAAACCCATCCGGCGCAGATTCTGGGTGGACCCCCAGAGCGCCTTCGCCAATCCCGGCTGGAATGTTGTAGACGTGCTGGAATACTGGGTCTGGTACCACCCGCGCAATGGCTGTTGGAAAATAGTAGGCCATCAGGCCCCTTAGGAGTTCTGGATGGTTCGAGGTACTCGCTTGTTAATGGGCCCCGAGGCCCGGGAACTGCTGGATGCCCAGACTCAACTTCGTCTGGTAGTTGAGAAGGCCAGCTTCGAGCCCGCGGTGGTCAGCTCACTACAGAGTTTGGAACTCTTTCAGGGCCAAATTGGCGACAACCGGGCCTTTGAATTAAGTACCGAACGCTCGGGCCGACGGGAGGTTTTGTTGCCCGAGGTCACCGCGGTTCTAAGGCAGCAATTCCGAGAACACTGGGTTGGCGACCAAAGACTGCCCAAGCCTCTTAGACTCTGGTACTGCCAGCGTTGTTACCGCTATGACCGGCCCCAACGCGGACGCTGGAGGGAATTCTGGCAGTTTGGCATCGAGGAGATGCCTGCCATCACATCCCCGGCGGAGTTACGAAATTTGTTGGCGCTGTGTTTAGACCAGTTAGGTCTGAAGAACTGGGAATGGCGCTTGGAAGTGGAACGTGGTCAGGCCTACTACACCCAGAAGGGCTTCGAGGTCTGGGCCGGGGGCTTGCAAGTGGCCGGAGGGGGCCCGTACGCCGAGGGTCAAGGCTGGGCCATTGGCTTGGACCGATTACTGCTGGTGCGACAGGAGAATCTAAGTGCCCCGACATCCCAAGCCTTTTGATTTGGACGAGAGGGATTTCCTGACGGAGTTCCCGGTTTTCGACAGTTTTAAATTCGGTGAGATTGATCCGCCCGCCTGGGCACTACAGGCCATCAAGAAGCGTGGTGGCCATCGTCCCCGAGGTGGCAAGCGAGAAGTCATCCACGGTAGCCATATCGTGCCCTTCAGCCCGGCTAGGCCCTCTTGGGATTCCGGGGGCTACAGTCCCTTGCCGGCGCACTACCGGCCCAAGACCGCGGATGAACAGGCCATCTTCGACAAGGCCATCGCCAAATCGCGCCGCAAGGGCCAGCTCCAGAAGTCCCAACAACAGGTCTCACAGAAGAGCCTGGTGCCCAAGGGCAATCTCATCAATGATGATTACCGCTATTGGAAGGGCTTCTCTTTGAACTATTCCGCGCTCAACGAGGGCACCTGCCGTTGGTGTCAGGTACTGTTCCGGGGGCGAGACAAGATGCTCGAACATCACAACAAGAGCTCCTGCAAATTGCACCTGACTGCGCTCTATAGATATGCCAAGTTGTCCAGCAAGACCCAACGTTACTGTTTTGCCTGCAAGCAGGAGACCTCCAATGCGCACTGGGGCATTCCCATGTGCGATGACAGCAACTGCTATTCGCGCTGGAAGTTCAATTTCAATGTGCAGCTGCAGGGTTTTCAGCAGTACAGGCAGTGGGCCCTGAAGGCGCAATTGCAAGCGGGTTCCAAGGGGCCCTTTGGCGAGTTGCCCCCACAGGACGAATTGGACGAAGAGGCCACATGGGGCACGCCCTGCTAACAGAGAGGATATTCTAGATGCGATATTTCACCCTGCAGCACATCAAGCGCCTGGTGGATAAGGCGCCCAAACTGGAGGCCGCCCGTCGACCGCTGCCCATGCCCGGGAAACTTTTCCCGACAAGAGTGGCCTGGTACATCAAGCTGGTGAATTTGGGCCATGATGCGCAGGGGCACATGAAATTCGAGGGCTTCCAGACACACCACTACATCGGCAAGCCCAATAGACTACGGGCCCTGGAGGCGCGCAATTTCATGCAGAAGGCCCGCCAGCCCGGTGTGTTGATTTTTGACATGTTTCAGGCCACTTTTGACCGCGGAGGCCTATTGGGCTACGTCACACAGAAGCACAATCGCGCCAAGCAAGCCGTGGGCTGCGGGGCCTTCACGGCCTACCATCCGCACATCCCGCCTCCGCAGGTTGAGATCATAGAGGCCTTCGTGCGCCCGCTGCACATCAAGCGCGTAGGCGGTATGCGCCTCTATAGTCAGAAGAAGACCCTTAAGGTGGAAGAGCTGGATGCCTATTACGAGTGGTATCTGAAGCAGTTTGCCAAGAAGCTTCGGCGTCCAAAACCCGCCCCGATGGTCGTGGAGGATGGCGTGGTTGTGGGCGCGCAGCTGCCCGAGCCTCCAGAAGCACCTGAGGACCCTGAATTCAAGGCGGTGCCATTTTGAGCGAAAGCCTTCGAAAACGCCTGCAGGTCCAACTGGGTACCAGCCGGAACAGCAAGGTCTTGGCCTCGTTTGTGGCCTACTGTCAACAAAATCCCGACACCAGGTTCTGGCAGGCCCTCAGGAACTGGTGCGGGCATAACTTCATATACGTTTCCGAGCATCAAGCCCAGGAGTTCGAGAATCCCCAGGACGCCATGACAATCTACGATGCCCTGGAAGACACCTTCTACTGGACGGGCCGAGATGGCTAAAACGCATCCGCTCTTCCGAAGGGGCCAGCTGGTGATGGTCATAGATGATGGAAGTGGGCCGGTTAGCGAGCCGGATTTCATCGTGCGCGTGGAGAATTACACCAAGAAGCACGGCTGGAGCTACGTAGTGGCCGGTTGTTCGTATCCGCTGGCCGAGTGCCAGATTCGCCGAATCAAGAAAAGGGAAATCCGCTAGTGCGCCTCAACAAGACCTACAAGGAGTGGCAGAATTTCCTGCTGGAAATTGTTAACCACGACCCCGGTGGATGTCTCTGCGGACATGCCGAAAGCTGTGAGGTGTGTTCTCGCTCGCAAGGCACTCGTAGGGCCGAGAGAAGTAGAAAAGAAACGGCTCTTAGAATTCTTAGGGCCTCGGGTGTTAAGCTCAAGCGCATTAAGCCCAAGTTCCTCATGGATATCGAACGCTATAAAATCTTATGATCCGACTATACCTGACTCGCCGAAATCTCCAAACGCTCCTGAACAAGCTGGACCGAGCGCTCAAGGACGGCCCGGATGCCAGTACCTGCACGATTATCAAACGCGATACCGTGCATCCCATATATCCCTGCAGTGATATCGTAAGCGTTACGGCGCTGGAGGATGCCGACTACTACACCGACAGACCCGCCGGAGAGGTTCTCAAAGAGGATGAACCCAGATGCACGTAGACGACTTCCTAACCTATATCCAGCGCGATGAGGACCGCATCTATCTGCGCTCCCGGTTGCTCCCGGTGAGCATGCGGCTCTTCCAAACCTCGCTGCGCTATCGCCACATCGTGTTGGAGTGCTGTGAATATTTGCGCTCGGTGGCGCTTTCCGAACTGGAGGGCTACAGCCGCCCTTACGGTACAAGTGGCGCCAACCTGGCGCTGCCCTTCAACATCGTGGGCGTGGTGGTGAACCGCGGAACCCCGGGGGCGCGCTGCCACATCATGATTAATCCCGAGATACTGGAGTTTGGCGGGCCTTTGCGCTATGTGCGCTCCAATTGTGGGAGTGTGAGGCTGGAGAAGCCCCTGGAGGTCCAGAGGTATTCCGTCGTAAGGGTACGTTATTGGGATGAGCAGGGCCATCAACAGGAGCGCATCTTCGATAGCTCAGAGGGCTCCTATACCATCCAGCACGAGGTGGACCACAATTTGGGCGTTTTGATTACGGATTATGGGAGGATTATTGCAGATGAACATCGCACTGAAACTCAATCACCCCTTCGAGAAGTTCACAAAGTTCGTGAAGACCAACGAGGACTGGTATCCAGCGATGGCTCCTCTGCAACAACCTTCCAACCCGGCCTACTATAACCCTCTCTACCACGAAGCCGTTCGTGTTAGCCTTATACACCTGACGGATGGCCTGTGGCGGGTGTGTGTTTGGGGCAACGACGACTTTGGATTGGACTATGACCAGCCCAGTAAGAACGTAGCAACCCGTATCTTCAACCGTATCAAGCACTTCACCACACAGGCGCAGTTACGAAAGTGGGGGTTTATCAACGCATGAGCATAAGACAATGGCGTGCACACAAAACCAGACGCCGTTGTTGCCATTGCGGTAGACGAAGCCGTTACTACCTGTGGTTGAGACGTTTGTTTAAGCACGCAGCTACGTGCTGGTACTGTGAAGAGCACGCACCGGAGATACACAATTGAGACGCCCTGTCCTTCCAAGACGCAAGATAGCTCAAGATGAATTTGAGCAATATGGCCCAGAATTCCAACCGCACTTGCTCAAGCTGGCCGTCAGGTACGTGGACAAAATGTTCCTGTCCAACGACAAGCCCGATGATATAGGCAGCGCCGAATTGTGGACTTACAACCTGCTGGAAAGCGTCTATCGCAAAGGAATCCTAGATGAGCGTAGAGCTGCAAAAATTAAGGTCTGAGCTTTTAAGAGAAGCGCTCCTCAAGGGCTGGACCCGAGCTTCGGATGTTCCCGCGCCATGGCAGCAACAACTTCCGCCACAACGCCTGGAGCGCTGGTACAGAAGGCTCTATAAGGCGCCCGACGGTCCGCTGCCCGTAGAGGGCCGTTTGGTCAATCACTTCATGCTCGGAGCCGATCCGGAGTTTGTGTTCCATGATGGCCTGCAGCGCTGCGATGCCCGAGCACTGGGCCTGAAGGCCGGACCGGCCTTCGGTGCGGACAACAACGGCCGCCTTTGTGAACTGCGCCCGCATCCCAGCCGGAGTGCCCTTTCGGTGCTAACCTCGATGTGGCTGGCCATGCGCTGGATGGTTTTGTACCATCCGCCCACGCTGGGCTACAGCTGGCGTTCCGGCGGCTACTACGAGGGCGATGGCCTGGGCGGACATGTGCACTTCGGGCGCAAACGCGAAAAATTGCGTGAAAGAGAGGTCGCTTGTCTTGATAGACTTACGCATTTGCAGTTCGTGGCTGGCCTGTTTGACAAAGAGGAAGGCCGCCTGCGTGTTCGGCAGGCTCAGGGCGCACCTGCGGGTCAGCCCTACGGCGCACTGGGCGATGTGCGCAAGCAGCCGCATGGCTACGAATATCGCACGCTACCCAGCTGGATTGATGGGCCTTGGCTGGCGTACTTTAACCTTGTATTGGCAAAGCTCGTTGTTGCCTTTCCGGATTTGGTGGCGCCTCTGTCTGAGGCCGATGCCAGCCTCAGCGCTGAACAGGCTCGCGGCCAGCTTAGGCTTATCCTGGCGTATTACAGCCCGCTCGACGACGATGCGCGATTGGCCTTTGCCATTTTGAACCGCCGGGGCTGGCCCGGGCACGCCTCGGGCATGGACTTCAAGAGCGCCTGGGGCGTATATCCTCGGGGACCGCTGGACCGCACGGGCGCAGTCGAGAGTCTGCCCTTGGTGCAGCCCGAGACCGTACCATCTCTAGACACCGAAGAGCGTGAATTGGCTTGCTCGATGTTTGAGGACCGACCACCGGAAACGGGCCCGCTGAAACCTACCTGGCCCTCTGAATTGCCCGAGGGCTACTTGCACTGCATCAGCCAGGTGGACACCAAACTGGCACCGGGCCTTGGGGAGTTTTGTATGGGCCTCGTTATGCACAAAAACCAGCCCCTGCAATTCACCAACTGTGGTCACAAGGGCGCGGCCTTCAGGTTCCCAGTGAATATGTCCAAGGCCATCAAGCGTTCGGGTCTGCTGGAGAAGCTCTCCGAGGCCCGCTGCGTCGCGGTTATAAGCACGGAACCCGGCAACATCCAACTGGGCGCTACCAAGGATTTCAGTCTGGAACTGTTCCTGAAGGCCCGGACCATCATTGTTGAGAGCGGTGCCTTGCCCATCTGGAGCTTGGAGGGCGTGCGCAACAACAGTTACGACTTATGGAAGGCCCGGCTCAAGGCTCTGGAGGGTCCCAGTGGGCCCAAAATACTTCTGGAGCGGGCCGGCCTCTAACATGCGCTTACTCGCACTAAAATCGGAGCCACTGGGTCCCAAAATGCAAAACATAGGTGGTTTTATTAAGGGGCGTGCGGCCAAGGGCTGTTGCTACAAATCTCGATGTATCATGGATGGCTGGCCCTATAAGGGCTCTTGCAAACAGCCCGTCGAATACGCGGATGCCGGGTTAATCCACGGCTGGCAATTTATGGCGTGCCGGAAGCACAAACGACTACTCAAGAAGCCCTTTCGTCTGCGCTATGCGGCCGTGGAGGGCTAGCGTATGAAGAGCGAAACCCAACTGCGCAAGTACCTGGGCGAATTACAGAGCGACCTGGAGCACTGGAAGACCCGGTTGGCCAAGTATTCGGATTCCGAGACCAAGCGCCTTCTGGGCGGGCTGTCGGACGCCGAACGCCGCCGGATTCTGGGGAATACGATTTCAAGTGTGGAGGGCCAGATTGAGGCCCTTTTGTGGGTTCTGGAGGAGTCCTAAATGGGTCATTATGCCAGCGAAATGTCCAGTACATGGCGCGAGTCAATCGACAGGAACGACAGGTTGGAGCGCCTACAGAGGGCCTTTGCCAAAAAAGATTTGGGAACATTCTCGGCAGAGGATTTGAATTGGCTAATCCCACTCATGGAAGGCTACCCGGCAAACGAGTGCCTCTATGAAGAAATTCTTCAGAAATTGGAACATCGCTGTGAAGTCAACGGCTGGTGGGCCCGACAAGATTCCAAAAGAAAAAGGAGATAGCTAATGTGCGGGATCGGCGGAATTTACAGATTGGGCAAACGCCCCATTCGAAAGTGGCAACTGCAGGAGATGGCCTGCGAATTGCAAACCCGCGGGACGGACGCCACGGGGTTTGCGTTGATGAATGCGGATGGCAAGGTCTTCGCCTGGAAGAGCGCCAGTCCGGCCTGGGTCGCCACGGCCTCCGAGGATTTCCACAAGTGGGCCGATAAGAATCTCTCGGAGCACACGCGCATCATGCTCTGTCACACGCGGGCCTACACCAAGGGCTCACCGCTGGTCATCGCCAACAACCATCCGCTCTTTGCGCAGCCCACGATCGCCAGTCTGGTCGTGCACAACGGCATGATTCGCAATGATGATGGGCTGTTTGAGAGCAACAAAAAGCTTCCGGCCTTCCAGAGGTCTTGCGCCACGGATTCCGATGCCCTGCGGGCGCTCATAGACAACTATGGTTGCATCGACAAGGGCCTCATCAGGGAAATGCAGCTCGCAGAGGGCACGGCCGCCGTTGCGGCCATCCACCGGAACAGCCCGGGCAAGCTCCTGTTATTGCGCGATAGCAATCCCCTGGTAATCGGGGCCACAAGGGATACCATTGCCTTCGCCTCAAACAAAGAGGCCCTGCACAAGGCCCTCAAGCCCTGGATCAAGTTGCACAACATCAGCATGCAGGTGCATGCACCGGATTTGTCTTTCGTGGCCATGCCCAACGAGACCGGATGGATCATCGGCCCACAGGGCCTGGAGGAGCACGACGTGTTCAAGTGCAATGGCAAGGGCCATGGCGGGTACACCAAGTATTCCAAGAACACCTCCTTCCATGACCGCAAAGAGCGCGCCCTGATGGCCGCACGTACGGAAAAGACCTTCACGGGTGTGAACAGTTTGGTGCCCATACAGGCCGCGGCTGCGGCGACGGGCGACGAGAGCGACCCGCAACTGTTCGAGTTCGTAATCTGCCCTAATGTGAAGTGCAACAAGCATGTGGAACTCAGCGCACAGGACCGCCAGCTTGCAAGCATTGCCCAATTGGCCTGCGAGAGCTGCAATACCAATCTGGCCGGGGCGCCGGATGCCTCTATGAGTATTAATTGAGTTTTCAATACGCGGGTAGCTCAACGGGAGCGCTATGAGAAATCATGGTTAGCGAGAGCACTCAGATGATAACTGAGGGGCAGGTCGGTTCGACTCCACCCCCGCGTACCAGATTCGCAATCCGCTGGGCCGAGGAACTCCGATGCGCCACGGGCGTCTACAATCGCCGGTGGTATTTAGAGACGCCTTGGTTTTCTGTAAGGCTTCATCACTGGTTGCACAGCGACGATAGCAGGTACTTCCACAATCATCCTTGGGCCTTCGTGACTTGTATTCTTAAGGGCTCCTATACGGATGTGGGCCCGATTTGGCGTGAACGCCTGAGAGTTAGGTCCATTCGATTCCGTCCCAAGGAGTGGCTGCACTACGTTGAGGTATCCAAGGGCGGTTGTTGGAGCCTGCTGGTTACGGGGCCCAAATTGCAGAAGTGGGGCTTCTGGGTGAAGGGCCGCATTAAACGAGCCAACAAATACTTTTTGGAGCATGGAGCACATCCCTGTGACTAGAGGCGAAGACCGCACCAGCACATTCCTCCTGACGGCGCTATCAACGGGCTTCCTCACGGAGGCCCTTACGCGTTTCATCAGCCTCATGCGCGTTACACATTCCGTGGTGATTTGTGGAATAATCGGGCTGGTGTCGTTAATTTTTCTGTTCATGCATTTTGGCTTGGGCGACGACTGACAAGGGAGGTTCTAAGTGTCCAAACTGGACCAGGTAATCAAGCGTTGTGGTGGTGGGAACGTGAACTTTGGCCTAACGGGCCAGTCTCCAAGTATCTACAGCAGCAAGTTCATGCTTTGTGTGAGCGCCTTTCAGGACCAGCGTTATGGCGCTGGAATGCGTGTCCATAACCCCTGCAACAAGGACGGCAAGATCGGTTATCGCTGTACGGTGTGCGGGGCGGGAAATGGCATCTGCCGACTATGAGACACCTTAGAATCTGCCTGCTGGGTATCTTTTCGAACGCCCTTGAGATGCTGGATTATATTTTCTTGCTCTTCATGCCTTGGCGTATGCTACCTTGTGGGCAGTGCCGTAGAACATGGGCAGGCCGTTTGGGACACTTTCTGCTGACCAGTCAGCTAAAAATTATACTAAATATCGGGGAGGAATAGAATGTCTTTGCAATTCAAATTCGCCGCGGGCTGCGAGAAGACTGGCAGTCTTCTGCGGGAACTCGTCGGAAGCGCTCAGGGCGCTTCTCGTACGGGGGTAGTCTGCTGGGGTGTGGGCCACAATGGCGCAGAACCAACACTTAATGCGCGAGCAAGTCTGGCCAACAAACTCCAGCAGCTCCAGAAGTTCAAGGCCGGGGGTCTTCTTACGGTGCCCTTCTTTACCCAACTGCCCAGTGCAGCTGAAGACTTCCCGGTCCTTGGACGAAATTTCAAACACCATGGCGGCACGGACATCAAACTTATCATGGAACCGGAGATGGCCGAGATATTTAGCAAGTCGGATTTCTACACGCGTTATGTTCCCCGGGCCACGGAATATCGCTGTTGGGTCTATCGCCGGAGACATCTGGCCACCTATCAGAAGCGCCTCGTAAGGCCCGAAGAGGCCCTCCGGCGTAATCGTGTGGGCGCAAATCACCGGAATGGATATGCCTTCTTGCTCATGAACAGCGCCCTGGTGCCCGAGGGCCTGCGGGAGATTGCCAGTAAGGCCTGCGATGTGTTGGGACTGGACTTCGGAGCGGTGGATGTGCTCAAGGGCGTTGATGGAGCGTTTTATTTGTTGGAGCTGAATACAGCTCCTGGCGCCGAATCAGCAGACCGGGCCGGACTCAAATCGCTGGCCGAGAAAATCCGGAACTGGCAAAGACTGGGCTGCCCACGGCGCAATGGTGACAAGAATGTTGGGGAATGAACCCCATTGCTGTGTACTGGATTGCGGCTGGCACCCCAGTGTGAAGGTTCATCACGTCTACATAAAGGGCGTTGGCAGGTGCACTTTATTCTTCTGCCGGAAGCACTTACTACGTTGGCGAAGTAGGCATCTTATCGGAGACCGTGATTTATGAAGGCCTACGCACGCGATCGGTTAAGCGGAAACTGGTTTGAAGTCTTTCAGGTTCAGGCCACCTGCCAGTCCGGGCTTTGGTGGGTTGAAGGCGTGTTTGGTGGCAAATTTCTAACCAAGGAGCTTTGGGGTGTCGAATAGGATAAGAATTCTGTTCCACTGCGAACTGGAGGGCCCTCATACGGCGCATGTGGGCCTACGGGCCCTGCGCGCAATGGAAGCCCTGGCCAAAAATAGCCCGCCTGGAACGGCGACCCCGCCCGTACCACAGGGCTGGGTGGATCAGAATGAGTGGATACGACTGGGTAAACCGGCCTTCGTCAAGAAGGGCCTGCGTATCGGACCCTTTGGCACGGAGCGCCAGTATCTGTTGGGTCCGAAGCCTGCCCTTGCGCCGCCCGAACGCCCACTGGCCTTCAAGGGCCTGCTGGACCGGGCGCAATGGCTATGGGAAAATCTGCCCCAGCACGTCAAGAGTTATTGCCAGTTGAGGATCTTTCGCGAGAGCCGTAACAGGCGCTGGAAGCACTCGCTAAGCAATCCCCGGAGTTGGGGCTGGAAGGCCTCCAAGGGCCCTGCAGCAGTAGCACCGGCCATAACCTCCGGGGCCTCACAGGTGCTGTATGGTTCGGGTCTCGCAGGCGCGGGCTCCCTGCAATTCGCAACCGAGGTCTTGCTTAACGCCTCTGCGCCCCCGCCTTGGAAAATCCAACCGCCTGATAGTACGACGCCAATTCCCGGCTCGTTCTATGAGCACATGGTGGCAAAACTCGATAAGGCCAAGGCCTCTCAGAAGCAAAAAGCCCCTGCTCCAAAGAAATTCAAGCGCGATAGCCTGGAGCCCGTCGGGGACGACTGGTACAACGCTCCCGAGAAGACCACAAATAAGACCTCCAAGGCCGAAATCGCAGTTGAACCGGACAAGAAGGCCAAACCGCGCCTGCGCTTGGGAATTTGGAGCTGACCGTGGCACAACTATCCGGTTACAGTAAGGTTTGGGCACTCTCGCACATGCAGGCCCAGGGTCTCTTCACCGGGGCCGTCGTTGTTCAAGAGAAGGTCGATGGTTCGCAGTTTAGTTTCGGCAACTTGAACGGCGAATTGCACTGCCGCTCCAAGGGCCAGCAGATTGGATACGGAGGCAACCAGGAAGGTATGTTCAAGGCCGCAGTCCGCACGGCCGATTTGGTCTTCCAAACTGGTACCATTCCCGAAGGCATGGTTATTCGTGGAGAATGCCTGGACAAGCCCCACCACAACACCCTAAGTTACAAGCGCGTCCCGGTGGGTAACGTGGTCATCTGGGACATTTCCGAGAAGGACGGTTCGGAGATGTACTTGGCGCCTCGACAGGTGGCCCATCTGGCCGCCAAGTGGTCCTTGGAGGTTGCGCCCACGCTCTTCGAGGGCACATTGACGATGCATGAGGCCCTTAAATTTTACACGGAGAACTGGGCCAATCGGGAGAGCTTTCTGGGCGGACCCAGAATAGAGGGCGTCGTCATAAAGAATTACGGGCGCTGTGATGGCTTCGGCAAGATGCTCGCGGCCAAGATTGTGGCCGATGACTTCAAGGAACAGAACGCGGCCAACTGGGACCAGCAGAAGCAAGGCAACATAATTGACCGCATAATCGCGACCTTCAACAAAGAGGCCGTCTGGGAAAAGGCCATCCAGCACGCCCGCGATGAAGGCCAGCTGGTGGGTGAGGCCAAAGATATTGGCTACCTTATTGGTGCAGTCAAGAAGGACTTCGGTATGGAACACCACGATTTCATCAGTAAACGGCTGATGAAGGAGTTCTATAACGATGTGGAGCGCGGAGTGCTGCGAGGCTTCCCGGAGTACTACAAACAGAAGTTGCTGGAGAAGGCCCTGGAGAAAGCCACAACGACGGAGGCCTCGCAATGAAAAACACGGCTTGGAAAGTCGAGAAGGATGGCAAGCTCGTGCCCATCTGGCCCGAAGTCAAGATTGGCTTTGAGCGCCTGAATCGAAACGGCCCCAGTAAGCTCTCGGGCTCGCAGGTGGTGTGCAACGAGCACGGCACGAGGCCCTGTTGCTGGGTCAACTGGCGGGGCATACTGGTGCGCTGTTGCAGGAAGTGCATCCTGGAGAACTGCCAGGTGGCCAAGGCCCGTCTGAAATCCAACTGGGATGGCAACGGGGCCCTGGACCACCCCGGCGGACATTCTTACTAGAATTTTGGCATTCTAACAATACCAGAGGTGAAACTTGTCAGACGAAATTCCTCTCAGAGAACACAACCTGCCCTCCAAATATCTCAAGGACGTTGTAAATCCTTGGTTGCTGGGCGCCGACCCGGAATGGGCCGTCATGACGCCGCCGGATGTGGTGGTGCCTAATTCGGGTCCGTTGGCCGTCAATACCTCCAAGGCCGCGGGCTCCATTGGAAGCGACCACAATGGCCGGGTTTGGGAGGTCCGGCCGGCTCCAAGCCCGAGTGCCTACGTGGTGTGCATAAATATCTGGAAGCTCCTGCGGCAACAGGAATTGGATAAGGTTGAGAAGTTCAAGTGGAAGAGCGGGGCGCTGGGTGCCAAGAAACATCAGGGCCATGCCAACCCAACGACCCTGCAGGCCTGGATTGCGCACTTCAACCAGCCGCAATATGGCCTTACGCTCCAGCAGGCCAGCAATGCCGGTCAACAGGCCTACGTGCAACAACAGCAACAGAATGCCGTCTATGGGACCCCGGTCCAGCCCGCAGTTCAGGACAACGACCTGGACACCCTGGGCGGGCACGTGCATTTTGGAATCGGGGGTTTTAATCCCTCGCAAAGAGCGGCCCTGAACGCCGTCACAACGGGCCTGCTGAATTTGGACATCCTGCCGCACAAGGAAAACACTCGAAGGCTGCAGCTCTCGCTAAACCAGCCCTATAAATACGGTCACCAAAACGGCGGCGATGCCGTCCGGGAATGCAACGGGCACGTGGAGTATCGGTGTGCGCCCAGCTGGCTGGACAAACCGGGGCAGGCCTTGGCAGCGCTCACCACATATAAACTGGCGGCTGCTCGACCCAGTACGGTGGAGTGGCCCTCCAAACAGGCCCTTAAGACAGGTTTTCTGGCGTGGCTGGACGAACACATCGAGGGAGATGTGGATGCCTGGATTCTCAGTCGATTCATAGAGGGCCGGGGCTTCGAGGAAATTCAGGCCGATCCCAGTAGTGATTTCAAACCGCGCTGGCGACGGGACAATCCCTTGGAGCGCTAGAAGCCATGCGTAAACTGTTCAGAAAATATGTCCTAGGCCTTTGCGTCTGCGATTTTCCCATACCGTTGAAGATAGCGGCGGAAGCTGGTATTTGTGCTCGCTGCGCTAGGCGATTGTGGGGCGAAGATTTCAACTGGTGGTTCTAAAAAGGAGCAACAAAAAATGTACATAGCCGTAGTCTGCAAGGGCTCGGGTCAGGAACTGTCCGAGCGCTCGAATAATAGCTGGGCCTCTTTTATGGCCCGGACGCGTAGTGCCGCAGTTCGCAAGGCCCTCCGGGCCAACCAACGCTGGGGCGGGAAGTATACCGTATTAGTGGGCCAGTTGCGACACGTGGCCCAACCCCGGATGGACTATACCCTGCGGAGGCTCAATTAAGTGCGGGCGCAAATCGAAATCAACGATGAGGAAATAGTTGTCTATTTGCGCAATGCCACCGTAACGGTCTGTCTGGGCAATACCGAGGACTATCTTGTGGCCGTCAACCGAAGTCCTTACAACGAAGGCCTTTCGGGGCGCACGGAAACCATTCCCAGAAGGCTCAAACAGAAAGGAAAATTAAAATGACTCTAAAGGCCATGGAACCCACCAAACTGGTGGTGTACCCTTGGGGTGATGGCGTGGGCGACGTGCGCTATTTCACTCCTCAGATTTTCATGCCCTCGGAACTGGAGGGCCTCAAACAGGCCAGTGGTTATATGCCCCAGGCTCTTACACTGGAGGGCGCCGTTAAGAGCATCCAGCTCACGATGGAGGACGCCAAACCCGGAATTTACTTCGCCGGAAATCCCCTGGAGGGCACGTATGGCAAGTGGCTCGTGGCCCTGAAGGCCGCTGGCTGGAAACAGGTTCCGGGATGTGCCCTCAATCGCGTTTGGGGCGGCTGGGAATCCTACAAGGGCCCGGGCTCCAAGCACGGCACTTCGGGCAATCCCAAGGCCCCGGCTTGGGAGTCCAAGGATGGCTTCCACAAGTGGATTCATGCCTTCTACACAATCGTGCCCGGGCGGAAAAAGGCCGTGGAATTTGACTTCTCCGCCAAATTCCGTGATTTGAAGGCCACCACGGGCGACGTGGATTTGACCAAGGGCTCGCTGGGCTCCTTGTGGCACATCAACTACATGGGCGGCCGAAGTATCAAGAATGTGGGCGGTACGCCGCGCTGGTGCCCCAACTGGGGTCGTCTGAGCAAGAGCTGTGGGATAGCCATGGGCTTCGGTCTGCCGGAGTGCGGTAAGGAACTGGATGAGGAGTTCTTTTGCATTGCCGCGCAAGAGCAGGACAAAAAGTGGCCCAAGGGCTGGAATGCGTTTCTGGAATACGGCGGTCTGAGTTGGGCCACGAATCTCGGGAAACTAGACACCTCGCAAGAAAAATGCCCACATCCGCTGGAGGTCTGAGAGCATGCGTCTGAACGTCAGTACGGGATATTTCAATCTCGGCGGTATCGCATATAATACCACCAAGGCCGTTCCGGCTGTACCGACACCACCAGAATCCCAGGAGCCCACCGTGGACGAGTTGGAAGGACTCTATATATCCTACGTGGACCAGAGACAGAATGTCAGCAAGCTCTGCGAGGGCGTCTGGTATCTGGGATATTTTGTGGGCTTCGGCGAGATTTGGGCCCGCCAGCAAGTCCATCAGCTCAAGGCGCGGGGCTACGCCAAGGCGCAATGGCCCCGAAGTCTGGTGCGCTCGCAGGCCTTTCAGGAACGTGCCTTGGATGCCACCTTGGCGGATTTGAAGGATTGCGTCATCCTGAGCACCACGCCCACCTATTTCTCGCAGTACCAGAATGCCTGCCTCTTGAAGAGCCGGGGCTTTCAGTTGCTGGAGGATAGCTGCCAATTACATCCGGGCTATAAGGCCGCGACGAGCAAGGAACGTTGCCATCCCGGAATACCCGACCGCCACGAGCACTACGAACATGTCTGGTGGAAGGTCCAAGGCCCTTCGGGGCCCAAGAACATTGGCTCACCCGCTGATTCCGTTGGGCTCAACAATTGCGGTGTAGATGGTCGGGCTGGCCTGGCGGCCATTAAGGCGCACGACGCCGGCGAGCGAAAGAGCTATCTGACCGTGGGCTGGTTGCCCCGTGGGACGCCCTTCCCCAACGGCTGGAAGCGTTTCTACAGCGCCGAGGACTACAAACTGGGTCACAATTTTGAGGCTCGGGGCACGGTGCGCAAACTGCTCACCGACGTGCAAAAGTGTCCGCACAATTTCGACTTGAATATTTTCAAGGACTGGATGCCCGATTTCAGCAAGGGCGTACTTTCCTAGAGTGTAGTTGTAGTTGCATCGGCCTCACCTTCCTTCCCGCTGGCAGACCGGGCAAAGTCTGCCTTTTCCTCGCTAAAAATCCCCGCAGTACTGGAGCCCCGTATTGAAATCCTCTGTGAAGTTGCCTGCTTTGAATACCGCAGTCCGTGTGGAATGGCTTGATACCACTTCGCTAAAGGGCTGGCACTGGCTACACGAGGGCGAAGGCGTGGATAGCTCACCGCGCTTGCAAATCTCTTATGGCGTGTTGGTTGGAGTTGGACCGGAGGCGCTCACACTGGCGCACACCATTAGCCCCATGGGCCCGCTGGATAGCACACTGGGCTTGATGGATTTGCTAATCCTGCCCCGTGGGTGCGTCACCAAAGTGCAGGTGATACCGTGAAGCCGGATATCCGTTACTTGGCCGGTTTGTTCGATGGAGAAGGTTGTGTAAGCCTGCATTCTAGAAACTTTAGAAACGGTCGCAATCGCGAGTACACTCTGTCTGTCTCCGTTGCTAATCAACATGAGGGCGTTCTTAAAATGTTCAAATACCGCTTTCGCGGTAGTGTACATTTCAAGCCCGATAGTCGTGTGTTTGTCTGGACTGTCACCAACAAGACGGCCGAGCTATTTTTGAGAGCAGTACTTCCGCATTGCGTTATAAAGAAGCCCCAAGTCCTTTTGGCTTTCCAATTTAGGAAGGGCGTACACAAAAAGAATACCAAACTAACCTCAAGGGAATTGCAGCAACGCGCACGCCTCGTCCTAGAAATGAAGAGGTTAAAACGTGCGTATCGACAATAGCATGTTTACTGCCTACATGAAGTGTGGGCAACTTTACTTTGAGCGATACGAGGCCCCGAACGATGACCTGGTACAACTTATCCAAATGGGGGTGGATGGAGCCGGAGCCCAAACCCTCCCAATCCTCAACAACGCCCCCCGCGGTATCCGACTCGTCCGAGAGTCCGAAGGCATCGACTTCGGCACCCGATTCCACCAGCTCCTCCACGAGCGCCGACTGGTACGACTGGGATTACGCCCCCTTGGACCCTCAACCACATCTACCGGGAGACAAAGTGGAGTTGACCCGGGAGGAGCTAAAGCGCCACACCGAACAGGGCTGGAGCTCTTACAAGGCCGGTTGGAGGACCCTACACCCACCCAGCCCGCCCAAGCCAGCGAATCCCCATCCGGGGGAGTTGGGCCAAGTCATGAAGTTCAGCTACGACACGGAGACGCCGCCGGAATGGCCCACCTACAACGTGAAATGGACGCCCATGCCCCCTCCGCCAGCAGTGCCCAAGATAGTCCTACATCCGGAACAAGTCAAGCTCCTCCAAGCGGAGAACTGGGATCTCGGAGGGTTCAACTTCCCGAAGGATATTTCCAGCCCGGACCCGAATCCGCCGACGAAAGCCTCGAAGCCGAAGCGCAATCCACACTCGCGGCCTACGAGGCCCATTGGGTCAAAGACCTCGAATACCTCGAATCCGAGCGCACACATGCCATACCCCTACGGCGGCCTTGCCCACAATGCGCTGGTCAGGGAGAATCTCGACCCGACTTGGGCACCGACCAACGAACCTGCCAGCAATGCGGAACAACCTTCACCCAACACGAACTCGTCGTTAAGCTTGACGCAGTGGTTCGATACCCTGATGGGACTATCGGGCCGTTTGACACCAAAACGGAGTCCCGACAGGGCTACAACACTCGCGAGGATTGGTCCGGACGCACTCAAGCGAAAATTTATCTGTACGCACTTGGCGCGCTGTACCCGGAACAGCGTGTGTCCCGCCTTACGGTCGACGTGGTTAGTCGACAGAGCCCTAAGGCCCGACGCCCCACTATCTTCTATCGCATCGATGATATTAGCAGCACACCGGATGCGCTAGCCGAGGCCATTCGAAACGTGAATTATGTGGCCGACCGTATAGAAGAGCACCGGAAACAAAACTGGTGGCCCGCCAACATGAATGCCTGCAAGAGGGGCTGGGAGCGCTGTGACTTTTTCGACTTGCACGTGATTGGGCGAACCCCAGAGAGCCTACGGAAGTATAAAGCCGCCGAACAATATCTTGATACCTAAAGGAGTTCCGTGCAGGTTTATCTCATAACTGACACGCATCTTTAATCACGCCAATATTGCGACGTATTGTGATCGCCCGGCTGATTTTACGGAACGCATTCTCGCCAATTGGAAGGCCACCGTCAAGCCCGAAGACCTCGTAATCCACCTTGGTGATGTCATCCTGCACAAGAAGCACGATATCGAGGACATCCTCAAGAGCCTGCCGGGGCGCAAGGCCCTTGTGCGCGGCAACCACGACAGGCAATGGTCCTGCGATAGGTGGATGACGGCCGGATTCGATTTCGCTTGTGATGGCATGAAGTTCCGCAATTGCTGGCTCACGCACGAGCCCTCAACGAGTCTGGCCGACGGCTGCAAGCTCAATATCCACGGGCATCTACATAACATCTGGCACGGCTTTCACATTCGAGATGTTGACGGCAATAAACTTGAAGAACGCTCATCTTTGCCACCCATCAAACTTCGCCATGAGTGGCAGCGCCTGTTGGCCATCGAGTACACGGGCTATTACCCTGTCGAGTTTGATAAGTTCGTGGACCATCCTAAGAAGTATTTGGCCACGGGCCTGGGAGACTGAAGTGGACGCGCCCACGGAATCCAGCCCTTTAGAAGCACCCGATGAGGACGACATTGTGGACATGTCTATTATGTGGCTGATTGCGGCACTAGGAGGATAGCATGATGCAGGAACTCACCCAAGAACAGGCCTACGAACAACTGCTACAACAGGCCGCTCAACACAAGTGGACGGCGGTCTACGAAGAGCTCATGAAGGACGGCTTTGATGTAGGATTTGACTACATCCAACAGCTGGAACTGTGGAAGTGGGACAGCGAGAGCGAGGGCACCTTCGATGCAACCTATTGAACTGTATCTGGAGGTCCGACGGGGCAAGGAGGTCTTGTTGAAAATGGGCGCCGTACCCGGTGGGCCATCTGCTTGGTCGGCCATCTCACCCTTGGCTGATATCCAGACGCCCCAGGGGCCTATGTGTGAAATTCTGCTTCTTAGCAGCATCCGGGGTAAGGACTGGACTTTGGCGCCAGCTACAGACGAGGACTGGGATATGGAGGCTTGGTGAGCGAATTTTGTGAGCATTGCGGTGCCGGCGTGGGCAAGTTTAGACGCGAGGGCGAAGGCACTTGTCCTAAGTGCGACCCTTTGGTAGGAAAAGAGCCTCAAGTGGGCTTGATTATCTACCACAATGCCTGTCCCGATGGCTGGTGTGCGGCCTTCGTGGCCGCCAAGAGATATCCCAATGCGCAGTTACTGGCTCGGGACCACGGCCTGGAACCTCCCTATGAAGCCGTAGAAGGCCGCAATGTTCTGGTGGTGGACTTCTCGTGGCGTACTCGCGAGCAGAATGATAGGATGGCGAATCTGGCCAAGTCTTTTCGAATTCTGGATCATCACAGGACCGCGCAGACGGTTTTGGAGGGCGCTCCTTATGCCACTTTTGACATGGCTCGCAGTGGGGCCGGATTGGCCTGGGACTTTCTGTTTGGCAAGGACTCCATGGGACCTTATGGTGAGAAGTTCCAAGAACGCCCGTGGTACGTAAACTATGTAGAGGACCGGGATTTGTGGAACTGGAAACTTTCGCACTCCCGGGAAATCAACGCCTACCTCATGACCCTCCCGCACACCAAGGAGGCCTGGGACACGCTGGACCAACAGGGCTTCGATCAGGCCCGAGCTATACAGCTGGGTGTTGGCGCTCTATCGCACGTAGAACACTATGTGCGGGAGGCCGTGAAGCACGCCCGGGTGGGCGTGCTGCGTAGTTTCAATACAGCCGTTCTCAACGTCCCCTATTTGAACTGTTCTGAGGTTGGTAACGAACTGGCCAAAGCCCACGGCGTCAGCCTGACATGGTTTGAACGCGGGGATGGTGTTGTGCAGTTCTCACTGCGTGGGAACGGTAACATGGATGTCTCCGAGATAGCCAAGGCCTTCAACGGAGGTGGACATCGCAATGCCGCGGGATTTCAGCTGCCTCTGCCAGAGGCCCGCAAGACCCTTGATGAAATCCTAGGGAGAACCAATGTCTAAACGCCACCGACGCCGATATCCAGCCGTAGACTACAACGTCGCGCTTTGTGAGGCCTGTCAGGAGCCCATGTCCTTCCAACAACTTCGGGAGGCCGTCTACTGGCTCCCGGACATGGACAAGTGGGAATATGGTTGGGCCAAGTACACGGGCTTCGAGCACAAGTGGATGCACAGGGCCTGCTGGCTGGGTCTGAAGGTCAAGCGCCAGGAGCTCATAAGGCTTTGTAGCTTCAAAAATCAGGAGCCGCGCTCGATGGGGCAGGTTGTTTAACAACAATTTTTCAATCTTACTAGCCGACACTCTTTTGGCGAGCCAATAAGAGGCCAGACCCAGTGAAGAAATCCAGGCTCTGAGTTTTCCGACCTCTCAACCTGGTGCGAGCCGCTGCGCGTTTGGAAATAGCTCGCCTTAAAGTGTCGGCTAGTAGGCCCTTTACACAGCTAATACACAATGGACACCCAAGAACTCGAAACCTGGTGGCACCGCTCCAGTAGGTCCAAGCCCCGAAGGCCCCGAGAGGGCTTCCTCTGCACGGCCAATGCCTGGCGCTCCAAGGACGGTTCCCTTACGCCCCTCCAGGAGCTCTCGGACAAGCACCTTATAAACATTGCCCGAATGCTCTCCCGAACGCGCTCTCAGAGGGGACAGCAGCAGATTCGCCGGGAGTTGTTTCGCCGAGGACTGGAACGCCACCTGCGCCCGAGTTACCCCAATCTATGAAACTACATCCCTTCAACGCCAGCATAACGGAGCTCATGCCCGTGAAGGAATTCGTGGAGGCCGTACGCAAGGGCTATTTCGTCGACGATGACGGTTCCGGATATTATGGCACGCCCACGCACTACGACCACGAGGCCCCCGCAAAGCCCTCCGAGGCCCTGGCCGGCCATGTGCTGAATAACGGCTATGGTTATGTGCATTGGTTCAACAAGTGAAGAGAAAACCTCGCTGCGAATTCTGTAAGAAACATCCGGCGAAATACAGGGTATACCGCACCGTGCCCGACCCCCGCGGACCCGAAATGGGCGGCTACATGTACGAGAACGCCCGCGTTTGCAAAAAGTGCTACCAAGCCGTTTTAGAAGACGCCTACGCCGACTGAAATGTACCTACCTTACTGGCTAACACGCGACTGGTGGCGCTACCTGCTAGGGCCCATGAAAGGCGTTCGATACAACGACGAGCCTTTTTGGCGTCTCCGTGTCATTAAGTGCCGATCCAAAGGCCACCCGGGGGGTGTGGTGTTCTATAACCCTGGTGGATGGGAACCGGACATGCACTGCCTAAATTGCGGAGATGACCTTGGTTGAAGACCCCCTCCTAAAACTGGCCGCTCGCAACTTGCTTTGCCGCATACAGCACCAGTGGTATGACCAATACATATTTGAGGCCCTAGGCGGCGACGCCGGAACCTGTAGTATCTGTGGCGGGAGGCTTACGGAGGCGCCAATTCCATGCACCTACACACGCACTTCCCCACCGGGGCGCACATCTTCGTTATAATGCGTTCCGGTTACAAATTCGATGACCACTGGAAGCCCTGTGACAGGCGGGGTCATATCTGCCTGCGCAAGGCCGGTTTTATTCCGCTAGAGAAAATTCGCAACCTCAGTTACTACCGCAATCCCACCTCTGAGACATCCCACCTAAAGGACCCGCATGCTCCCCTCAGGCTCCACCGTAATACACCCCCAATGGGGTAAAGGCACCGTCTTGTTTGACAAACCGCACTGTATCGGTATCCGATTCCTGGAATATGGCCAAGTGAATTTTTCTCAGGAGGAATGGGCCTCTCAGCACAGCCCCTCTGAACGCTTCCGAAGCTGCATAAATGAGTTGGAATACGCCTTGGACCGGGCCGTGGATGCCGGGGAGCTCCAAGAGGATGTCGCCTCGGAAATGCTCTCTCGAAAGGCCCACATGCTCGAAGTCCGCCGCCGAAAGACCTTGGGTGTAGACGAGGCCTATGAGCGCTATAAGGCCGGCAGTCTTCATGAGGATGATTTCTACGAGGCCCTGAAGCGCTTCGCCCAAGCCCTGGTGCGCCGGAATGCTCCGGATGACTTCACCTTCTCAAATATTGAAGATGCCATCTCCGAGAGCCTCTTAGAAATCTGGCAACGCCTCAAGGACTTCGACAGTACACGCACCAATTTTAAGACCTTCGTAACAATAATCGTGCGCACCAATGTTCAGGATGCCCTCAGATTATGGAAAACCTCCAAGGGCCACTTCAGACACGTGGAGTTGGATGAAAATACCCTGGGGGCCTCTAAGGAGCTCACCGCGGAGAAGCGCCTGTTATTTGACGAGTGGTTAAAAAGCCTGGATGGCACCGATAGGGCCATCGCCAAGATGCTCCAAGACGGTCTAACACAGGAGGAA